CAAAGGAAACAATGCAAAAATAGGGTGATTTGAGGAAAGGGAATGAGAATAGGAGAGTGCGAGGTGTCGAGGATATACACATACCTCTGCGCATAGCATTTGTACGCATGCCTATTTACAAGACATCCATTTGCTTTTGCATATAACACATAATTTCTACTCACAAAAATGCTTATATACTCCATGATACACTTTTATTTGCTTGTAGTAACACAAAAGCCAATGTACAGTTATTCCTGGTTGCTTTTTCCTTATTTAGAATTAGTCTAAATAACAGTATTTCCTGTTCCTTGACATACTCTTTTCCTATTTTCTTGCACAAGTTTCCCCGATTTTTAGCTAATTTATTGATATTCAATTGTTTGTGTATCAAGTTATTTTAAGCTCTTTTTATAGGGGTCTTTTTAATTGGTAGGGTAATACTGCTTTTTCTTTCGAAATGTGCTGCATTCGCGCGATAACGCGCTATCATTTCGCACATTTCGATACACCAAGTAACAAACTATCATTATAAATACACTCATTTTCCTACTATATTAACCTTTCTTAACTGTATTTCCCTTGTTATGTAAGAATAAAGTATTACTTTTGTATCAAAGAAAAGAACTAATAATAACAACTAAACTAATTACAATCATGGAAGCAAAGAAATTAACAGTAAACCAGGTAAAGAACTTAGTAAACAGCGTTAAAGCAATTTATCGTTTAAATGGTTTTGTAACAGGTAAGCGTACAAATTTACAAAAAGCTACCAAAGAGTGTAGATTTGATTACGCGGAACTTGGAAAGGGTATTGATACCTCTCTTTCCTTTCCTGAAAGTGTTTTTGAAAAAGAATACCAGGTTGACACAAAGGCACTTTTTGACAATGACGGTGTTTGCTATGAAATTTGGTTTGAGGATAGCAAATGTTATTTACTTGAAATGCACGAAACAAAATATTTGATCGTAACAAGCTGCGGGTATTGCAACGTTTACCGTTTGATCGAAAAAACGGAAAGCGAAAAATTTGAAGATCAGCCCGCTATTGTTAGCAACGGTGATAGCAAAAAAGCGGTTTTAGACTACAACGACAAGAAAATAGAACTTACATGCACCCTATCAAATACGAAGGTTTGCAAATGGGATAACAAATACCCGGAATCGCACAACCACTATATTGTAAAGTTCAAATTTGGGGAAAATAGTGCAAAGTTTGATTTTTTCGATAGCTTGCATAATTTCGAAACCGGGCAAACGGGCAAAACGGAAATAGATATTTTCGAAATGCTCTATATATTTCTTTCAGATTGTCAGATAGCGACAGACTGCTATTTTTTTGAAGATTTTCAAACAGAGTTTGGAGGAACGAAAGAAAATTACAACGCATGCAAAAGAGCTTTACAAAAGTTTGAAAGAGTGTTTGCTGGGTCTGGAATTGATTTATACGAACTTTCAAACTACATACAAGAAAAATATAATTTTTAAATTATGGAAAAACGGGTGTATTACTGGAGTGTCGGAGGCAAAAAATTTGCCTCCCTCCAGAAAGCAAAAGAGTTTGTAAGGGAGCACGCCGGCGTAAATTGTAGAAGGATAACAGGGCATGATAAAGAAGGGAAAGGGGTTACATTCACGCCCTATGAAGTAACAAAGCGCGGTATTTCCTTTAAAAAGACAGTAAAAATAAGTGTTAACGATACAATAAATAAAACAGATAAACAATAACAATATATGAAAGCAATGGTTTTTTCTATTATTCGAATATTTTTAGCGAGTTTGGTTTTAGCTCTTATGTGCTTGACTTTAGAAGCTAATAACATTATACATGTTATTTTTTCTTTCCCTGTTTTTTTGGCAGTGCTTTATGTTGGCATAGAAGGGCTATCAAAAAGTAACAAACTAAACAAAGAAAAAGAGGTAAATTAACCTTTCTTAACTGTATTTCCCTTGTTATGTAAGAATAAAGTATTACTTTTGTATCAAAGAAAAGAACTAATAATAACAACAACTAAAATAATTTTTAAACAAGGTGCGCAAACCTTGACAAAACGCATTAAACATTATGACAACTACAGCTAACAACAACGAAAGAAAAGAATTTGTAAATAAAATAGGTTTTTCTGGATCATTTTTTAAATATTTCAGAGAAGAAATAAGATTAGATAATCAAATTTTATATCCTGGTGACTATAAATTTGATTATCTAATAAAATTAGATGACGAGTGTAAAAATGGATATTTAACCTTTTCATTTACTGGAAGCATTAAGATAAAAAAAGGTAACGGACGTTATTATGATTTTATTTCCGGTGCAATAGGCGATATTATCACCTATTTTAAACCTGAACTTTCTATATTTGAAAAATTGCATACTTGCAACCATTTAGGGCAACCAATGTATATAGATAACATTCGTTATCATATCAACGAAGGTAAATCAAATCAAGAAATTTCGGAAATGTATAATATTTCTGATATGAAAGCGATCGAAATTTTGCGTAACGCTTCGGATGACAAAAATTTATTTTATTATCTTGTGTTTCGTTTGGGTGTTGCCGAAAATTGGGAAAATTTAGCAAACGAAGCTATTCAAGAGATAGAGAAAAGAAGTGACAGCAAATTAAAAATAGAAGGAAAAGACCGTGTATATAAGCAGCTCTCAAAAGAAGATTGTGAAGCATTGGAAAATTTATATCAATTAGGCTACGCATCTAATGCACAAAAGGAACTAAGGGACAAAGCAAGAAAAGAAGAGCAAAAACAAAAGGAACTAAAAGAGATTGAAGATGAAAGAAACAAAGCTATTGCAAAAGCACAAAAAGAATACGAAATAAAAAAAGCGGTTGTTTCTTTTGGGATAAGTTGGAATAATGTAATATTTTATGATCACAAAAACGAGCTTTGTTTTAATTGGTTAGATTACACTAAAAAAGTTCCTTCTGATTTGATTAATGATTTGATTTGCGCAAATGTATTGCCTGAAGGTATTAATATTATAAATAAAGATAAAGGGCGCTAAGCAAAACGCCTTGTATATTAAGATAATAAAGTTTTACAAACAAATAAAATATTATGGTTATGGAAAAGAAAGATAATTTTATAAAAAGATATAATTACGTAAAAGACGATATTATAAAGCGTTTAGACGAAGCGTTAATTAGAGCTATTGGCAATGAAGTGATTGAGTTTGATAAATTAGAGGATAATTATTTAGACGTTTACCCGTTAATTAGTGCGGTTTTAAAGAAAAAGCTAGACTATATCGAACGCGGTGGAGAAGATACAACTTGCCGTAAAATAAGGCGTAAATCAACTCAATATAAAAATGATTATAGAATTTGGAACGATTACGCGGGTGATTACAGAACAAAATAATATAATGAAGGAACAATAAAGTTATAAATACCTTGTCCGTTCCTATTTTGGACAAACCACACAACAAACAATAACTAATTATTAACAATTTAAAATATTATAATCATGAAAGCGACTAATAATACAGATACATTGTTTATGGATATTTTTATAGAACTTTTTGCTATCGCAAAGGTTTATTTCCAGGAACTTTTTAAAAACGCTGATCCAGGAACATACACGATAAAAGATATTTATGCTTTTATTGAAAAGAATATAGAAGCGACAAAACAAGGCAAATTAACAGGCGTTAGACCTTATTTTTCAGATCAATATAAAAAAACTTTAGAAAAATCACCGTGTTACACTAAGGTAGATTCATTCGAAAAGTACACAATATCCTATCTTTGTCGTGTAACGGATAACATTGCTTCTATTGAGAAGGGAAATTTTAAATGCAGTTTTGACATTATTAAAGTATTTGAATATCTGGAAAGATTTAAAAAGTTATCTGGCGCAAAAGATAAATTAGAATTTACTAAAGAAGTAGAAGCAAAAGAAGGACAAAAAGCGACTTCTTTTGAAGTAGAATTAAGTGAAGAAGTAATTAAATCTTTGACCTCTGTAAAAACAGAGAGAAAGGATATTGCAAATCGATACACAGAAAATACGGTACATTTGTCGCTAACAGATAGTACAATATATGCAACAAATTACTTTGTATTAAAAGCAAAAAAAGTTAACGTTAAAAACGCTTTAGGAGAAACTAAAGATATATTAATACCGTTTGACGTACTTAAAAACATTGGTTCTGGTAATTGTAAATTTACAGTTATCGAAGAAAAGCAAAAACTTGAATATGAAGAAGAAACAACGTATAAAGTTACGGTAAAAAATACAGCCACAGATAAAATAGTGTCTTATTCTTTTGAAAAGCAAGAAAAGTTTTTAGACTACAGATCAGTTTTCCCGAAACTATACAAAGAAATGAATATTTGTCTGAAAGACACGAAATCATTTGTAAATTGTATCAAAACACAACAAAAACTATGTAAGAAATTTGGGCTATCTTATTTTATGATTCAAGTTATCAAAGGATCAAAGGAAATAAAAATAATTACATGTAACGAGGCATATTGTATAGACAATAATTACAAATTTTCTGAATTTTCTTTTGAACTAAAAGAAAGTAGTGAATTTTCAGGCAATTATTTTTATATATTTGATACTGCTTTAAAATGTATAGACGATTGGAACGGAAATTTATATTTTGACGGAATAAAACTATCTTTTGGAACGAAAGTAGTTGATATATGCTTTTGTGTGAGTGCACAGGATATCAATAAATATTTTGATAAATATAGTATTGCCACTATCAAACCGGATAAACTAACTAAAATAAAAAGGGGCAAACCTATTGCACAATACACAGACGATATGTTAGAACTTGTTTCTCTCGATTTAAGTTCAATGACGTATGTCGTAAATGGAGATATAGGAACGGCAAAGAATATACAAAGCATTGTCTTGTATGACGAAATAGGGAAAATCGTTGTTTCTTGTGATGATGGGGAAAAGATAGAATTCCAGTTTGATGGAGAAAGTATTTTACAAAGCGTTTTGAAAGAAACTGGTATATAGTTACCAATACATGGACACAAGGAAAGGCAAAACTTTACACTATGTTTCCAAAGACGGAGTAAAGTTTACTACATGGAAGTATAGTACATGTGAGTATTGTTTCTATCTGGATAAAAAAACGGATATTGTGAAAACACTTTTGCTTAGCGATTCAGAAAGAATGCAAGGGTTTTTCTATAAGGGTTATTTTGTCAAAAACATATTAAAACCTCAAAAGCAAAAGTTCTTGCCAGGTAACTTTTATCAGTTCATATACAAATTGGTATATGTCGGATATAAAATAGAGAACGGGAAAAGATTAAAGATGTATCAATTAAAACAAATGGCATTTTACCCGGAAGTTCGGTAAGAATAATTATCTTTACCTTAACAAAGTAGAAAACCATATTGTCGTAATGTTAGTTTATGTTATTATTAGTATTTAGTAATTAGTTTAGTTGTTGTCCCTGCCGGTACGTGATGTATAGACAGGGACTTGTTTTGCTTCTCTTTTGTTGTAACTTTGTCGGAAACAAAACATTAAAAATTCATCAATATGAAGTTACAAAAGTCTGTTAGCAAGCCTTCTATTAGATGTGAAGGTTGCAAATTTATAGATAAATGTCCCTATCTGGATAAATCAGAATGCTTTCAATTCAATAGTGAGGAAATTACAAAATCAAATCTGGAGGATATAGATAATGAAGAAACAGAAAATTAATCAGGAACTAAAATCATTCCCCCAAATAGGACAAAAAGATTTCCTCGAAATAATAGAGAACGCGCCAGAGGTAATACAAACAGCCTCTAAAGAGTTAAAGGATGCCTTTGTTGCTCTTGAAATGGCGGAAAGGGCATTGTCGGAATCGCCCCAAAGGTTTTTTGTTTTTGAAGGTAGCCAAGGGGAAGAGTTTACGGCCGATCTTAAAAGTTATTCCGCAAAAGGTTTTGTTATCCGACATGGAGGAACGAAAACAGCAGCAGAAAAGGCACAACGGCAAAAGGAAATATATATAATGCCTCTCATAGAGGATATAAGGGCAAAAAAAGCGGTTTTCAACGACATTTACCGAAAAGAAATGCTTTCGTCTGTTACGCCTGATATTCTTTCCTATATTGTGAAACTATTTGGGGAAATGAACGGCGTTGAAGATGTCCAGAAAATCCTAAAACAAGAAAAGAAAATCAACCTGACACAAAAGGAACTTCTATCTATCTTCGCAAGAAAAAAAGCAGAAATAGAAAGCAAGCGTGCAGTGTTTCTCGCTTCTTCTAATCAATATAAGGTCGCAACGGAAGCCGGGAGACTGCAAATCATCAACTCCATTATCATAGACCTACAGGGAAGGTATCATAAATACTTGGAAGAAGGTTTAGAGGATAAGGCATTGATATTTGAAAGAGAGATCAGAAACATGCTTGAACAAGCCAGGAAAGAAGTAAAGGGAAACGAACTAAAGCTGACTGTGGACGGAAAGATAGATATTACGGCCACATTGCATGGACGGGAAAACGTTTCACGTGTGTTCCGTACACTTCCCATCAATTCGATTATAATTGGTCTTGTCGCTGCCAAATCCGGTCTTGATCCTACAGTATTGGTGAATCAGCTTGCTACAAGTTATTATAAGGACTTCAACGGCTTTAATAAGATGATACTTGGAAGAGAAAAAATTATGCTGCCGGGCGATCTGATCCGTGCTGCCAATTGGGACGAACTTGAACAGCAAAACCAAAAGTTCCTGGATGAAATGTCACCTTATGAAGTACAGGAGGCTACTTATTTGGATGATGAAGTGAAATTATCTGTGAAAGAACGCTTGAAAGCTCTTAAACTGAAATAGGGTATGACTATCAAGGACAGGAAAATAAACGTGTATCTAAACCGTTTAAAAAGGTTTAACGAGCTTTGTCCTAAAAACGGTTTCTATTGGGGAGGACTGCCCATTACACCCATTACAGATAGAAATATAAAGTCCAAACTAAGGGAAATGGAAGAGGACGAAATAGGAAGGAAATTGCAATGGTTGGAAAGAGGGATAAAACTTTTGGAAGGACAGAACCAGGAGAATGACGGAAGAAAGAAGTTGCTACCGGAACTTAAAAGGTATCTTGCAAGAATAGAAAAAGGAGGAAAGGTAAAAATAAGTCCCTCTGTAAAGGTTTTTCTTGTGAACACAGGACTAAGAGCAAGTCTGTCTCTTCTAAAAAGGGAAGGTCAGGAATGGATATTGTGCGATTACAGAGGAACAAGGATAAAAATGAAAATGCAAGAAACAACACTACAAAAAGAAATCCTGTTTAGACTGAAAGCAAGGTTTGATCCTTCCATTCTTCCAAACAGGAAAACGGTTTTCAGAGCTTATGATTAAAGCATCCTATCCTAAAAACAACTCTCCATGTAGTTCAGGATATTTTGAATCTTTGGGAATTGTTACTATTTTTGTGGTGTCCTTTTGAAAAAGCAATGTTTCTTTTGGCTTTTCGATAGGGAAATAAAAGACCGGAATACTCTTCTTTTCGTTATACATACTTTTAAATATTTTGTTTAAACAAAGAGAAAGGGAGCGGAGAACCGACTTGATTGTTTGAGTTCAAAGCTCCCTTTTGTAATTAACGTAATTTACTAACAACGAGAATGTTAAATGCCTACTCTATTAAGGATTTTCGGCTTCCTCCTTTATTAAAACGAACTTTATTGATATGATAAATTAGGATAGTCTTTCTTTCTCACCTCCTTTCCAGTTAATAGGTTAATAACTCGAATTTATACTTTTGTACATTATACAGGAATTTTTACTCGATTGTGATCCAAATTTCCTCGCCAGTAGAAGAAAGTTTTTTGTACATCTTTTCAAATGCCTCTTTACTATTGGTAAGTTGCCCTTTGATAGTGTTGTACCCTACACCTATACAACCTTTTACATTGTAGGCTGTAGCGGCGCAATGTAATAAAATTCCAGAGAACGCTTTTACTCCTTCTAATCTGGGTACTCTGCCTTGGCAAACATCCATATAGAATTGTTTTTTACTGAATTTAGGCGACACTACATTCATAAGAATTTTATATCTACCAGTAGGGATGGCGGTTCGTCCGTACACTTTTTTTGATTTTATTTCTTCTCCTGACATATCTTGGGACAATCCTCTGTCCGTATCTTCCAGAGTATCGCAAAAATACTCTCCATCAATATACATTTTGCCTATTGTGTATGGATAATCAATAGGTGTAATTCTTTTTACTTTTATTTCCATGATTACTTATTGTTTTGCTTCATTTTATCGTATTTTTCTCGAACTAATTTATATTTATGCTCTTGACTTTTGGAAAATGGTGCAAAAGAATGATTGAGCCATCTGCAAATATAGTAAGGTTTGTTGCTTGAATAATCTTTGTTCCCATCTGATTTTATTGTCCAATCTACCTGTAACCCTTTTTCTTTAGCAAGAATAAAGGCATCTATTAATTTTGGATATTTTAAAAGATAAATGTAATTCTTGTCCAGATTAGCTTTAGGGCAAATAATGCAACCTACACGAGACGTTAACTCATATTCAGAATTAATAGGAAGATTATGTTTATGTATATAATCCCATACATCTTGATCTGTCCAATCAATAATAGGTTTTAATTGTATAATAGATTGGTTTCCTACCGATTGGCAATGTTCTTCAAAATAAGAATCAATTAATTCTTTGTTCTTTTTGAGCGTTGTTTTATTTTTAACTTCAATAGTAGTACGTTGTTTCCTGCTTTTACTTTCTGCCCTTCTAACGCCTGTTATAGAACAAGGATCAATGTATTTTTTATTGTGTTTAAAATCATCACAACAATAAGCTCTAAAAACAGTAGGTAGCATTCCGCTGTGGTTTACATGAATGTTTTGAATAAATCCAAAATGGTGATCTTGCCTCCAAATAACATCTGGATAATGTTCTTTAATGAAGTTCTTTGTGATGTTACTTTCAAAAGCCTTGTTGTAATACGCCTTAAACGGAACACAACTTCTTTTCATTAAATCGTAAACGACTTGACTGTCTTTCCCACCAGAAAAGCCAACACACACATCAAATCTCATTGCATCAGCTATTTTTGCGAACTTATGAATACGTTCTATAGCGACACCTTCTTTTTCCTCTAAACTTACATCTTTCATAACTGTTTACAATATGTCAATCAAATTATCCATTGAAAAATTTTTAAAATCTTCTATACCAAACTCATCTTTTATCAATTCATTGATATATTCTACATCTTCAAATCTTTCAGATGTAATTAAGTTGTTTCTTAATCCTAATAGGTAGTTAAGCCTTACAGAGTCAATTCTGGAATTGATATAAAGCAAATGATTTTTTAAAATCCTGACCCTGAACCAAAGGACAATAACAGCAACCAGTAGGAGTACTACTATAATTGAAAGTATTATTGTCGTCAAATTCATATTATTTTCGTTTATAAGCCATTTTCTCTAAATCTATGATCTTCATATCGTCCGGTATCGTTTTGGATCGTTTGTAACGTCCTCTTTCAATCCTTTCGATGTATCCTGCCTTACAAAGATAGGAAATTGTTTTTCTAAGCGTGCCAGCAAAGAACAAAGTATGTTTTGCAAGGTCGTAAAACTCAAAAGGGCGATCTATTGAATTAATAAGCAACGCCAACTTTTGAAACTTTGTATTTCTTTTGCTCATATTGATATAGTTTTATGTAGTTAAAAATCGGGAAAGATTATTTTCCCAAACCATCTTTCCCTTGCGAATCATCTAACTTAAATTACTATGGAAAATACAAAACTGTTTTTATTCTATCATATAACCGAATATATGCTTTATAACTTCTACTGTCCAGCCGTTACCCAGCATCTTGTATTGTTGAGTGTTGCCGCATTGCCATTTGTACCACTCAGGAATGGTTTGCAATTTTGCACATTCAGTAGGAGTAAGTCTTCGTATGCGGAAATTATCTAATATAGCATGGCTTCCGCAACTCATGTTTGTCAAAACCGCAGGGGATATTCCTTGTGGATCATATATCCTGTTCTGTTGTCTTGGTTGTTTCCCAAATTCATTTGTTTTGTTCAACTGGATTACTTTTCTTGAAGGAATACTTACCAAATCATATACGCCTTTTCCACCTACTCGTATGGTTTGGGATTTGTCAGAAGGTTTTCTTATGTCTGCACCGAACCCGTTTTTCTTTTCTTTGTTTCTTTCTTTGTGAAGTTCGATCCCTTTAAGAGCCTTTTCAGAAAGAAAGAAGTGTTCATCCACTTCATCTTCCAATATATCTCTTAAAAACAATCCTTCATCTTTAGGTTGCGGAATGTTTCCGCCATTTATGTTCGTCCAATATATCCTTTCCCTGCTTTGAGCAGATACAAGAGATGAATTAATATGGATTCCTTGCGTTCCAATGGCTTTATTAAAAACAGACTCCCATTTCTTTCCCATTTCTACATTTTCCAATAGAAACAATATATTGGGGTTGTATTCTCTTATTTCTGTAAGTATTCTCATGTACTCCCAAAATAAATAGGATTGCCCTTCAAATTCAAGGCCTTGTTCTTTTAGTTCAATGTATTGATCGAGCGATAGGATTTCAATATTTTCTTTTGTGCAAAGACCTTTTCTTGACCCTATGAAAGATAGGTTGGTACATGGCGACCCTCCTATTAATAAATCAATGGGTTGTAAATCCAATACATTTACTTTCCTAACATCTCCCACCTGTATTGTATTCGGGAAATTTAGTTGAGTTTGTTTAATAGCAAACTTGTCTATCTCGGAAGCATAATAAGTATCAATGTGAATATTCAATTCCTTTAATGCTATTTGTCCGCATGACATTCCATCAAATAAACTAAGTACATTCATTTATTCATCTATTTTAAGATATTCTTCGATTTCCGTTAATGTAACAGCTTTAATTACCAACTCATCTCTTGTAGGAAGAAAATCGAAATACTTCTTTACAACCTCGATCGCTTCTACATCTGATGCGGATTGAACCATTAAAGAGACCTTTTGTATTCTGATTTTCCCTTTAGGTGTTTCTTCCGGGTAAAGAACATCAACCTTAAAGAATTTGCCAGCAGAATCATCTTCTATCACTGTATAAATGGATAGCTCCTTAATGGGTGATATTTTGATTTCTTCCTCTGTTTCTTTTGTCCCCCATTCTATGGACACTGCTTCCGCTTCCGTATAGGTGTAACCTCTAACAAGAAGATGCCTCTTTACCTGGATTCTTGGAGGTTTGAAATCGTCCGGGTTATCCGTCCAATAATTTACAACTGATTCAAAATACATGTTATCACTGTTTAAATAACGATTGAACTACTATCCCTTTTGTGTAATCACATCCGTCACTTCCTTTAGGAAGAACAACGAAGTTTTGGGAAGGGTCGTCTGTTTTAAGATTAAAAATAATTTCCGGCAGTGGAAGGAAGTTTACTTTTTCTATGAAAAGAAAGTCTTTAGCTTGCTTGCTGTCTTCAAGAAAATCATAGGAAAATAGCGGTATCCCTTCCGATCTTAGAACTGTAATCCAGTCTCCCCACATATCCATTAAAAGAAGTCCGCTTGTGGCTCTGAAACTGTCGCCTGTGCTCAAAATACATTCCACAACATAGGAGTAGTCATATTTTATAGCTTCCGAAAGACTTCTTCCAAATCTATGTGAGTTTTTTAAAGAAACAGTCAGCGCGAGCTTTCCTTCTTCTTGAATCTGGTCGCATCTCATTGCTTGCTTTTCACTGTCTATAGCAATGAAAGTATTCCCTACGATCCCATCAACTATGTTCATCTTCTTTTGTTTCCCTTTTGTTTGGAATTAAAAGTACCGAAGGGACACCGTTGCATCCTTGATTGACAGGTATTTCATTCCATTTCCCACCTGTAATAGCTTTCACTTTTAAGAAAATATCCAAAGGAACACTAAGTGTAAGCGGTTGCGGCTTGTAGGAATGATCTCTTTTCCATTTTGCCATTTGAAGTTTTACGTTTGTTCCTATTGCTTCCATCGAAGGAAGGAAAGGAACAAGTCCTTCTATTTTGTCAGCCGAAAAAAGGGTTACATTTCCGTTCTCATGAGGTACAATGATGTACAGTTTAGTCTTCTTTTTCTTCATCTTCTTTTTCAAAATTTTCACTCTTAAAATAAATATAACTATCAAACATTGAATTAACCGTGAAACACGCTACAATAAACATGATTGTTATACAAATCCATCCACAAATTCCCATAATCTAAAAATTTAATGTTATCGTTTTACGCTGCAAATGTAAGAATATATTATTACATCACAAGGTGAAATGTGAAAATATTTGTTAAAAGTAAGATTTCAACGCCATTCCACCTTGTATGTTTTGTTACTTATGGAGGTCAATATCCGCATTGATATGGCAATAAACCAATTCTTCTTTTGCCCTTGTAATTGCCACAAATTTAAGACACTCTTCTGCGTACAACGCTTTAGGTGTTTTTGCATATTTGGACGGAAGTAGCTCTGGGTTCAAAAAGAAAACACGGTTAGCTTCCAATCCTTTGCTCTTATGAATAGTGGATAGGATGATACCTTTCTTGTCTTCAGAGAAAACGTTTCTGATTTTTTCTTTTAAGGAAGAGAAATTTCCTTGATGCGTTTCGTATAGCAATTCCACAATCTTCACTTTTTCTTCCAAAGAAGCATAAGACGGATGGTTTTTCACAGAGGCAGGCGCAATGCCTCTTTCTATAAGTTTTCGTTTTTTATCGTCCAACAGAAGGTACATATCGTCAAGACTGGTTTGATTTTCCATCAGACGGCAAATGTTTTCCCCAAAATCACGTCCCATTATAGATGATTTCTTTCCTTCTCTAAGGAGTTGCAGGAAAGCTGCCACTAAGGGAAGGTTATTTCGGCACAAAACGAAATCTCCGCTGGTAGCTTCGTTTAGTTCACCTTTTCTGACAATACCTTCTTTTGCTCCTTCTGCACATTCTGTCCCAGGGAATACCTTATTAGCTTCTTCGACTATCCTTTTGCTGCATCTGTATGTGACAGAAAGAGGAAGTGTAACTGTGTTGGGGCTATTTTTTAGAGAGTTGAATATGTTTAAATCGCTGCCAATGAAGCCGTACACTATTTGTTTCCTGTCACCAACGCCTACAAACCTTCCCTTTGGTTTTATTAAATTTTGCAAAATATTCTTTTGAAGTGTGAAAAAATCTTGAAGCTCGTCAACCATCACAACATTGTATTTCGGAAAACTTTCCAGCTCTAAAAATGTGTAAGGAATCCAAAGCATATCCACAAAATCTATTTCAAAAGCAAGATTGTTGTTTATCCTTGTACAATCATTTCTCCATGCCTTTTCAATTTCAAGAAGGTCGGGAATCATTTCTTCTTCGTAATCCAGATCAAATTCTATCGTAATAGGAACAATGTTTTCTTCATTTATCTTGCAAAGAGACAGTCTTGTTTGTTCCCACAATGTCTGGAGTGCAAAGAAATACTTCATTCTTTCTTTAAATTCCATCTTTTTGTATTGGAACAGCTTCGTGCAGAGTTTGAAACATTTGCCGTCATTCACTTTTGCTTTGAACCGGAAATTTTTCATCATTGTACGAAGTCCAAGCGCATGGAAAGTATAGCAATCGACATAATAAGGGAGTTTCGATCTTAATTCTTCCGCTATGCTTTTGTTGAATGCCATAAAAAGACATGATTTGTTTTCTGGCGTACGATTACATAACTCTTTGAGCGTTCTGCTTTTGCCAGAACCGGCAGTTGCATCAATCACTATGTTTTTGTTGGTGTTTTCGTAAGCATCAAAAATGTCCAATTGATATTTACTCCATTTCATAACATCTTCTTTTCGTTTGTTTCTGTCACCCTTTTAAATAATGAATCCATTCGTAAGGTTTCCTTACGTCCAAATATTCATCATCATATTCATTTTCATATGCCTCTCGCTCAAAAGAAATGTTTCTGTAAGCCTCATGGGAATCTTTGTATTGAATTAATCTTACAATCCATTCTATCACATACCACAAATAGAAGAATACTATAAGAAGTTCTATTTGCTGATTTAGATGAATGTTCTCATGTATGATTGTTCTCATTCCTAAAGGTTCGTATTCTTTCCTTGCAAAAATGAACGGAAATAGAGTGATTGCTGTAAATCCCTTAAAAGGGATCAAGTTATTGTAAATGATTTTCTTTTTCATACTCTTTAAAATTTTTGTAATTAGCCATATAGTCTGCAATGAAATTGCCACATACAATAGGATCGCTGTAGTCTTTCTGGTGGCTTCTTATCCATTTTACGGAAACACGAAGTTTTCTATGCAACAACATTTCCGAAAATATAGCATCCCACAAATCCTGATTTTCTACATGAAGATTCTCCCTTGCCCAATCAAGGAACTTGTGACGAAACTGATTGGCAACATACTGGCTGTCGATATAGAAGGTTGCCTTTACATTCAAATTCTTTTTTATTGCTCGAAGTGCAAGAAGAATCGCTTCTGTTTCTCTTCTTCCTGTCGTAGTATAGGAACGTCCTTTGGTTATATGATATTCCTTGTCTTTCCATTTGATGTAAACGGCAGAACCTCCCAGTTTTTTGGGATGGTTAGCATTGCAGCTTCCATCCGTCCAAACCTCAATGATCCGTGTTCCCTTTCGTTTATCGCTCATTCTTATACTTTTGAAGGATCATAAGACTGGTATCGTCCTGGAATCCTTTGTTCAACATGTCCGTAACATCTTTCTTTCCTTTCAGCATCTCCCACAAGTCTCGGTCGATCGTTTCCGGTGATAGCAGGTATTGAATCGTAACCGGATTTTCCTGCCCGCTTCTTTCCAATCTTCCTATAACTTGCACAAGGTCGCTCGGACGCGGTGGAAGTTCTAAGATAGCCATATTGGAACAAACCTTTTGAAGCCCGTCCACACCAGTACCAAGACAGCCTATATTTGCAAAAAGCAACCTACTTTCCTTTTGTAAGAAAAACTTTTGCAAAATTTCGTCCCTTTTCTTTGTGGTAGTGCCCCCTGTAATAAGAAGCCCTTCCTTAAACTCTCCGGCTATCTTTGTAAGGATTGTGGATTGTGAGGCAAATACCAAAAGTTTTTCTTCTTCGTTTGCTTCCATCCACTCTTCCACCCATTTTTTGATAAATTTTTCTTTACCTTCTAAGGATAATTGCTTTAATGTCGAGAGTTTTACAAGGAACTCTGCCCTTGCAGCTTTTTCAACCTTTTCTTCGTCCTTAAACTTATCTTCAATGAACTGCAAAAGATCGCCCTTTGCCTTTTTATAGGCTCTTTTATTTGTGATCTCGCATTCCACAACATTTTCCGAAATAGGAGGAAGTTCTTTCAGCGCATCCCTTTTACTTACCTGGAAATAACAGCATTCTTTCAAGAGACGATTCAGTTCCTTTATATTGGATGCTCCCGAAATATCCAGACCAAAGTTCGTTTCCTTCATATTGCAGTACCTTTCAAAAAAATAATGATGATACTGGTCGTCCGGTGCAATTTCCTTTATCCTTTCTATTAACATCAGGATATTTAGAAGCTCTGCCGGACGGTTCATGATAAGTGTTCCTGTAAGCCCTATTACAGAAGGAACTTTATGTATCAGCTTTTTGAAAGACTTGCTTCTGATGGACTTTCTGTTTTTGAGAAAATGGATTTCATCTGCTATCACAAGAGAGAATGATTTCTTTTTCATTCCATCCAATCTTATTTCAAGAGATGTTTTTCCGTTTTCTTTTGTGACCCTTTTCCCAAGTATGTCATAGTTTATCACTATCACGTCCGCTTCAAAATCTTCCGGTGGGGAAGATGTGGAAATGATGGATACCCGTCTGTTTGGGTTCGTTTCTTTCCACTCTCTCAACCAACCGGATTTTACAGAAGCCGGACAGACTACCATACAAGGAAAAAGATCAAGCATTTCAGCATAGAGAACAGAACATAGACTTTTGCCTGTCCCCACTGAAGAGCCATTTATATGATTTCCGTGATTGACTGCGTAATATAGATAGTCCATTTGATAGCTTCTCGGCTTTTTTAAAAGAGGAAGATTGTCTATCAATAGTTCTATATCCTTTCGGGATAAAAGTTCCTTGTAAGGCTTTATTTCGGCTTTGCAGCCAGGACGGACTATTGAAAGAGGATCAACTTCTTCTATTTCGTTGTCGGAAACAAACTCTTTTAAAAGGAAATCTTTTGCTGGATCAGATTTTATGTATATTTCCTTATTGGTAGTGTTACGTTTAAAGGATGAAATCAGTTTAATGTTCTTGTAAACTGATTTTTCCAAAGCACCAAAATACCAATAGTCCTTTTCTCTATAGTAGTACATGTCATTTCTTTCTATTGTCTATAAATTCAAAATAATGCTTTCCTTCTTTACATTTGATTTTCTTGATAATGCAAAATCCTCTTATGTTTACTTTTCCGTCTCTTTCCAGTTTATCAAATATGATCTCAAAAAGTAAGGAGATAATCTTCTCTGTCTTACGCATAGAGATGAAACTTCTGACACTTGTCCTTAATTCCAATTTGTTCAATGCTTTGGTGAAGTCGAAGGCTATCTCCTTGTAAATCTTATTCATTCTTTTCTTCTTCTTTCCATCTCATTTTTGTTTCAAACTCTTCCGGTGTAAGAATAGGAATGGAAAGCTCTTTTGCTTTCTTTACTTTTGAAGAAGAGCTTTCTTTGTCTTTTGTTACAAGGATGGTCGTGTTCTTTGATACTCCTGAAACGACCTTGTGCCCTTCTTTGGATAATCTTTCTTCCCATTCTTTATTTCTGAATCCTGTAAAGCATACTGATTCGGGATTGTCCGCAAGAACAACATTGTTTTTTACATAAGAGATAGGGAAAGGTGAATCTTCAATGATATTAAAGAAAACTGCAAGTCCATTATTAAAAGAAGTGGCAGTAGTTTCAGCAACACCATCAATAGAAAGAAGTGTTTTGTTGGGTAATGTACCGTCATTAAACAAGACTTTTACATCTTCGTCCGACAAAGAATCAAAAATCATCTGACAAGTCTTTTCTCCTATCACACCACCGAACACATTATAGGCAGTAAGGATTTTTGCAAAGGAAACTCCATTGTCCGCATATTTATCGAATTGACCTCGTAACTTTTTGGACAATTTCGCTCCTATTCCTCCAATTTGAGACAATTCCTTTTCGCTTGCATTCACAATCTTCTCTACACTATCAAGTCCTCCTTCATAGAATTTTCTGATAGTGGCTTCTTGCATTTCTTCCGTTTCAAGCGTTGTAAAGAAATAAGTAATTTGTTTGATTATCTTTTCTTTGCAGTCAGGATTGATGCAAACAATATCTGTAAGCGTTTCGTCCCATTTTAACGGATTTCCGCAAGAAGGACAAATCATCATACCATCGCACATTTCACGAAAAAGTTCCACACTGTAACTGATCGTTTCCAAATGTTTAGGGATAACATCTCCGCTTCTTGATACGACAATATAAGCATTTGGTGAAATATGATTGTCTGTAATGTATTTAGCGTTGTATCCCGTACAACGTGAAATAGTTGCTCCGTCAAATTCCACCGGACTGAATACAATTACAGGTTTTGCTTTGCCGTCTTTTGAAATGCTCCATTCGATTTTTTGAACTTTTGTCGTGTATCGTTCTTGCCAGTCGGGATTCTTGTAAGCAATAGCGTAACGCGGATTCCCATTAGGCAACCGTCCCAATTCTTCTCGTTTTGTTTTGTTATCAACTTCGATTACAAGTCCATCGCATTTAAAATTCTTGATTGATTCAAACAAATCGTTTAGATAGGTGAGGGCTGTTTTATTATCATCGAACACGCCGGCAGAAGTTACCCAATACTGTGTAGCGTAATTCCCGTAATCGTTTCGAAGTTCTGCAAGCTGCATGGATTTATCTCTGTCGGAATCCATAATGCCATATCTCACATAAGCGGTATTTCCAAGAACTTGTGCATTGAAATCATCTGCATTGAATGCACCGGCAACAGCGTTTCTTGCACTCTTATACCCAAGAGGTTTTACGTTTTTCAAGAACATACCGATAGGGATAATCGCTTCACCGAAAGTAAAGCAAGATTTCTTTCCCATAGGGTTGCCATGATTGACATATTCGTAATGCCGGTCACTTCTTTGTCCTTCTACTCCATCACCCCTTGTCCAACATTCATTTGTCGATTCGTCCACCAAAAGGGAAATGCCGTCATATTTAGGTGTAATGACAACTTTGTTAGTAGGATGAAGTTCCCATACATCTTTAACCCATCTTCTGATCTCACTGATTGTTTTTACCTTTTCTAAAGAAAACATAGGATACGGTAACTTTTCCATCCTGTCACCCTTTTTATTTTCCTCAATGATAGGCTTTGTCAGGATTTCACTATCAGGATATTCCTTTTTCAACTGGTCGATCAAAAGATCATACTCCTTATCGCTCATAATAGGAGTGCCTTCTCTGTATTTCTGGTTGGCTTCTATTATTTTGCCTTCCAATTCTTTTTGTTTCTTCGTCATGATTTTATTTGTCTAAGGATGAAAGAAATGCTCTAGTATTCTCTACAGAATCACACTTGTTTTCTTCTTTTTGCTTGCCTTTGATTTCTATCAAAATCTTATAGGCTTCCGGGAAGTTGTCTTGTAATTGCTTTTCTGTGTTGATATGGTCGAGAGCACAAGCAACTCTGTTTCTGGTTTCGTTTTCCAGCTTTTTAAACTCACACGCTTTCTTGCTCCATTCCAAAATATCTTTTTCGAAAAAGCGTTTCAATTCGTCCAGATATTCATTATAAAACATTTTGGGGCATCCCTATTCCATCAAAAGGAATGGTTTCATAGATACAGACACCCTTTATTTTTAGAAGATCGTTTATGGGAATACTTCTGTAAAACAAAAGTGGCTGCATGGACGGATATCTATCTACAATAGATTCTATTTCTGGCGGCAGAATAGCATTCACTCTATCTTGCAATTGTGTTCCAATTTTCGCCAAATAATCACTCAATTTCTTTCCTGCCTTTTGGACAAATTTATTTCTAATCAGTTCTTTGTCCGATACTAATAGTTTAGCCATAATCTCAAATTCTTTTCGTTACTTTTAGTAATATGAATAATGCAATCAAAACCGTAAAAGCACCCATCCCTATACCTCCCATGAAAGAAAGCAATCTATTAGGAGCCGCCTTTACCTCTTCTTTCAAGTTTTCGTTTTCTTCGCTTACTTTAGACAACCTTTCTCTAAGGCTTTTCACTGTCAATTCAAGACTATCACAAGATGCTTCTATGAAAATGGTGTCTCCTTTCTTTTCTATGGAAAGGTTAGCTTGTCCTTTGTTTGTCTCTTTCTTCTCCCCATCTTCCATTTTCGAAGGGTTGACTACCATATTGACAATAGAATAGGGAACTTTTACAAGGCTGTCCGTCATTTCTCTTTCCCAGACTAAAGAGTCCTTTAAGGTAAAAGTGTAATCCATCTTTGTGGAAACACGGCTTTTGCAACCTCCCAGTCCTATGAAAAGACAAATAGAAAGACAGGTGATTAACAATACATTCTTTTTCATTTGTCCTTTAAAATTGCTGTTTTCAAAAACCCTGTGATACCCATTCGGATAGATTTCAACTTTCCGCTTTTCAGAATGTCTATCTCTATACTTCGGTAATCCCGTCCAACATTGACAGACCTCACTTCAACTTCTTCACCGGTAGGAAGAACAAGCATCTTTCCTACCGCTTTGTCAAGAATACAATCATTTGCCGCGTTCATGAGGTTTCAATACATCTCTAAATAGAATAAAATTGTCATGCCCGAAGGCTATAGATATATGATCGCTTTCTTCTACAAATTTCTCTACAGAAGATTCCGAATAGGAGGGAAGGTTCGATTTCCCTACCACACTTGTAATGTCGTAACCCTCCGCTTCATTCATAAAAAAGTCCCTTGACTTTCCTTTGAAGACGGTAAGAGCTATACATCTTTCCATTTCTCCTTTTGAGTTAGTAAGTACAAGGATGCTCTTTCTTGTCACCCTATGAATGTACTTTACGTTTTCATACAATAGATTTTCCATCTTTCCTTATATCTTTACGTTCAACATGTTTCTGATTGCTTTTTCCTTGTAGTGACGTATCTTGTCTTCGCTGTTGTCCTTTTTAGAAAGTGCCTTAGACCTTTCCTTCAACACCTTTTTCTTGTCAGAATCAGACATCATTTTAAACTCGCCTATTGAAAGATTAGGCATTTCTGTGCTCTTTTCTTCCTCATAAGACATTTGCTTTCCGCATTCAGGGCAAACTGGAATGTTCATAGGAACAAGTTTTTCGTCACGAAACACATACTTAGGATTCGCAATCGGTGATTTCACTCCCTTTCTGGGACAATTCTCGTTCTCGCAAAAAATTCTTATCATGTTGTAAATCTTTGATTTTATCTTTCAAAATACGAAGGAATTCTTCCACAGATTCAATCCCGCTTTTATTACTTGTATTCCTTTTGAGATAACTCAAATCGTGCTCAATCCCTTCAATCCTATCAAGGAAGGAAAGTACAAAAATGTTAAAATACTTCTGATTAGCCATTGTCTTATAGTTTTGTTTGTTACTTTTTGATGTGGCAAATGTAATAGTTTATTCTTACATGTCAAAATATATTCTTACATTTTCTCGCTTTCCTTCTGGTAATTGTTTAGAGAATACATTTCCTTCTTGCGTATTCCGCTATCAAAATTCCATCTCTATCAGGATGTTTTGAGTTTATCTCTGGGAACAGCCTTTTTCCTATGTCAAGAGATGCCTTTTTCAATTCTTTAGTTCCTGCAATCCCTTTAGGTAGCATTTCCTTTTGCCACTCTTTGGAATCTATAAACATATAAGGAACATTATAAAGCTCCAATACGGTAAGTTCTGCTTCCAAAGCACGCATAGCGGAACATGTGGAATCAAACCTTGCCGGATTTTTCATAGGACGTTCCAAGACGGCCACACACAAACCATATCCCTTTAGAGTATGAATTACTTCGGCAAGTGCCGTTACGTTCACCCTTGACACATTCTTCTTTGCTTTTGTGTAATCCTGCCCGAATGTGATAGGTGTTTCCATGAACTCATAATAGGTCAGTTCTTTCCCTACTATACCTATAGAACCGGTCACGCCGTTATCTATCCCTATGTAAAATTTCAATTCTGTTTCTTTACTCATTGTTCAATACGGCTTATGCCGTTCTCCTTTACTATTTTAAGCGTTTTGCATGAAGCGTTTTCATTCGAAATATGGGTTGTGACAAGTATAGGAAACTGAATGAACTCCAACGCTTCTATCACGTCATACAGACTTTCTTTAGACAGTCCTTCCGTAATTTCATCAATGGAAAGGAATTGCAATCCTCCCCATTTGTTCGTCTCGTTTATCATCCCTTGTATGGCTATAATCAGGGCAATTTCCACTCTTGCACGTTCTCCACCACTATAATACCAAAAGTTTTCCGGTTCATCCCGGACTACATAAGGCGTTATCTCTTCTTTTATGTCTCCGTCTGCTTTCGTCTTAAATCCTTCTATGACGATTCTAAGATCGCTGTTTTCTGCTTTCAGGATATTGTTTGCTCGAAGTTGAATATTCTTTAACTGTTCTATCGCAAGATACATCTTGAATGATTTGAATCTTCCTATCCACTCTTTCTTGCGAAACATTTCGTTTTCCAATTCCGTCATTTCCTTGTCATACCCTGCGATAGCAAGCATCATTTCTTCTATTTGCTTTTCCTGTGAAGAAGTATCAATAGAAGAAGGCGTTTCCTTTTCGATTTCCTTTATCTGTTTTTCCAGACGTTTTACATCTTCTTTTCCGGCAGCTATGTTTTCTAAAAGCCCTTTGTTTCGCTTTTCAAGAATGGAAATATTGGACTTTTCAGATTCTATTTCACTTGTGATCTTATAGACAGCAGATGAAATTTCTTTTCCTGCTTCCCGGATTTTGTCAAGTTCATCCTCCTGTTCGTTTTTCACTTGAATGAAAGAAGAAATAAGGTCTTCGTATTCCTTTAGGGATTCATCCAAAGATGTTATTTCCCCGACAACTTCCTTTTCCTGTTTCCCTATTTTCTCTTTTTTCTTCTCTTCCTTTTCAAGTGTGGTGTCTTGAAGTGTCAAGAACTTATGCTTGCATTTAGGACATGTAATCGTCCCAGAAAGGTTTACAAGAACTTTCCGAAGAGACACTTTCAGTTCGTCATGGATTTTCAAAAGCTCTTCTTTTGTTTCCAAAATCTCATTCTGATCTTCTTTGGCTTTTCCAAGTTCTTTTTTGACGGATTCAATCACATCTTCTATTTCCTTAGTAGAAGGAAGTTTCTTTTTCTTTTCTTCGGCTTCTCGAAGTTCTTCTTCCAAGACTTCAAGTGTTTTCTTTCCTTTGTCAATGTTTTTCTTGTTATAGTCAATATTGTATTTAGCAGAATCAATATCTTCTTTTAAAGACTTAATTTTACTTTCCACCCTTTCGATCCTTTCCTTTCGATCCGCTTCGAAGTCGAAATTAACGGCATCCTCTATCATTTGCCGCAATGCTTCTACACTCCCTTCCGCACGATCTCTTTTGCTTTGGATAACTGATTTCTTAGATGAAATTTCGTCCAGTTCCTTTTGTATAATATCCTTACTGCCATCCAAGAAGTCATAATTGATAAAACGACTTATGAGAGCCAATTTGTCCGTATTGGAACTTTTAAAGAACGACTTGTAATATTCTTTACAGATAAGAAAATAGCTTTTCAAATCTTCCGGTGAAATACCCATCCATGAAAGGATATAGTTGTTGCCGTCTTTTACAGTAGCAAGACTGACCTGTTCTCCATTCAACGACACATTAAGGCGGCTGCTTCCTTTTAAGGGCAAAATGCGCTCAATATGGAGAGTTTCTTTCCTTATGGGACATTCTATATCAAGTAATACTTTCGCTTCCTTCTCACCGTTTCGAATCAGTTTCTTGTCAATACTGCTCCGATAATTGTTACCTGTTATGGCAAAATAAACTGCCTGTTGCATAGAAGAATTGTGAGTAGGTGTGTAGTTGTTCGTGATAAACATTCCGTCCTCTCCCGAAACGGTAATACATTGTTGCTCTTCCGCACCCATACAGGTAAAAGAAACCATCTTTTTAGACGGTCTGCCGAAACACCCAGGAACTTCAAAAAACACTTCTTCATCTTTGCTTCTTTCCATGATTTTGCCAAGCGAAATTACAGACCATTCTTCGCTTTGGTTTGTTCGTACTTTCCATAAATGCTCTTTATTGCATTTTACTTCCGTACCGTCAGAAAAAGTAATCTTGTATGCAATATCTGTATTATGAAACGGAATCGCTCTCACCACCTGATAAGCACCGGAAGGATGAAGAACAATATCACCCACCTGAATATTCCTCATCTTTACAAATCCGGTAGGTGTAAGGATATCAGAATCCATCGTCAACGCTTTACCGCTACCGTTACTGCCTTGATTATCGTCTGTTTTATTCAATCCCACAAGTGCAGTTACCCCATCTTGAAATGTGTATTCAAAATGCTCGAATGACACAAAATTGGTTGCTTCAATCTTGACTGGCTTCATCTTCCACCTCCTTGTTTTCAAATGTTACTTCTTTCTTTCTGAAATCTGAAAGGACATCTTTTTTAATCTTGTCAAAAAGTTCTGTTTCTTTGATCAGCTTTTTTCTCGCAGCAGGGAAACCAAATCCTACTTTTTCTTCTCCGTAATAGATATACGTTCCTTTCTTTGTAAGTACACCTAAGTCCAATCCCATGTTAAGCATTTCCATCACCTTGTCAATACCTACACCAAAACGGATAACAATATTGCAAGTTTTCATAGGTGGAGCTACTTTGTTTTTCCTGCATGTGATCTTCACTTTGTTTGCAACGGACACTTCACCCTCCTTATCAGAGCCTACACGGGCAAGCTCAACTCTCTGACTTGCATAAAAAGGTATTGCAAATCCTCCCGGCGTAGTAGTGGCATTGCCATATCCGCCTATATTCGATCTTATCTGATTGATGCAGAATAGAATGCACCCTGTTTGCTTGCAGATGTTTTTCAAGATATTTACCTGTGAGCTTAAAAGCCTTGCTGTAAGACCTATATGGGCATCCCCTGCCTCTCCATTCAAAAGAGCAGTAGGAACCAGCCCTGCAATAGAATCAATCACCACCAATCCAATAGAAGGTTCACTGCACATTTCCTTTGCTATTTCCAGTGTTTCCTCTGCTGTGGAAGGTTGAGAAAGGATAAACTTGTCAGGAGAAAGGTCTACGCCAATAGCTCCCATGTATTTCGGATCAACTGCATTTTCTGTATCAAGATACCCTACCGCCATTCCTTGTTTTTGGATTTCGGTGGCAAGATGGAAAGCTATGCTTGTCTTACCGGAAGAAAAGCCTCCGTAAGCTTCCACAATACGTCCTTTTGCCCATCCTCCACCAAGTATTTCATCCAGCAGGAAAGAACCTGAATGCACGAACTCTATATCTTGCTTCTTTCCCGCTATGGCTTCCTTTCCAAACCTACTTTCAATCCGGCTTATAAGATCACCAAGACGGTTCGGTTTCTTTTCTTCTTTAGGTTGCTGCACTTCCCCAATTACCGCTTCTTCCGTTTTTTTAGTTTCCTTTTTCTTCGCCATACATCAACTTGTCTAAAATTTCTTTTCCTTCTTTTTCGTCATATTCGTTTTCCTTACAAAAAGCAGAAAACCTTTCTTCTATGTCCTTTTTGTCAAGTGCCTTTACTTCTGTCAACATAGAATGTTTTTCTTCCACTTCCTTAAACTTTTTCTTGATATCTATACCTTCTTTTGTAAAGGTATCCTTATCAAAGGCATCAAGTGAAGATTGTTCTCCCCAGACTTCCACCCTTACACGGGCAGTAGGGTTCTCCTTTTTGAATTTCTTGATAAGTGACACTGCCTGTTTGTGGGGAGTTTCCCCCAAATCAATTTCCAGTTTCTTAAATACTTGTCCTTTTGTAGAAGAAACAAGATCTACATTCAAATCCGAATCCAAAAGCCAGAAACCCTTCTTTTCATCTTCCCCGAAGTTGTTTTGTTGGACACTTCCTAAATGATAGATATTCTCTCCTACCCGTTGATAGTTATGATAGTGCCCCAAGTACACTTTTTTGAACATCTGGAACATGGAAGGTTTTAAAAGGTTGGACACTTCCGATCCGTCCATGTTCTTGCTTCCTGTGACCGCAAAATGTCCAAAGAGGATATTCTTCTTTCTTTTATCCCCTATTTCTTCCAGTTCATCCAAAAGAATATCATCTGTAAAAAATGGAAGAAAAAAACAATACACACCTTCTACTTGCATTCCGTCCAATTCTTCTACCAAAGTAAAAGACGGATGATATTTAAAAGGAGTAAGAAACGATTTCTTGCTTGTGTAGGATGTTTTGTCATGGTTGCCGGGAATACAGATCACATGGTGTCCGCGTTTGTCGTATTCTTCCAGGACATCATTCAATGTGGAAAGGCACACTTCTCTTTGCGATACCCTGTTATCAAAAACATCACCCAACCATATATGGGTTTGTATCTTTTTCTTTTCTGCCAAGTCAAGTTCTTCCAAAAGAATATCTTTTATAATAGTAGCATTATCGGCAGTAAGATGATGATCCGTTGAAATTATAGCTAAATATTTGCTGCTCATGATCGAAATTGTTGGGAAAGGGGAGGAACACAAAATTCTCCATCCCCTTTCTGATTAATATATTAGGAAAACGAAAAGAAAATTATTTCTTTTTCATCTTAGCTTTCAAAGCCTGCAAACGCTTTTTGGCTTCCAATAACTTTTCATCATTGTCCGTCTGTTCTTCGTCAATAGGAGATTCCTCTTCCTCCCCTGCGGGATGTTCATCTTCCCCATCTTCCTTTTCCGGTTCGTCTTTTGCCCGATCATCGTCATATTCAGTTTCATGTTCCTGTTCTGTATCCTCTTCTTCGCCTTCCGGGAAAGGCAACGCTTCTCCCTTTTGTGCCAGATCGTACCATTCACGAAGTTCTGTGATTGTAAGATCGGATGGAATTTCCATGCCAGGATATTCTTCATCAATATATTGCGACAAAAAGGCTTTCATCTTAGAAAGCGGAGGATAGGAAGCGACTTTTGCTGCCTTTTCCGAAGCTGGAGCTTTTACAACCTGTTTCTTGGGTGCAGGTTTTTCTTCTTCATCTTCGTCCTCGTCAAATGGGGTTTTCTTATCTTCCTCTGATTGACTATCGTCTGGAAGCATTGCTGCCATTTCTTCAATTTCATTCAAGAACTCATCGTCGGAAAAGATATCATAATTGTTTTCTTCATCGAAGCGTTTCAATCCATCCAAAGCCATTTCAAAATCCTTTGCTCTGTAAGAATCTTTGTAAATTTCTTCAAGTGAAGGAACTTCATTCAAGAAATATTCCATGTCTTCGTCCGGGATAGCAGTTTCTTCAAAAAACTCATCCCATGACTGACCTTTCTTCGGTATGCCGGCAGATAAAGAATAAGTCTTTTTACCTTTATCATCTTCCCCCATCGTGATTACAAGAGGATAAGCACCTTCCATCTGTGAAAAGATATCAAATGAAACCGTATCATCATCAGATTGTTCTACAGAAATTTCCTTTATACGGTTCATCCATGTTCCATAAAGCTGCAAACGGGCAAAATCTTTATTCCCTTGATACACATAGCAAACATAAGCCAGCGTAGGATTGATACCCCATACAAACTTGTTGCCTTTCTTGTAACCCATGATAGGATTGAGGTACTTGCGTCTTTCCGTATCATCTTGATATTCTTCGGATGCTTTCTTTCTCACATAGTCGCAATAAAGGACGATAGGGTCTTTTCCTTTAAGAAGGTTGCGTCCATGTACGTCCGCGCAAAAAATGTTCTTGTCTTTTACTTCCTTTCCTGTTACATTACCGTTCTCGTCATAAGTGGGAACTTCCACGCGGAGCTTTGACATTTTGCAAGCGACATAGGCTTTACCCATTGAAGGAGCTACACGGAATGTATTCTTTCCTTTTTGGACGGTAGCAAATCCAGTATAAGATTTACCACCCTTTCGCATTGTCTTTTCTGCCTGTTTTACTTCTGAATCCAAATCTTCTACAGACTGTTTTTTAAACTTCGATCTGTCAAATTTCATAACTATAATGTTTTAAAATGTTGATAATAAAAATGTTACTTTTCTTTTTTAATTATGAATGTATTTATTTCTCCTTCCACTAAATTATCCAAAAACTCTTCCGGCGTAACTTTTGGAACTAAGTTGTTTAATTTTCGGTCTTTCGACTGCAACGCCCAATAGAGACTATCTATTTCCGCCAAATGCTTTTTCTTCTTGACAAGTGCCTTTTGCATTGCATTAAGCTCTGGATTGATAGCAAGAATATCTTCCAAAGAACTTTCTGTAAGTTTCACAAGTCCTATATCTTCCACTTTGACCTTTCCGGCATTCACAATAGATTCCCGTCTTATCTCTGTAGAAAGCTGTGCTTTATGTACAGAAAATTCCAACTTTGCTGCTTCATATTCAGATTCAGCTTGTGCACGAAGAAGTCCTACTTTGTTCAATAAGACTGAACTTGTAGCTATCTCCCCGTACAGGTTGGAATGGTCTATAGAAGTTACAGCATCCATATCCAGTTCATTTTTAAGGTCATTTGAAATCAAGACTATAGCCTTATCACCAAAACATCTCGTAAGTTTCATATTATCACACTCCCAATTTTACAAATTGACTGTTTCCATTTGCTTGTATCACATATTCCTCTTTAAACCTATCAAAAGAAACCTTTCCAGTAAGTAGTAAGATGTTCTTCTTGCAACTTTGGATATATTCTTCTTTGTCCATATAGTCGGCAGGGAATATCACCACACGAAGGAATTTGTAGTTGTTTTCAAGTAGAAGGCTGGCAAATGCCCCTGTTTTTGACTCCTTTTCTTCCACTTCCAACACATATCCTCCCACCATTGCCATTTTATAGGTAGAACCATCATAGTTCTGCAAATCGTCCACATCGTAATATTCCGCAGTCTTTGCTTTCGGACGAAGGTATTCCTCTACCAATTTCTTGTAATCAAAGAAAGCGAAGCCGGACTTGTTTTTCTGTTGCAAAAGCCACCACCAATCCTTACCTATCTTGTTTTTGCTGAAAGCAATGCTGTATTTGTCCTTTTCCCTATCTATCTTGATACGGTTCTTTTCTCGATATTCCCCAAGCATATATTCCCTTGCAGAGAAGATATTGGAAAATTCTCTCGTTTCGTCCATTTCGTCAAAAGCACCTGAATAAATAAGGTTTTCAACAGTGGACTTATTAACAGAAGAACCTTTAAAGGAATGACGGTCTACAAACTCTTCCAAAGAAAAATACTCTCCATTTCTTTCTCGTTCCTCAATGATCTGTTGTTGTGCCTTTTCTCCGACTTGTTGGGTGGCGTTAAGTGCCCAGTAAACACTATTGCTCTTTTTGTCACCTACGATACCAATATCAGATTTGTTGATATTGACAGGTTTGATTTCGATCCCTTCCGTTTGATTCATCTCATTAATATAACGGGGAAAATCATCTTTACTTGCACGAGACAAGGCAACCGACCAAAACTCCAACGGATAATGTACTTTCAGCCACAAAGAATTGTAAGCGTTAATAGCGTAACTTGCTGAATGTGAGCGGTTAAAAGAATAAGCTCCAAACTTTTCCATCTGCTCCCAAAGAGCTTCCGCACTCTCTTTTGTTACCCCTTTTTCACCAAATCTCTTTACATATCCATCTACAAATTTAGGACGCAATTTCTTAATTTTGTCCATTTTTTTCTTACCAATTGCAGCACGTGCAATGTCTGCTTCTTCTTCTGTAAATCCAGCAAGAGTTTGAACTGCTTTGATGATCTGTTCCTGGTATATCCAGACAGAATAAGTATCTTTCAATATTTCTTCTGTGCCAATAGGATATTCAGACTCTTTCTCGCCATTTTTCAATGCAATATAATCCATGTGAAAGCCGTTTTCCATTGGACCGGGACGAAACAAGGAGAGTGCAGCAATTACATCATCCATATTTTTAGGCTTCATTTTCTGCGTGTAAGAAGAAAGTCCCTTTGCAGAGAATTGGAATATGTCGCTAAGCCAACCGTTTGCAAAATAGCGGTACACTTCTGGATCATTATATTCTATATCTGTATAGAGATTGATCTTCTTTCCCGTATTCTTTTCTATCAAGACAAGAATATCGGTAAATTTATCAAGCTGCTCGATTCCCAGAATATCTTCTTTCAAAAAGCCTGCCTCATCCATTTCTCCGCCTTCCCATTCGCTAACGACAAGATCGTCCACTTTTCTTACAGGACACCACTCGTACATTGTCTTTTCCTTTGGGAAAATCATCATGGCACAAGCATGAATGGAAGCTGCCTTTTGTTGCCCAAGAAGAAGGAAAACGACATTCATCATTTCGGGATATTTGTTCACGAATTGTGCTATTTCTTCCTTTCTACAGGCAAGTCTTAGAAAATCTTCCTCCGTCTTCACATCTTCTATCATTTTGGAAATTCTTCTAAGCGTAGGAATGGAAGCTCCATAAATCTTTCCTACGTCATTTATAGCTTGTTTTATCTGCAAGGTAGTGTATGTACCTACAGAACAAACCTGTGTTTCTCCAAAACGTTCTTCCATGTATTTTTTAACTGCCGGACGATACTCTCCCGGCACATCTGTATCAATGTCTAACTCTCCCCCTTGTCCGAAAACAAGGGGGTAATTAATCAGGGAGCGATCCAGACACAAATCGCTCCACTGTTATTTTTTTAAGTTCTTTAATTTTCATATTTTCTGTTCTATCTATTAAACCAATATATCGTCACCTACTTTTAAATTTTTGGTAGTAACATTGATAGGAAGAATCTTTTTAGTTCCATCTTCCAGTGTCACTTCGTAAACTTCCTGCTTTTCAAAGTGTCCCAAACGTCCTTTTGTCAAAAATCTTTCAAAAAGTAAGTTAAACTTCAAAGGATGCGTATTTATGATACCAAAAAGATAAGAAATTAGTGAACCTGATGCACTATTATGTACACTAATATTGTTAGCGACATAATTTTTGTTCTTCTGTGTTACACCCAAATCGTAAACCTTTCCCGAATAATTTATATAACTCTTCTTTTGTAATTTCATTTTTCTTCCTCCTTAAATAAATAAAATCTTTATACACTCTATAGGTTAATCCTTGAAAAAATTTAAAAGTTTCCCCAGCAGCTTCATACAGAGAATCGTAAATACCTATTAACTCCCCGTTTAAAGAAAATTTCAAAATATAAAATGTACACAATGTTTTCGACGCACTTAAAATACATTTCCTTTTTGAGACAGGGTTTCTCATAGGATTTCTTCCTCTCATTTTAATAGATTCGATACGTCTCTTTTCTTCCGTCCATCTTTCGCTATTCTTTACTCCAATAGAAAGCCTTTTCCTAATTCTCTCCATATTTGGATTATTTTTATAGTTATCCCCTCCAAAACCACCATCTCCAATATTATATACCAATTTTGGAGATTTTTCTTTGTAATAAGCGATCCATTTTCTTTCTTTATCTTGTAAGTCTCTTAGAGAACTTGCGTACTCCAAAATATCCACCTCAAACCCATCGAATCCATATTTGTTTAAATCTTTATACATTGTTACCGATCTGTTTCTAACAGAATCATCTTTATGTGATTTTAATCTATTGTAAATTCCAGAAGATGTACACCCAATGTATATTTTACCATTACTTTTACAAGTCATTTTATAAACACACATTCCCGTAAAAGTAATATCGTCTTCTTCCGTTATTTCATCAGCAGGAACGTATCCTCTATTTTGCGTATGTATTTTATGATCTTTGGTACAAGTTAAATTAAATCCACCTTCAAATTCCAAATGAACAAGTTCTTCTTGAACATCATAGCAGAAAACATTTTTTACAGCAGATTTCCCTTCAATCGTCTTAACAATATCCCCCACCTCTACATCTTCTATATCCTTATATGTTCTATCTGCCATGTAAACTTTTGTTCCCGGAACAAAACAACCGCGACCAGCACCCAACAAAATGTTGTTTTCCTTACACCAATTTACAATATCTCTTAGAACCAAAAAATAATCAATAACACCACCAAATTTAATAATGGATGATTCCCTTTCAATCCGTTCTACTAATACATCTTCCGAATAGTCTTCTAAAAGTTCCGGTTTATTCTCTAGACCTTCATAGATAAGGGAATCAAACATATCTTCGTTGGATTCATACTTTTCTTTTTCCTCTTTTGTCATTTCGTAACGAGGAAGATGTCTACTGTCAGTAGGAATTTCAAAATTGCAACTTTCCGCAATCATATCCATGTTTTTTCGTGCCTTTAAATAAAAGGCTTCCCCTACAGACTGATCCCCAAAAAGAGAAAGAAGCTCTTCCATATAGGTCACTTCATCCTTAAAATACTGGTTGTAGGATTTATGATTAACCTTCTTTCCTATCTTATTTACAGTTTCCCTTAAAATGTAATATTCCGGTTCGATATAGAAGGCATCGCAAAGTGCTACAGGTTTCATTTTCGACTTGTAAAAGGCTTCAAAGTTTGTAAGGTATTCTGTATCTCTGTTGAACTTTGCATATTCCACTGTATCAGCTTGCCAAAATACGTTATGCTTGTTTCTTAAAAGAATAGGAACGTCAGCATAATCTATCGTTTTTGGATCAAAAACAATAAACACATCCTCCGTATGCTCCGATATGTCTTTAGGGGTTATGAATTTCCCGGAAGAATCACAATTGATTATTTTGTTGATGGCAAGAAGATGCTGCCACCCCTTTTCGTTTTGGGCATAAATTTTGTAAGTGAACGAAATGTCTTTTTTTTCATCTTTTACAGGGACTTCCAACCCAAACACAGGAATGATCCCTACAGATTTGCAAGCGTTCTGAAACTTTAAAGCTCCTGCAAGCGTTCCTTTTTCCACTATACCAAGACGTTCGATTCCTAAGAATTTGGATTTCTTTACCCAATCGGAGTATAGGCTTGTTCCGTTCAGAAGCTCAAACGAACCATGTACACCCAAAAAATTGGAAGAAAGCCCTGCCACTTCGCTTTGCCCTCTCCATTTTACACGATTCAGCTTAGGGTCACGTTCCTGTCCTTTCTCTATAGTGTACCATACGCCACCAAAACGAAAGACATATCCATCGTATTCGGTAGTTTCATTATCCCACCGGAAGTCTTCATCAAAGAAATATCCATCATCATTTGGAGGAAAAAACTCGTATGTCTTTCCATCAAATGACACGGTATAGTTTTCCCTGTCAGAAGTGTATTGTATTGTATTGGAAGAAAGATATTCTTCCAACTCATTAAATAAAGTCTCCATATTGTCTTCTTTTCGTTTTTCTATCGGCAAATATACAACTATTACATACAATAATTGAAGTTTTGCCGATTATAACAATGAATTTAACGTAAATTCATTCTTGTAGAAAGTACACTCTTTATAAATCTTACCCTATTAAAAGGAGTGTCATTTGGTATTACTTCGTAAGACAATCTCTTGTCTATTAAGAATCTCCTTATCTCGCTGTCCCATTTTCTTCTCCTGCTTTCATCGTTCAATCTTTCTCCATCACTTTCAACATTCCAATAGATAGGAAAATAAAAGATAACGGGAAGATAATACTCATTAAGACTTATCAAGTTTGACTGCCGTCTTAATTCATTATCTAACGAAACCGAATAGGGCAGTGTCCTTGTGAAAGTATGAACATCAATAACGCTTCTATCGGAAATATAGTTTTCACCGTGCAGCACTTCAAGATACTTGTCAAATATCGCCCTTTGACTGGGGACAGAATTAAAGGAAGGGTCTATTTCCCCTTCCTTTACAAGTTGTCTTGATATGCTGCCTATTTTGGCGAATCTGGCAAACGATCTGTCCTTTTCGATAAGATCAAAAACAGATGTCTTTCCAACGCAAGAAGCTCCTAAAAAAGTAACAGCACGTACCATAATAGTTACCGGTTGTCACCGTCCCCATGTATTTTATTCTCGGCTTTTCTTTTGGCCAGCTTTTCTACATTTCCCTTTGCAATGGATATTAAAGAATAGTCACCTTTATCTCCTTCAATGTAAACGACAAGGTTCAGTAATCCTTGTAAAATTTGTTCCAAAGCCTTGTGACATGCCTCTTTTCTTTTTTCTGGGAATCCAGCTTTGTAATCATCATCCCGGAAGAATTTCTTTACATGTCCGCTGATAATGCCTACTTGTTGTAGCAAATAAGAAGGGCTTAAACGATAAACATCCTCGTCATTCAGTTTTAAAATGATTTCGGGAAATTCCAATTCCGGCAAATCAAGTTCCTGTCTTACCATGGCAACATACCAAAGGACATCTCCTATTTCCCTTATAATTTCCTTTGCTTCGGCTGCGCAATCTACTTTTTCATAAACTTCTGCCAGTTCATCGGTAAGACCCATTATCACATACGGAATAGCTACCTCTTTTGGATAGCAAGCTGTTGAAGCTGCGTGAGCTTCATACTCTTTAAAATTCATAGTTCGAAATAATTTATTGATTTATAATAATTTACCATCAAAACACATCACAAGTTTCTGTATCTTGATTTCTGAATATTTTACATTTTTCTTCTTTTTGCCTATCTGAATGCAAACCGTCTGATCCTTCATGTTGTTTCCCAATACAGAATATTCATTGTCTTTATAAATGACAACCTGATTCTTCCCAAGCAAATGAACAACGTCCCAATACCACTGTGAAGCACGCTTTTTCTTATCATTACTATACTGGAAATTGGGAAGTCCGAAAGGATTCAAGAACTCGTTCTCATAAAAGTTCAAAAACTCTTCCGTTGACATAAAAATAGAAGGTTTGAAGTGACGTTTGGAAAGAAGCTCTATCCTTTCCTTTTTGAACTCTGCTATATCAGAAGCCATCTTGACAAATTCCGGACGATCAAAAATAAGGCTTCTTACTTTGTTTGTAAGGTATTCCAATTGAAGTGCCTTCAAATATTCGTCTACCGACAATTCTCTGCTTTTTTCCATGATGATATATGATTTTTGACAAAGTTAGCTTTTACACCCATAACTTCTTGATTTTAGACACATAAAAATTAATAGGATCATAGAGATTATTCAACACATCATCTAAATAATTCATATCCATATCACCAGGATCAATACCCGATTTATAAAGATAGGCTATCTTTGTGTTGAATTTCTTTCCCAGCATAAGCCCTGCACTTTTTGATTCCTCTACAGTTGCATCATCATACATAAGGATCACATTCTTGATACCTTTCCTTTCCAAGTAGGAGATTTGTTCCTTGCTGATGCTGTTTCCAAACGTAAAAACACATTTCAAACTGTTGCAATCCCAAAGCTGCAAAAGGTTGTCTATTCCTACCTTGTCAAACAACCCCTCCACTATGATAACATCTTTGACCGAAGAAGAAAGCTCATCAAAGCCTCCCAGTATCTTCGTGAAGTTCGTTCCTATGCTGTTTTCGTATCTTAAATGAGGCTTAGTTCCTGTTTCCTTTGCCCTTTCCAAATCCTTTTTATGCCATTCTTTAGAATACCTACTCCTTCCAAGCCATCCTACCAGCTTACCATCCATCTTCATTTTGAAAATGATATAGTTTCGCAAGTTCTTTTCAAGAACGGAATTTGTTTCGGAAGGTTCAAAAAGATCGTAATGGTATTTCTTAAAACCCCTTCCATCAAGATAACTGTCTGATAATATTCTTTTAAGACGGAAAGGAAGTTTCGGAATAGGAAGTTCTTCTTCCTCGTTTTCCTCTTTCTCATCTTTCAAAGGAGTAAGTTTTGTGTTTATGGAATTTTGATATTCCATCCGTATAAGATCTTTTCTTCCTACCTTTTCCAGAAAATCCTTGAAAGATGCTTTTGTTCCACATTTCCAGCAATGGAAAACTCCCCCGTGCACATCTATCTTGACACCCCATTTCTTTTCCTTCCCACAATAGGGGCAAGGCATCCCTTTATTTGAAAGCCACCCTTGCGAACCGAATATTCTAAGTCCGAACACAGCCTTTACTTCTTCTTCGTCAATCCGTATCACATCACTAAAATTTTAGGTTATTCTTTTTAAATGCTTTCCATCTTTTGTTCGTCAGACTTTTTCTTCCTTGCCGTCTTTTTCGCTTCCTTTCTTTCGGATATTTGATTGTACATCTCCATTGTCCGTCCCCTGTGATAGAACCTGCGCTTGTCGTAATTGGTAGCAATCGTTATCACTTCTTGACTTTCTTTGTAGTCACGCAATTTGTCCACATAGATACGTGCCGTGCCGTTGGACTTTTCCTCTATTGTCATATTTAGCGTAAACACAAAGGAAAAAGGTTTTACAAGTGTCTTGTCTCCTTCCGTATAGGAACGGTCTATTACTTTGTCAGGATTGTTCCATACTTCAAAAGGCACATCACTTGTTTGTGTTGCTGTGATAATAGGAGCTTCAATCTCGTCGGCAAGGTTCTTTAGAAGCTGCGCACAAGTCTGTAGCTTTTCTTTCTTATGTTCGGGATCACTGTCTATCTTTTTGGAAATGCCGGTCTTTGCCAAGTCCAATGAGTCCAAAATGACCAATCCCGGGAAACGCCCGTGTGTATTGAAATAATCGTAGCATAACTGCCTTACATCGCTCATAGAAGCCTGTCCGAACTTCTTGAAACCATACACCTCTATATCCGAACCGGCTTCCTTGATTTCTTCAATCGCCTTTTCAATCTTTTTCTTATCGTTGGGATCAATGTTACCTGATTTGATATTGGAATAGGACTGGTTTGACCAAAGCTGATCATATATCTGCATACAGGCTTTAACACCACCTTCCAACTGAATATGAAGAACCGGAACACCTCTAAGAGCAGCAGAGTAACCATGCCATTTTAATACACTGCTCTTCCCGACCCCAGACCTTGCAATCCAAAGCGTTGTGTCACCTATTTCCATGCCACCGAAAGATACATCGTCCAACCTGTCGATTCCAAAAGGAATTTTTACTGGCTTCTCCGTTATCGTAGCAGCTTCCATGCGTCTTTCAAGCATACGTTGTTGGAAACCTCCGAAAACAGACTGAAAACCCCCTGATTTGGAGCGAAAGGACATCTCCACAATCCTTTGCGATTCTTCCGCGTTCACACGGATAGCTTCTTCCTTCTTTCCTTCTTCGTAAAGGTCATGTACCCTTTTGGAAAGAAGCTCGAACTCCGTCTCTTTCACAAACGATTGAAGTTGGTCTATTGCTATTTCTCTGTCTATCAAATTGGCTTTTTTTATTTCCTTTGCAGCATCCAACACAAAGTCATTGTCAGAAAATTTTTGACAGATAGCACCAAGCGCGGGAAGTTTCCCTTTTTCTCTATATTGATCAACAGCTTCTCTTAGTATGAATTTGTACCCAGACCATTCTTTAGGGATCAATTCATATTTCAGATGCTCCGAAGCTATACACATTATGACTTCATCCGAAAACATCAATTTAAATATTTCGGACATAAAGCCAGGATTCAATTTATTCATGATACTAAATTTTATACCAAATTAATGCTAAATCCACTGCTTTCACCTTCTTCACGTAAAGTGTTGAGAGCCAGAAAATTGCTCATTACGATATCATCATGTCCTGAACTTGCTTCTAGTTTTCCTTTATCGCTTCTGAAAGTAATAGAAGCAAATTCACTGAACATCATTTCTACCTTTTCTCTTGTCTCACCCTCCTTATAAGGAACTTTTATCTGCCCTCTTTCAAACATGGCAGACAAAGAAGGAAGTCCGGTGTACAAGTCCTTCTTGTTTCCTTCTGTAGTGGTAAATTGTTCGATATTAGTAAGCCCTCTTTCTCTTGCAAGTGCAGACAATATTCCTTGAAATCCGTTAGCTTCGCACACAATTTTGGTAGGTTTGTATAAACGATTGAAAAGAACAATCTTGTCCACCTGTTCATTGTGAGACATACCTTTTGCACGGAAATAGTTTATAAGATAATAATTGCCTGAAAAGTCGACTCCCCAAACAGAATATACGGTATAGTCAGCACCAATATTACCAGAGACGGCAAAGTCACACCCCACTACCACCCTTTGAAGTTCGAACGGATAAAACTCTATACTGTCCGCAAAAGAAATCTTATCCATGCCGGTAGTTGCCCTTCTAAGATATTCATATGGGAAAATAGTTGAGTTGTCCGAAATAGGAATCACAAGGTACTCTCGTGCAAACACAATAGAACCAAGCTCTGTTCTTTTCCTTTTTATATCTTCAAACATATACCTGTCAGGAGCAAGAGGACGTCCATCCGGGAATATGATAGGATATTCGAACAGATAAAAACGCTTATCTCCCTTAATGACATTGTACAATTCGTTAGGAGCAGTAGAATAAGGTGTACCGGACACAATCAGATATCCGTAAGGCTCAACAATAGGAGTAATAGTCCCTCTAAATGTTTCCTTTAGCTTTTCTCTTTGCTCATCACTGTAAAGAGAACTTTCATCTGGCATATCATCTATGATTGCTGCTCCAACGTGCAAACCACGAATAAACCCATCCTTACCACGAACATGAAGAATCGCACCATTTTCACCTTCTATTGCCGTCTCTCCAAGTTTAGCCTTACCGTTCGGATCAAGTTTTTCTTTTAATATATCATTGGTGGATATTTCCTCTATGATCTTGTTCACATGTACTTTTGCAAGTGTCATTGTATTTGTGATCATAGCGGTTTCCTTCCGGTTCTTATTGTCTATCGTATCCCCTCCGTACAACATAGGACGTGTATAGGAGTATAACCTCCATAAAGGGAATGCGTAACACCACTCGAAGCTGTTGTGCGTTACTGTGCCGTCAGCGAGCAAAAACTTATGATCTCCATCACAAGCAAAACCGTAATACTCACCTTCATCCAGTAAGGTTATAAAGATTTCCGTTTTCTTGAATTTCCCATCTCTTGAAACTCTGTAACCTTCATATTTAGTGCCTCTCCTTTGGTTCATTTCGGCGATTTCAACAGGAATATAAGTGCCGTCAGCAAGACAAAGAATGTGTCCTTCGCTTACTATATAGCTATCTCCACCTTTCTGTCTTACTTCGTACATATAGGTTTCTCCGTGATGCAGTTCCAAGACATTGCGAGATTTCAAATCTTGTCCCATCACCTTGTCACCTACTCTTATATCCTGGACTTTTTTTAACGAACCATCTGCCATAACTATCAAAGTATCAGGAGCTTCGCACTTTCCACTACTTCGCGAACACAAATAACTACTCCAAGGAAATAGCTGCGTAAGATTCCCCCATTCCAAGTTTCGCCATCCCATATTGAAATTAGAAAGGACTGTCGCCTTGAAATAATTAAAAGACAGAATCCTTAGATTTTCATCCATTGAAGCAAACAGATTGTCCACATACCCCAGCTTTTCCGTGTCAAGCGAACGTCCAAAATTCATGGCATACTCGGTCTGGTTGATTATGGTGTCCAGCATTTTGTCCAAATCCTTTCTGCTGCCGCCCGAAAACAAGGATCGCACAGTAGTGGAAGGAAGTCGGTCTATAATGTCGTCCACTGTCGTAAACAACCTTTTTGACTGTAGCTCGGTAAGTATTCCTCCTTTTGAATTATATATGACTGCCATTTCTACAAAGCAAATTTTTCTCGAAAGGGATTTCGCGCAGATGAAGTTCCACCGTCAGATACACCTTCTCCCCTTAACTTTTTTACAAAATTGATCATCAAAAGCGCATTAGCATAGGTATCATCGCCTGCGCGGTGTGCGTTCACTAAATCAATACCTTCTTTTTCGCAAACGGTATGAAGCTGATAGTTTTCCAATTCCGGGTATGACATGTGTGCCATTTGCATTGTATCGATAGAAAACTTTACATACTTCTTTAAATCATCCCCCATGAACTTGAAGAAGTTCTCCAAAAAGGCATTATCAAACCCTACTATGTTATGACCGCATAATGTACACATTTGTCTGGGGTTCTTGTACTTCTTAAAAAGTGCCTGACATTTCTTGAATATATCCTTTAGAGGTATAGCCTTTTCCTTTTGGATTGTTTCTGTTATCCCATGTATCGCTTCTGCTTCTGAAGAATAGATAAGACCTTCTTTGTAATCACGCGGGAATATCATAGACAGTTCGTCGCAAACTTCCAATTTCTCCATATCTATGACAACAAAGGCAACCTCTATCGCCGCAATAACATCAAAAGCCGGTTTTTCTGCGGAAAGAATACCACCTGACTCAATGTCGTAGCATATTATGTATTTACTCGAGCTTTTCATCGCTACATCATTATTTGCTTACCATAAACTCTTGCTGTTTCAAACTCTGCCATACAACCTTTTGATGTTGCCCAATCAAAAACAAAATAAACGGCATCACACTCTAAAAGAGCTTTAATGCTCTCTCCCATGTAATAGGAATAGGGCTTATCCGGTTCACTACAAGCGTCAAAAGGTGTTATCACTTCATATCCCTTTTCTTCGAGCCATTTCTTGACTTGATTTGCGTATTTCTTCGTTTCTTCCAAATCATGCCCTGTTATAGGCAAGCTAACATACACTTTTGTTTTCATCTTCTAAATTTTTGTCTATTTGTATCTCTTACAAGCTGCCAAAGTCTTACATTTCCTCCTTCCGGTACACATGGATCGATATACAGATTTCCTCCACCTATATAAGCAGGAACATTCCCTGTCGTGCTATAAGCTCTAATATCCCACAGAGTGAATTTCTTACCATTTCTTTTCGAAAAATGTTGATTGAAATACTCTGTCATTCCTGTAAGATTCAAATTTTTAGTTAATATTTCCACACTCTATCAGTTTAAAACTAATTTCAGTCTATCAAAATCACGAGAACAATCATCCTCGTTTTCGTATCGTATATGGATATTTTTGTAGGGGTTGTCCTTCAAATTGACAGCATCCGGCATTTCATTTATGATTATTTCCGGCATCCCCTCATCCGTATATTTCATTTCAGCAGAGACTATATATATCCTTGTAAGCGCCAGTTTCCCGTTTGAAAAGACAAACAGTCTCTCTTTCTTGAAATAACTCTTTTCGCTCCATTTTGTGTATTCTTCTATGAAATCCGCTACACTTGTGTCACTTGGAAGAGCAATCACCTTCTCCAGTTTCTCTTTGAAAACGTTCATTTTCATATCCCCAAGCAATTCGGAAATAGAAGTAAGAAGCAATTCCATGTTTTTATTCAATCGCATTTCCATCCTCCCCTATTTCAATTAATGTGTTCCATTCTCTAAGAACAAACCTTTTGCGGTTGTTCTCTGCTTCTACCACTAACATCGTCCCATCTTCCACAGGGTAGGAATCAATCACTTCCCCTTCGAAGTAGTTTCCTTCTTTCGTCCAACATACTTTCATGGTATCAAAATTTTATAAATTGCACATTTCGCTTTTGACTTTCCTAATATAGTTCTTAGAAACCTTTCCTCTATGAAGGATAATCGCCCTATCAATGTTCTTGTTTGGGTTGTAATGTTGTTGGTAAATTTCAAACATCTCTCTTGCTTTCAAAGGGTCGAACCTGTCGTTATAGGAGTAAGTTCTCTTTCCTTTGATACGGTTCACTTCATCCACATAAATTTTCAACATTTGAAATCTGCCGGAAGCTGAACTTTTAGGATTTCTTGCACTATCGTCACAACCTGATTCAACCATGCAAATAGCATGAACCAATCTTTCCCAAACCACCCTGTCCATCGCGTCTTTCTTGTTACTGATAGCAGAAACTCTAATATCAGAAACAAGTAACGGGCATAAAGATAATATTGATACGGCGATTACTTTCCTCATAAAATTTCCCTTTCTCCAAATTCATGTAGCCTGTGGCAAGCAGAACAAAGAAGCTCAATGTTATTTTTGTCCATTTTCAAATCCGGTCTTGCTCCTCGTGATCGTATGTGTGAAAAGAAAATGGCTTTCGGTTCATCTCCCAAAGGCTTTCCACATTTCGCGCATACATGTTCTCTTTCTTCCCATATTTCCATGAATAGGGTTTTAAGATCACCTCTCCTTTCTTTCCCTATTTTCTTGTCGCATTCCTTACAGAGCCACTTCATCCTATTGTAGATGTAATGATTTTCACCACATCTTTTACAAGGACGATATTCGTATTTCTCCTTCTTTTTCAGCACGTTACTCAAACTTATAGCTTTTAATTCTTTCAATCTGATTTTCAAGATACTGAACTCTCTTATCAACCGTTGCGTTAATAGCTTTCTTTGCTTCTTCTTTTGTGAAAAACACATCTCTGCCAATTTTAGCCATTTCACGTTCTCCTTCCGGGATGATATACTCCAGACCTCTGAAAGTAGTTGTTTCCCATTTTTTTTACTTCTTTAATTTCACCTGTCATAAGTGCTGAACGCACGTCATACATTACTTTTCTTCCATAACAATTTAAACTTTGTATTCTGTTAAACCTATCTATTAATTCACACACATAGTCCATCTTTTTCTCACTTTCCTTACTCGAAAGATAGATAAACCCGAAACTCCTTACAAACTTAGGGTTTCCAAACCATCCGTACCTTACGATCAAAAGCTCTGCTCTTTTCGTATCGTAAAAACAAGGGACAATTTTAACTTCAAGTTCCTTTCTTCTTTTTCTCATCTGTCCTTATATTTTTCTTCACACAATTTTATATACCTGCATCCTTTGCATTTCTTTTCATGATACAAAAACCCATCATAGCTTTCACAAAGGATGTATCCTCTCGGAGAATCAAAATAAAGCTGTCTTTCTTTATCCAAATAGGAATCAGACAAGGCTTCTTCTTTCTGGATAGGGTTTCTAAGGTCGTATTCCATAACGAATTTAGAGGTAAACCACATATCCTTTTGTGTTCGTTTTCTCCATCTTTCAATAGCTGCTTTCCCTATCACATTAGGAAGAGGAATAATACTCAATTTCGACACCGACAAAATAAAAACCTGCCTATTAAATTGAAAAGTAAGATAGTTCCAAAGATTCTCCACTATTTCATTTTCAAGAAAATCTTTTATCCTTTCCCTGTCCTTTCTTTTTGCATGAAACTCATACTTCGGGTTGTTTGTCAGTTTCCCCTGTAAGTATTCATAAATCGTTTCAAATTCTTCTCGTCTTGTCATTGCTGTCGAAATTAGATTATAAAATCATTGCATACAAAAGTTGTATATTTTAAGTGATAAAAGAAGGGGAAGTTTTTGTTCCCCTGTCTCGCTGACAAAACTACAACTTTTTGTAACTATTCCCAAACCAAATTAATGTTAAAAATCTCATCGGTCTCTTTTTCAACCTTCTTATAGCGGTTTTGGGTGTTCGTATCTCTCTCTGCCACATTGTTATAGTCTTCTCGAATAATTTTTCCATCAAGTACCCGTGAGAACCACAAACAAATTTCAGCATCCGATTCAATGTCACCCAATGTAACTTTATCGTCTTCTGTTGCATCATAAAATTGAATCCAATAGGGCTTCTCATAAATAGAAGATGTCCTTGGTGTAACCGGATTATCGTTTTCATCCTTGTTCATTCCTATTGCTCCTACCATGACTTTACCATACGGATTCTCCGTTACAGCAGAAAACCACATATTGACGTTTTTAAGCGTTTCTGCGCCCTCATTTTTCAGAATAAGTGCAATGTATTGCTCACGAGGATTTGAAGCCAAATTAAGGCTTATTTCATCAAATAAATTGCTAAACATGTCATTGGGTACAGGGGTGGATGATTTGTACCCACCCAAAGAATCGGAAATCTTAGTTTGTTGATTATTGTACCCTGCGCTTGTCGTGTAATAAAACCTTAACATATCCTTGTTATTTGGAAGTTGACATAAAAATATTTCCCAGCGACCAATACTCACTTTTCACTTCGTTGTAAACCGATACCGATCCACCTGAATTTTGAACACGTGCAATGTAATATTCATCTACTTCTTTTTCAGGAGGTGTGGAAAGACTTACTTCCGGTACTAAAGAAATAACATAATCGTCATAAGTGTACAAACCGTTTCGCTGCTCGGAAGTCAATACACCTCCCAAAGGAAGTGTCCCAAGCACAATAGCTCTTAAATTCGATTCCGCTACAAATGTAGTTGCGGATGTAAGAAGTAAGTTTTGGCTGTCAATTATGTTTACAATCTGATAAACGCCATTATTCAAAGGAACAGAACCGTCTTGTTTTTCAAACCGGATAGAGACGGGGGTTGATGAAGATTGACCTCTTACCTTACCTGTAAAATCCACAGAACCGGAAACGATACCTTGTGAGTTTACGCTTACATATCCCTTTTCGTAATTTCTTGTTTTATATGCAATCTTCACCCAATAGAAATTGCTGTCATTCGGCACAACGATGTTGTCTTCTACATTGATATCTATAAAGTTCCCGGCACTGGTAAGAGCCATCCCAGGAAGTACCTTAATAGTGCCAGAGTTTGTTCCTGTTTCCACTTTAAAAGGTTCTATAAGATTTTCATCTTCTACTGGTTTGTTAACTGTATTAGGATTGATCTTAGACGGGTCATTCGTAATCATCCCAAAGGAATAAGATGCCTGTAGCACCGCCTTCATAAGCGGTGCTGTAGCAAAGAAAGAAATCATATTTGAAAGTTCTTCTTTCTCTAAAAAAACATTTCTACTAACATTTAACTTGCTCATACTCAATATTTTAATTATTTTTGACTTACTATTTCCATCCACTTGGAACACCCTCGCAATTTGTGCCTGTAAAAGTCTGACTATGACTTGTTACGTTATTGTTCCCAGACTCCGTTATCTTTACATAATTGGATGATCCTGTAAGGATTTGAATAACAGGGACAGTTCCAAGTTTCGAGCAACCATAAAACATTCTGTCCATATTAACCTTTCCTACGCCTGCCACTGACCTATCATATAGGGATGTGTATGAAACCGCATAAGTCTGTTCTGTTCCTAAAGAAAGATTTGTACAGTTTGCAAACATTTCAGTGCAATTCAAATTACCACTGATATTCTCAAAATTGGTATTATTAAACTGATTTCCTATATCCACATTCACAGGTCGTGCAGATGTTCCTGGTTGTCCTACATAATTCCCTGTTCTTCCAAAAGAAGTAAGTGACGTGCATCCTGCAAAGCATCTCCTAAGATTGGTAAGTGTCGTAAGATCATTAAAGAACTTAGCGGGAATTTGTTTCACACCCGTGTTCTCAAACATACTTTCTGCATTCTGCAACTTTCCATTCTTCATATCAAAAGAAGATATATCAGATAAATTCCTACAATTCGCAAACATTCTTGAAGCGTTTGTTACACTTGACGGAAGTCCCTGTCCATAAGGAATAGACAAATAAGTACAATCCTCAAACAATGACTGCATATTTGTTGCCTTCGAAGAGTAAGAAAACATAGCGGTAGACCAGCCGTCGACAAGACTTGTACAACCGACAAAGCAACCAACAAAAGAAACAATGTTTGTGCAATATCTGAACCATAATACCGGAAGTTCGGTTATGGCTGTGCAGCCTTGAAATGTATATTGCATATACTGTGCATTCGTTGAATTGCTAAATGGAGAACTTGTAGCTGATTGACCTCCTGTATTTTTCAAAGCCGTACATTCAAAAAATACAGCATGGAAATCTTCTGTGCCACCTCCCCTTCCAAAAGTACCATTGCCAACGCATGAAGTCAAACTCTTACAACTTCTAAACAAGGAAGAATGATAAACACATGAAGTAGGAACAAGTTGACCACTCGGGAGACTTGTAACCCCACTGCTCCAGAAAGCACCCGCACAAGAATTACCTGTCATTTTGGTAAACAAACCAGAAGGAATAGACCTAAGACTTGTGCAATCTCTAAACCAACAGATAACACCCCCTGAAATAGAAGGAATTGTGTTTGTTGCAATCGATGAAAGAATTGTACATCCTCTAAAGGCAGAATGGTTGCCGCCGGCAGCGTCCACATTATAAGTGCCAGAACTTCCCTGAATAGAAAATGATTCGGGCCACTGTTTGATTGCAGTAGCTCTTGTATGATTTCTGAAATTGGCATACACAGTAGAAGGGTTACTTGTATTTCTACTTCCGCCTTGTACCCTTACTTCTCTCCCCACTATTTCATAAACGCCATCTGATACAGATGGCGTTTGAGGCGATCCGCTATAAGAAACGATAAGAGCTTTCCAAAGATAAAGGTAAATACTGCTCCCTCCTGCGTTCGTTGATTCATCCCCTGTCCCTACACATTCCGAATCCGTAGCGGAAGCATACACATAACCTCCAGAAGGAGAAGAAACCGTTATCCTACCACTTCCATTTGTCTGATCTGTACCACTGTAATAAGACGATCCGTCAGGCGCGGTAGTTCTTATATTCACGGAAGCATAAGGTTGCAATACATTTTCCTTTCTAAGATAAATATAAGTTGTCGTAAGCTCATAGTCAAGAGTGAAATCTATATACGTGTCAGCTCCCGATATTGCAATATTGTTTTTCGTTTGGGATTGATAATTGTCTGCCGTACAAGTGGCATTATACGACCCTGATTGTATTCCAGTAAGTGTAAGCTGTCCTTGTGAATTGGTGTATCCACTCTTTCCTCCATAAGTTACGTAAGCTCGATTAATATTATACCCATTTCGGGATTTCACTGTAATATGAGCACTGTAAGTCTTGTTAGAAATACCTACCCTTTGTTGTGGCATTGATTCCTGATTAACTGTGACAGAACCTTCCGTAGGCTGATAGTCATAAACGGAAACTTCATATCTGTAAGTTTTCCCCATCTGCATCGTAAAGGTCGTTGTACCGTCCGCCCCTGTATTTTGCGCACTAAGTCCTTCTGGTTTTACAGAAGCTCCTGAAACTGGAAGCCCTGTATCGGAATTATAAACATAGAACTGCACTCTCGTTTCTTTTCTTGGCATTGCAACATTCACCGTCTTTGGAAGGTCATTTGGTTGCACAACCCCTGTCTGATCACTGAAATATTGCTTCGAAGCCACCCAATCATAACGCATTCTCGGAACAGAGAATTTGATCTGTCCGTTATTAGTCAGACCTGTTTGTTCTCCTGCACCTCCTTGATTAAGTGTTATTCTTGTACCGTTGGAAATGATACCGTTATCCTCTGTTACAACAAATGTAAGATCATATAAAGTTTGATCCATATAAATGCTCACCACTTGATCATTTCCATTTACAGTAAATTGCTGCTCTCTGTCCTCATATTCCTCATAGGATGCTATGACAGTGTATTGTCCATTGGGAAGTTCCAACACAACACCAGAAGAATCTTCCTGCACAAAATCCTTATCGTTTACTTTCACTTTCGCACCTTCAACGACTGTTCCTCCTGCGCCATACACCTTGATAGTAGTCTTATAGGTAAGCTGTTTCAAGTCTATCGTAAGGTTCGAATTATTATAAAACTCATAGTTTTCCACATATACCCGTTGATGATTGTTGTCGTAAAATACATCATAAGAATATTTTCCTCCCAACACTCCTTCAAAAACAGCCTGCCCATTGTCAGAAGTCTGTTTTGTCAAACCTGCAAATCTTACGGTAGCTCCATTTAAAGGCTTTTTCTCTCCCGTAAAGGTGTTGTAATCATTTACAGTAAACGTCATGTTAAAAGTAGGCATAGGATTGAAGCTCACTTGTATATCCTTATTACTGTCCACAACAACATCCCCATTTACAGGAATCCAGTTTTGCTTTTCAACAAGATAAGTGTAATCGCCTCCCAATATATTCGTGAATGTCACTTTCCCATTCGTGCCCGTTCTTTTGCTTTCCGAATAAGCGACAGTATCCTCTGTTGCCAGTCTGTCCTTTGCGGTAAGTGTCACATTTGCACCTTCCACTGCGCCAGTAGATGAATTTGTCACCGTAAATGTAATCGTATATCTTGGTATCAATATAAGCGTTACAGGTTCGGATTGATCGTCTTGTACATTGATGTTCTTACTTATGGTATAATAATCCGTCTTGCTTACAGTATAAGGGTATAAACCAGGAAAAGCCATAAATATGGCATTACCAGAAGAATCCGTATATTTAAATTCACCATTAAAAGTAACAAGGGCATTTTGTATAGGTCTTTCGCCTTCATCCCTTACAACGAACGTGACTTTTCTTTCATACACATCTCCTTGCATTTGAATATATTCCACCTGCGTTTCTTCATCGTCTTCCAATACCTGAAACAATCTATCTTCTATATTCATGAACAAAGACTTCTCCACATCAATAGAATAGTCACCAGGATAAAGTACAATAGATGCTTCCCCGTTTCTGTCCGTCACAAGACGTTTGTCTAAAATGGAAATAGAAGCTCCTTCTATGTAAGCTCCCCTATCCGACAATACTTTGAAAATAACATTCTTCTCTTTCAAAGGCTGAATATCCTCACTACCCATTATGTTTTTGTAGGTAACAAGGTAATCTTCTGTAAATCCTTTTACTCCTTCCTCGCTTGTAAGGGAATTATTAAGATAATAAGCAGCTATCACGTCCTTTTCCCCTAAATTACCTTGATAGAATGGAAGGAAAAGCGGTTTTATCTTTATATCATAAATATACACGGAAGAGGAAGGATTTGACCTGTCTTGCGAAAGACTTAATGACAAGAATTTCATTCCGTCTTTCATTTGAAGCCCTCTCCCTTTCGAGAAATTAAGCTCTAACTGCTTCGCGTATGCCCTGTTCTTTCTCGATAGAATTGCCCGGCATTCATAATACACTCCAGCTACAGGAAGTTCCAGGATTCCTTTACTGCCGGAAACAAAATTGTTGCTCTCTGCACTTCCATAAGATTCCTTACATATCATAGGTTGAACGGCTTCGTTAAACACTTCCACACCGAATTTCAAATTTTGGTTGCTTGTGGAAGATGTTTTAACCTTAAAAGAAATCTGATAAGAAAGATTTTCTGAAATAGGAAGGAGCTTCGTTTTGTCAATTTCAGAAGAAATACCCACCAAAGCATTTCCAACGAAAGTCATTACCTGTATAGGAGTGCCATTGTTGTCTATATCATCCACAATAACAACACCTGTAGGGTTCACAAGTGGATAGGCATTCAAATCTTTTACGCTTTCCGTTGTCTCATATCCTTTTGTAACGTTTAGAACTGTGTCTGTCCTGTTCCATGTAGGAGAGCTATGCCCCATTGTCCATCCAGTATCACGAGACATCAAAAGAGCAAATATAAACTCATCCTCCGTCTTATATCTAATAAGACGGAGAAGCTCCCCAAGTATCACGCCTTCCTTGTTTACAATATCAAGTGTTCCTCTTTTTCTATATTCCTTCACATAATTATTGAACAGATATTTCATCTGTTCAAGTGTGTTCACTTCGTCTGTCACAAGTCCTCTGTTTTCAATAAAAAGCTCAAACAGAATCTTGTTTGTGTCAATCTCATTGTATTGCTTAGCATATAAAACAACAAGCGCAAAGATATGACAGACTGTTTCCCAATACGCCTTAAAATCCTCTCCGTCCTTCTTTATAAAAGTAGGAAGAATGCCGGGAGAAGATACCTTTTCAAGTACATTCTCCGCCCATTCCATTACAGCAGGATCGTTTTCTTCGAAGAACCGTTTGAACACGGTCTTATTGTAGATTTCCTGTGACATCCTTAGCTTATTAATAATTAAACTTTCTCAACATATAATCCAACAAGGGCTGATAAATCATGTGTAAGAGGTTGTTCACTATTTCTTGTACATTTATATTTTATACCATTTTGGATATAGTATTTATCTTTAAATATTTCCATAGGTGGAATATAGATGATAGGATCTTCAATAGTACCTTTATGTTCTTCATCTACTACTTTCCACAAGCTTGCAGTAGCCATAGAAGGTTTCCAGTTATCCTGAGTAGTATGTTCTTTTATACATTCCCAAAGGACATCTTCAACTCGGTATCGTTCGCCGGTTTTGACGTTTATTCCGGTTTCCCATTCGGGGTATCGATCTTTGACCTGTAATGCTTCACCGGGAGTAAGATCATATGTATTGATTTCTTTAATAATCTCTTCATCAAGAATATTCAAAGCTAAGATACGACTAAAGTCTCTATTAATTACAGGTTTTTCTTCTGTACTAGTCCATTCTTCACTATTTAACATTTCAATAAAAGTTGGATCACTAAATGAATATCTTGGAAATGATTCATCTTCGAAAGGTACTAACATTTCTTCATGTAGAATAACTTTACTCTGATCTATACTTGTTCTCATTTCGGGCAGTATTTCAATACCATGTGATTTTGCCCATAATAAATCTACTATTGCGTACACCATAATTATTTTGCTTTTAAAGTTTGTAAATAGTTATATGCTTTGATACATTCGTCTTTGGATAAAGTACTACTATAAATTCCAGCTAATTTAGTTGCCGACTCAGCAAATTGAGTACTTCCATCAAAGCCTAAATTTACCATTGCATAATTTGATGATATATTGCCAGGCACAATATTGTATTCATTCCAATTTTCATCATATACTTTACCCTCTGAAGTTACGGCTCTCACTACATTTGATGGTATCAAGGTTTTATTTCCCTTTAATACGACATGCACACCACTACCTTGAAGATTTCGGATTCTAACCTTTGATGATAAATCAAAACCACAATAAGATATCTTTTTAACGGGGAATTTAAAATCTAATATAACAGTAAAGTTTTCGCCAAATTTAAACTGTTTACTAACCGCTTTATCATCCACCCCATCAGTAACCAGGTATCCTTCGTATTCGGGGATTTGCTCTATGGTGACAACATGATCAGGATCAAAATCTTCTGCAAATTCTACAAGCAATTGTCTAATTTGAGATGCGGGTTTATTTAACATGTGTATCCCATCTGTTGTTATATCTATGTATCCTGTTGTACCAATCCACCCCCATTTAAATTTTACACCATCCTTTAATCCTGTTACTTTGACTTTTATATCATAGCTTAAATCATTTTGTTTTGGTGCAATTATTAAATTGTGATCCCCTAATGCAAACTTTGAAAAAGACAAACTATATTTAGACGAATGCTGAACTGATGGATATAATTCAAATGGAGTTTTATACAACCCATACCCACTCCCTTCTGCAAACCCAAAATTCGACAGTACAAGATCATTACCATTGCCCGTAATGTTGGCAATAGTAGCACGATCTTCGTCCTCGTTGGTTTTGCCTACCACTGTCCATGCTTGGTCGGGGAAGAGCCAGGGATAGGTTTTAACAAAGTAGTCTTTGATCTTGGTCAGTTCTTCTTCGGTGGCATCGTGGTCGAGAAATACAAGTTCCCAGATAGCAACATTGGCAAATAAAGACCCTCCTCTTGAACAAATGAGCAAATAAGGGCCGCCTGTATCATTACCACTTGCTATATCAACTCCATTATAGTTATTTGATGTTTGGCAAAGTAATACATTATTTTCATTTACGTTTATTACTGGCATATTTCCGAAAGACAGAGTTCTTGTCTTCTTCGGATTAGTATTATTGTATTTTATTTCACAACCAAATGCTCCCCATGCTCCCCATGCTTTAGTCTCCAGCCTCGGTTTTTTTAAATTCGCGACAAGAACCTCATTGTCTGTTTTATTTTCTGGTGTCAACCACTTTCTCAACGCCACAACCGTATATCCCTTTTCCTTAGTCAGAATAGGGAAGTTATCACAGGTACCGTAATCGTCTACTCCGTCAAAGACGAGTGCGCCGAGATAAACATCACTAATACCTGAACCCTCCTTCCAAGCGAAATTCTTCATTTGTAAATCATGCCCATTACCCGTCTTATCAACCCATACGGGATTGGCAGCCATCTGTTCATTAGTGAGACCTAATGCTGAATACCTTGCAATCATACCAGGAATAGATGGAAAAGGAGCTACTCCACCCCCTCCCCTAAATCTCCTAAAAGGAATTGCATTAATATTTCCTATTAAATTCATTGTCAATTCCTTTCCTTAAAAACCTATACTAAGATTGGTTGCCGTTGTCCCTTCTTTCAAAATCTTCTGAACCATGTACATAAGAGGTGACCCCAAATTTGCGTTCACTTCCGCTTCTGAAATGGTGTATTCCATTCCACCTGTCAAGATTACTTTAATTGTTCCTTCTGAAAGAGGGACGATTATAAACGGAACTTCTTGTCCGTTTTGATCGGTCAGAACAATATCTTCGTTAATATCAGATAAGTTCCATGCACTGCTGATTAAAGAAGGTGCAGCTTCACCATTAGTAGTTATCAGCTTATTGGAATTAGCTGTTACTGTTCTTTTGATTATATCCATTGCAATGAAAATTTTTAAATTTGATTTATCTAAGTAAGTACTTGTCACAAAGATAATCTTTTCTCAACAAACACGGTAAGTTTGTACCTCTTTTATAATCAAAGCAAAAAAAGGAGAGCAATTAAAACTCTCCCTTTAGTTTATTGAATAGGTTCATTGTGGTAGTATATACAAAATATACCTTCTCCTGGTTTCGTAATATTTCCCGCATCATCATCTGCCGGAGAACATTGTTGTCCAGAGCCATACCCAGCAATTCTTGTCTTTCCTCCGTCTGAAGAAGTGAAATAAGAATCACCATACCCTGCACCTCCCCATGAAAACGCACCAGTTCTTTGTCCAGATAGAGTGTTCAGATATCCCAGTTCACCTTTACTTGTGCCTCCAAAAATAGATTGGACAGGAATAACAACTGAGGATTGAATAGGTTTAGTCACTTTTCCCAAAACAGTATCTTCATAAGAACTTTTAAATCCATATTTACCATCTCCACCTGGTGCACCGTCTGGTTGTATTCTTAGGCCTGTAGAAGAATAAGTTTCTTCTTTTGCGTTTTGGCTTCCCGGACTTCCACTACAATAGAATGTACCTATCATGTGGGCAGCAAAACCACCGGAACTTTTTGCATTATATACAGAATAATTGCCCAATCTACTTTTTTGTGGCATGGGGCGATCGGCATCATTTTGAGCATTATTTTTCCCATTATAGGCTCTATATTCATAAGTTGTTATTCCTAATCTTATGGAATACTCTGTGCCTTCTGTCCAACTGCCTGTATTTGGTATAGAACTAAATGTAATTTTATTTATTTGGCCATTTGAAATATCCGACATCAATATATTAGGAATATACACAATTTGTCCAGTTGTTCCACCCATCAATGCAAATTCATTCCAAGATTGCCAATACTCAAATTTTTCGCCTCCCCTTCCAACTATCAAAAGGGAAACGTATTTGTAAGAAGTATCTAATTGGTAATTGGATTGGTCGCTTGTTATCTGCACCAACTTGTTCAGTTTGGATAAGGTGTATTCCAGATTCACAGTTTGATCGGCTGTTTGTTCGATTACGCCTGTTGTATTGATAGGTTCAAACCCGGCATCTCCTGTAACATTAATAGAATAATTTCCAGCAGGAATCTTGTAAAACGCTGCATTGTTTGAAACATTTGTCGAAGCCTGTTTTTGAACACCATCCGAACCAGTGAAAGTAACGTTGCCACCAGAAGGCAATACCTTTACAACCAGATTATAAAGAGGGATAAGATTCATTTGTACTTGCATTCCTTCACTGTTTACAGTTATTTCCTGTCTCATTTCTTTTGCATTGTTGCTTTCTGCAACATATAGGACATACTTACCATAAACAAGATTTGTAAAGTTACCAGAACCATTTCCACCTATATTAGCTGTTTGCAAAACGGTTGTTCCATCAGACTGTCTCAATTCCAATATAGAAGGTAAAAAGTTTATCGAGCCAACTCTTCTTACCTGAACATTAATAGTATTGTATATCTGCAAAAGGAAGGTGTTAAGCGCAGTTTTCCCGTTTACTTCAACCGTTTCCTCTTTGCTTTCAAATCCATCTTTAGAAAAAGCTACTTTATAGCTTCCGTCTGGCACAAATAAAACGACTGTCCCGTTTTGTGAAGTTGTACCGGAAGCCATCTGCACCCCTCCTTCCTTATTTTCAGTCACAACAACCTGTACGCCGGAAATGTCAGTTGCCCCGTCTAATGTGTTCCTATGGACAACTACTGTAAGCTCACTTCCAGGTTGCAAAGTAACCTCAATTGTTTTCGCTTCATTTAATGCACCGACTTTCCCGTTCTGCGTTACATAACCATCAGCACTGACCTCATAATCATAATCAACGCCTAATGCAGCAGAAATAACAGCTTCTCCATTGTTATTTGTATTCTGCTGATAATTGTTTGATGCAGATGTCATTTTTACAAGAGCGTTCTCGATAGGAATTGCTGGATTAGGCAAAGGAAGAAGAGTAAAAGGTAAAACTATAAAACTGCTATTTTTAACTGGCTGAAGAGATTTTCCATCTTGCCAATAAAGAGCCGCGTTATTAGTAGGCCCAAACTGGGTACATGTTTGAATATATTGGCTCCCCCATAAAGAAAGACCCAACATGCTCAAAATCTCTTCTACTTGTGTTTTGTAAGAATACAAAATATTTACCTCACCAAATGAAGGTAAATAACCACTTTGTCCATTCCCAAACGCATATGTCTTAGCATATTTTGCCGCAAGTGCGTTGTCAATTCCTAAAGCAGATATTATCACATCAGTGTAAATAAACCCATGTGTTGCTTTACTTAAGTTTGAGATTGGTATATCAGAACTTAACAACGGTACATTGGGAATCAAAGTGTCTCGCCCACCAAAAGGATAGCTTTGGGCACTTATGGCTGTCGATACCATGAACGAATTGGTATCGGTTGAAATGCCTATACCACATACAGCAGACACTCCTTTACCAGATGATACCCATTCTTCTTTTGTGTAACGATTATTATCTTTATCGTAAATATATACACCGTTTGGAACAGGATTGTATTCATAGGTACAGAAAGGACGAACTGTATATGAACTACTTTTGGTCGTTCCCCCTTTTGTGCCATTAACCCAACCAAAAATCCAAGCATCATTTGAATTATATTGTGTCGAAGTCCAATATGAACCACTACTCAATGGATCTGAACCGATTGTCGCACTTATTGAAGTGTCGATCTTAACTCTGTTTAATTGAGCTACACCCCACTGCCCACAAGAAGGCAAAAACCAAGAACCCGCACCAAATCCTTCTGTAGAATAAGCTGCGCACTTATGTGCCGCCGTGCTTTCCGTTGGTTTCGCAAGTATGATGTTTTGAGAATTTGTCTTACCTGCAAAATCACAAAGAGCTAAAGATTCATTTGTTTCGGTGACTACATTAGGAATAATGCCGAATGAATTTGTCCAAAAACTGGCAGTCAGATTTTCCAAACCTATGAAGTCAAAATCCTTGCTTCTTACATCAGTAATGACACCGACACAAGTTTTAGTACCGTCCAATTCAGTTGACCATGTTTTGTCACCATACACAAAATCACCAACTTTGGGACGGGAAATAAGTGATGAATCTTGTTTTGAAGTTACCTTAAATGTTACATCTACATTATTTGCAATCAAAATTTCTTTGTTGATGGCAGGTGCGTTTACATTCAACATGCCTGATTGCGCTTCCAAAGGAGAAGGCGGGGTAACTGTATAATCATAGTTCCCATAAAGAACCTTGTCAGCCGGAATATCCGAACTTATTGCCTTTTTGCCATAGAAAGATATTTTGACATTATTTACAGTCTTCCAATCTTCCAAAGTAATATTTACACCTTCTTTTGGCTTTATACTTATATCAAAATATGACCCCCTACTATTGGAGATGTCAAAAGCAAAATTAGATAGCTGGATTCTCTCTATTACACCTTCCTTAAATAAAATCATTGATACTGAACTTCCTGTTTCTGAAATTTCATAACTAATATCAAATTTTTCTGGAATGTTTTCTACAGATATCCCCATATCTATATCACCCAAATTTATTTTAGCAGATTGATCTAACAATCTTCCAAAAGCAAGGATGCCACCTGCATCCGCCCAAAAGAAATAGCCTTCAATATCCTTTGATTTGGGAACAATTTCATTTAAAGTAAATGTCTTGTGATTGCTATCCCATTGCCCCGTTATTTTAGTAAATGTATCTTCAATAAAAAATAACAATTTTGAAACAGTGTCCGATGGTGGCTGTTTGTATTCAGTCATAGGATTTACACAAAATCCTTTAGGGAAATTGGATTTAAATTCTTCCTCAGTCCATGGAACGTCTTGCGTTGGAAGAGTATATACACTGGGTGTGTAAAAATCCAACCCCTCGGAAAAATCCGCATCACTATCTTGTGACCACTCAAACCCGCTACTATCAAACGTCATAGTAGCTACGCCAGATGAATTAGTCGTTCCTTTGTATTTGTTAGATGAATCGCTTTGATCCACCATTTCAACGGCAGCATTCTCAATAGGAGAACTATCATTTTGACTTTTTACAGTAAATGTAACCGTTGAAATTTGAAGCATCTCAACCGTTATGTTCTGATCTCCACCAGCAATTGTAAATTCACCTGTTACATCTTTATAACTGGATTTCTTTGCTGTATAGATATACTGTCCGTTCTTGTAAGTCAAAGTAAGAATGCCGTTAGAAGCAGTAGCTCCACTTGCAACAGGTGTGTCTGGAGATTCTGCCTTGGCAAAACTTATAGCTACATCTTGTGTGGATGGAACAGTCTGGAAAGTAACATTGTATTTTACATAATCAGCCAAATCCAATTCAATGGCGCTTGCGGCGGTTGCCACACTAAATGTTCCGCTTGGCACTTCCACCAGATTAGGATTATCCGTACTTGTAGTAGGAATCTGATATTGATAATCCCCTGTAGGAAGATCAATTGCCGCGATACCCTGACTGTTTGTTACAATGGTTTCAGGAAGTGCCCTTGCGCTACTTTGCCCTACAATTATCTTTACATCCGCCAAAGCAGAATTTCCTACCTTTGTATGGAATGTAACTGTCGCTCCAGGAACAAGTGTTATCTGTACACTTTTTTCAGCTTCTTCGATTCGCACATTTCCTGTCCCGTTTAAAAAACCTGTTTTTGAATAAGCGTAAGTATGCGTTCCTGTGGAAAGATTTATTGTTGCTATACCGTCTTGCCCCGTTGTGATTGTATCATTACCATCAATAGTAATTTCAACGCCTTGTGTGGCTGGTGAAGTTGTAAATGTAGTTTCAAATCCATAAGTCAATTCTATCACTTTCTCCTGATCGGCATCCTGAACACTTCCCACTCCTTCTTCCGGCGAATATCCTGTGAGTGACGCATTCCAATCATAAGCACCGTTTATTACCTGCACAGGATCAGTTGTTCCATCATCTTTTGTTTTAAGACTTACAGTATTTCCACTTAATATGGCCGGTCCACTTACACTGACAGTCACATCTTTTAAGCCTGATTTTCCTGCGGCGGTCACTTTAAAGGTAAGATTCCATATCTTCTTCAATATCTGCGTAAACGTAGCCTCTCCAATTACTTCAAATGAAAGAGTTTCAGTCTTATAGCTGTTCTTCATGAATGAAGCGGTATATTTACCAGCTTTTAGACTGATTATCGCTTCTCCTGACGCATTTGTGGTAACTGTCTTGTCCTCATTTTCTATATCAATAGACACTCCTTGCAAAAGATTGGGCGAAGCCATGTTATCTTTTACTACAAACGTAATATTATATGATATAGGGGTAAGTTGAGCTAATACGTTCTTGTTGCTACCGGAAACTTCCACATTACCTTGTGTCTGAACATAACCTTCCTTCGTTACCGTATAAGGATACTGCCCGTCAGAAAGACGAACCGTTACCAAACCACCCTGCGAAGTCTGATAGTCCTTTTCGTTGATATGAATATTAGCGTTTTCAATTGCAACACCTTCATCTGTCTGTACAGTAAATACAATATCGTATTTCTTGTACTCCATATTTACAGGAAAAGACGGAATATCTGCACTTACAACTTCCAGCTCGCCTAAATAATCGTCCATACCATTGGCAACCACCGTAAACGGATATGTACCATTTTTTAACTGCAAGGACACCTCACCATTATCCTGTGTCTGATAAGACGTTGCATTTATCTCCACTGTAGCCCCCTTAATAGGTTCTTTCAATGGATTTTTTACCGTCATTATGACATTGTAAAGTCTTGCCTTTAAACTTATTACACTACTGTTATCACTGTCAAGAACAGTAACCGAAGAACTGCCGTCATAATATCCCGACTTTGTTACGGTATAAGGATATGTCCCGTTTTGAAGGCTTACAACAGCTTGCCCTCTTTCATTTGTAGGATAAGAAGAGCCATTGATATTTACTGCTGCTCCTTGTGCCGGACTACTGTTATCACTGTCAAGAACAGTGATAACCACATTATAATGTTTCAATACAAGGGTTCTTTGAATAAATGTATCCTGTCCTTCTACGTTGAACGATCCAGTCAAATCATCATATCCCTTTTTCTGCACGGTGTAGCTGTAATTTCCACTCTTTAATTTTATAGTAGCTTGTCCAGAACCGTTTACATTCAATACTCCCGGCTGTCCTTCTATTTTGATTGTAGCTCCTTCTGCCGGATTCCCCTGATTTACCTGCGAAATATTAAATTCCACATTGTATAAAAAGAAATCCATCTCAAAGGTAACGTCCGCATTCTGGTTGTTGACCTTAATTTCCCCCTGTAAAGTATCATACCCTGTCTTTTCGATTGTTACAGGATATTCGCCATTTACAAGTGGCATTTCCGCCTCTCCATGCTGGTTCGTAAGATATTCTCCATTGTTCACCTTTACAATGGCATTCGGTATAAGCTGATTTTCCTTATCCTTTACAATGACAGTAATCGTCCATACCTTAAATTCCAATTCAGGATATACTTCTTTATCTCTACCATCCACAACTACACTGCCGGAATACTCATCATATCCCAACTTTTCAATAGTGTAGGGATAGTTCCCGTTCCTTGCGGACAAAGAAGCCACACCTTGCAAATTGGTAGTGGTTGTTCTGTTATACATCATTACATTTGCATAAGGAACAACCCCTCCCTTTTCGTCCGTCACATGGAAAGTGACCGTATAAGGAGCTAAAACCATTTGTACATCAATGGAAACACTACCGTTCAACACTACAAACATTCCTTCTACGGGGATATATCCCGAAGCGGAAACAATATATTCATACTGTCCGTTTGCAAGTTGGATAATAGCTTGCCCATTGTCATTTGTTATAACAGCATTGTTCCCTATAGAAATATTTGCACCTTCCACAGTGCCACCTTCCGAATCTGTCACATTGAAATAAACCTCTTGATAAAGGTTGAGTGAGCTGTCGTTGATGCCTACAAACAAATCCTCCGGTTCAGACGGGTAAAACAACGGAGAGAGGTTGCTATCAGAATCGTACAAAATATTTCCGTCTTGATCGCGCATCACAAACCCCCTTATACGCGGAAGCTGATTTGCCGGGACTTGCTGATCGTAATACGGAAAGAAATACTCGTCCGGCACATATTTTACGCCATCGGTCTTTTTTACAATATCCAGCAAATCGTCCCATTCTACGATTTTTCCAGGTGTCCAAAAACGAAAATCAAGATATTTAGTAAGGTTCACTTGTATGTTCTGACGCACAGTAGACACATCGTAATCCGGTTGAAGCTGAACACGGAAATCCAACCCCCTTTCTGAACCCACATAGAACCAATCAATATTCTTGATACCAATACCAACTACTTTCCCTTCAATATTCAGTTCTGAAATACCAAAATATCCTTGTGCGCTTTCAAAAAGTGTATCAAGTTCTTCTTCGGTAAAGAAAATACCGTTCTGCGAAACAACATAGAGATTATATATGCCCTTTTCGTCCAGACCGGCACTCATTACTTTTAAGACACGATCGTCTATGTTGCTAAGTGTCTGTGTCCAGTATTCTATTGTATTCTTGCTAAGGATATTCAGATTGTTCTTAATACGGATTCTAAACGTTTCATCATCCTCACTATCACGTCCTCCAATAGCATAATATTCATTCGTACATTCGATATGACCTTGTGGCTGCGGAGAAACATTAGTAATGCTATTAGGCGGTACGTTTGTGGAATACCCTGCGTTGATACTTCTTACCTTTACATATCCGTAACCACTTTCCCCTACAGTCAATGCTTCGTCAACTTGGAAACGAATACCATTTTTATTTACAAAAGTAACAGACGTATCATATACTGTACCTGGATTAGCAGATACCCTTATATATGTCGAAGAACCCAAAGCACCTTTACGCGGGCTGACACCATACAAAGCAGCAGCCTTATCCAGATAAACGCCTGTAGCTGTATCTGGAAATATCTGCGCTTCCTTTATGGCAATATCCTTCATTGCCTTTTGAGCAACTTTCGCTACACCGAATGCCGTAGCATTCACAACCGAACCGTCAGCTACATTACTTACCTTAGCTGTCTTATCTAAAAACATCTCTATAAAAAGATTCTTTAGATTGGTTATTGTTGCACTTGTTTTTGTAATCATCTGAATATCAATTATATAGGAACATTTACTAAATAATCTTTCTTTGTTACCGTTTTACATTGCAAAGAAAGGAACACGGCATCTTCCTCTCTTTTTACATCCATCAACTCCACAGAGTCCCATCTTGAATCCCTTTGGAACATATTCATTACATCCTTAAAAATAGAAGGGTACTGGATTGCGTTCACCGTTGTTCCTATGAACTCATTTGCAATTCCATAATCCTTAAACTCTGGTATAGCACCTTTTTGAGAAGAAAGAATAGTATCCAAAGCCTGTCGGATCGCATCATCGCCTATCACTATCTTTAAATCGTCATTCTCAAAGACAAAATTCACATCTATGTCACGTCCCAAGATATTATCTCCCACAAGTACATCCACAACAGTATCAAGATAATTATTCCCAGCGTTCTTTAGATTGATATAGAACTTGTTTCCTCCATCAGAGAACGAATAATCAGTTTCTTCTATATACTGCGGTATTGTAATATTCATCCAATCATCTTCCGGGTTGGTACTGTTAAGCTGTCTGGATACATCTTCAAACCGTTCCCCTGTCCGAAGTGTCTTTTCCATCTGCAAAGTATTGTTCCTGTCTAAAGAAGAACTTCTAAGCCACCTTGCAGAACTTTTAATAGTGGAAAGTTTTGTCTGTGTCTCTGTAAAGTTGTCCAGAATATCCCACATGGAAATATCGTCCAAAGTATTTTCATGCAGAATAAACAAAGGCTCAATCGTTTCCGATTCTCTCACAAGTTCCACAAGGCGCAAAAAAGAATCCTTGTCCATCTCCCCACCATTACTATAATAGTCCACAATAAGAGGATAATCGTTGGCACAGAAATCAACAAACTTCTGGAAATATGACTTTATATCATATCCCGTTACGTTGTAAAATTTTTCGAAAACATCATCCATTGCCCAACAAACCTTTAGAGATTGAACTTGCAAATTCATTTATGCCCTTTTGTATCACATTAGAGGCGCACATTTCCAAAAGCGAACCTTTACTACCACTTGTTCCCGAAACCGCTTCTAAAGGAGCTATAACAGTCATTTCAAGATTGTATTCCCATATCATATTCTTTGATATACTCTGACTGAAATTAACGCCACGCGGTGGAATCGTAACAAGATAGCTTTCTCCAAGTGCCATGTTATAGAAGAAAAGTTTCATGGGAAACCCGTTCTCGTCCACTCCGTTGCTTTTATCTATGATAGATTGTAATATCTTGATACAACCATATCCCGTTTTGATGCCGGCATCAAAGGAAGGCATAGTGAGAGAACTTGTAGATTTTCCCTGTAATTGATAGAGATAACGCTTTCCTGCCGAGATACTAAAAGCTGCACCTGTCAACGAAACGCTATCAGAACCGCTTAAAAGAATCTTGAATGTCCTTCCAAAGTTTCCCTTTATCGTAATTGTCTGCGGCATAAAAACAGGAGAAGTAAGTACTGTTATGCCTCCTGCCGTGTTGACTACCGTAGTTCTTTTAGGTTCACTCTTATCTATACTCTCCGGGCTGATAGGGAAAGTAAAGACATCAATTGTGTTCCCTTTGGAATCTGCCAACTCCAAAGAACACATATACACTTCAAAATCATTCGGAAACTGCGCTGCCATCATGGAGCGACCCAAATTTTTAAGTGTCGATTTCGCTGTTTTTACCACTGAATCCAAAACTGCCACGGCTTTATAATTTTAACTTGTTCAAAAGTACGAATTTCTTCCCAATATCCTAACCCTGTGTTATCTTTTCATTCTCATAATCAGAAGCAACAAAACTTTGCGCCGATTGCATGGGAGATGTAACGGGAACAGGAGCGGGACTTGGCACGCCAGCCGTTGCTCCAACAAGAAATGAACCTGCCGGAACATTGTGGGTATGGGAATTGAATGTATTTACAAAACCATTCAATTTACTTGTAAGATTATCCAGTTCAACCAGACCTTTCAATCCCCCACCATTGAACTCAATAATATCGTTGTTCATTTTCAAAGTAGATGCTCCCGTTTTCAAATCTAACTGTTCTTTCGTTATCGTGCTTTGTACATCTTCCCCAATCTTTACCGATACACCGGAATTATCCACTTGCAAAGATTGTTCCATTTCCTCCGTTTTCCAATGAAAATAAACCTTTTCCAAATCCATAGAGACTTTTCTTTCCTCTTCTTCCGGTTTTTCTGGATTCACAACCTTTGCCTCTATCTGTGTGTATCCCTTTACGGAAACATTTGTTCCTCCGGTCACATTCACGCTTCCAGTGGATTCAACAATTACCTCCGATTCTTCTGATCCTGTAGCAAGTACCTTTACGGATGCTTTTTTAGGAGAATTGATAGAAACAATTACTGCATTATTAGTCGGATCAACCGATAAGGATGCAGTCACATTCCCTACTGTCTTTCTGAACTGGAATGTATTCTCTTTCCACATAGGAGACTGATCATTTCTCGGATAGCTCCCTATCACAATAGGAACACCGTCATACGGGTTGCTCGCTATCACTACCGCCGACCCTTGTTCATTTTCTTTCTCCGGGAACTCGATATTAGCCAAAACTTCATTTGTTATATAAATATCCCGAAAGAAAGCTCCCCCATTTCCCATGACAGAAACACGACCTCTCCTTAAACAAGTTTCCACATACAAATCCCTGTCCACTCCATTGGGAACAACAATGAACCCGAATGAAATTGCTTCGGGGGACGCATTCAATTTTCTTACTTTTCCACCTGCCATAACTAACTGAACATCTTACGATTAAGAAAATATTCAAACTGATCTCTATCCACTTTTGGAGAAACAAGTGTAGCGATCTGATCTTTTTGAGCTACTTTGACTGCATTTTTCATTTCAGTCAAATCAACCAATTTGAAATAATCCGGTTTCACATCTTTACTTTCTTTCCCTGCATTATCCTGTCTATCCTTTACAGAAGAGAAAGAATTGGAAAGAATTGGCACGTACATACCCCTTTCTACTTGTATAATGGTCTGTCTTTGTAAATTTCCGTCCAAAAAAGAAACATTATTGACAACAGAGGATACATAAAAAAATTCATTTGTTGGCTCAAAATAAACGAAAGTGCCAACCTTTATCCGTCTGTCACCATTTATTGTAATCGTGCCTGTTCTTGTGAAAGGAAGATAAGCTGTTGATTCCAGAATGTATATAAGATCATTCAATGCTGCTTCTTGAAAATTGGATAATGTCTGCGTCTTGTTTACTCCGTCCGTTTCCTTGTAGTTCAAATATTGATCTGTAAAAGACATTTTCTTATTACCAAACACTTCGGCATAATCATCCAAATACACAATAGGAACAAAAGCAAGACTTGTTGTGTTCCTTTGTCCAGCATGATTATCCATCACTCTTAACTGATACCAAGAATAACTTCTTGTATCATAAAACAAATCATATCCTTGTAAATTGCCAGAAGTAATCGTCACATACTGCCCGTTCTTATAAGCTCCCAAAATAGCATCCTTATTGAATGGAGGCTGTCTTACAACTATATCTATCGTATTAATATAGGTGTCAAAGTAAAATTCCACCAAAGGAAACTGACATACCCTTGTCATATACTCCAATAACGTGCCGTTCGGATTGGCAATAGAAGAATCGATAAGAACTCTTTTTTCAAGAATATCCTCCACAAATACTTTCACTATCTGCCAAACGCCATTAACAGGACGTTTTTCCTTTGCTCCAATATCATACCCTTCTGTTCTTTTGTCTTGCCAGGAATCAAATACACTATTTTTGGCTATTCCTATTGTTGACATGACGTTTACAATAAACCATAGACACTCCCGTATAGGCTTTTCTGCGTATGACCACAAAAGATTTGAAAAAGCTCCTGTAAGAACGTTCCTTTTGAACCAAATACTATCCTCACTCATTTCGTACCAATGAGAAAACGTATCAGTAGCGTTAAGCAACGGGATAAAATAGCAGCCATCCTCTGTAAAAAGTTTATTTATATCCCTTCCATCTATAGTGATAGATTTTACGTTTCCTTGTGCTGCAAAAGAGGATGTACAAGTGTCCACAAAACCTATCATATCCCAAATGTTGTTTTTAGCTATTTTAGAAACAGGGATTTCCAAGTTCACTTGCTTTCCTAAATCCAAATCTCCCGTTGATTTTTCTTTTTTTAAACGTTCAAACCGGATAAAGACTATATCATTGTTTTGAATAAACTTTTCTTGAAAAGACTTGACCTGTGCTCCGCTATTAGAAACAAGATTAAACTGTTCCACAATAGACTCTCCAAAAGCAAAAGAACTTTCATTGGCATAAAAGGGTGATAAGAGAATAGTAAATTCTCCCGTTTGTTTTGATTTTGTCGTTACCACCTGCAAAACGTAAGGGGATAAGTCCATAACCTTATCCAAAGCCTTAATATATACCCATACCCTTACGTTCATGGAAATTATCTTAGCATTTATTCCTGTCCCTTTGAGTGAGGAAGTTACACTTGTATCGGGCAAATATTCTTCATCACTTATCAGACTTTCATAGTTTTCTCCCCAATAAGCCTTGAAACTTCCTTGTGATACAAATTGTCCTTCTTTTGCAGCTTTTGTAAGGGACAATGGCGTATCATCTTTCGGGCAGAACAAAGTTGTCCCTTGCTTTACGTAAGGCAATGTGCCGGAATCATAATCGCTTTTGTATTTCGCTTGTTCCTCTTTGTCATAAGTCCCCCAAATAATATCAAGATTGGAAACCCCCTTTTCATTCTTTACTTTCAATAAATCAGACGGGGTATATTTTTTCTTCCCAGTGGGAATAATCTTTTGCCATGCATCAATAAAATCCTGTATGGCGGAATACCTATATGCTGGAAGTGGATATATTGGTGGTACACTTGTTTTGTTGTTGTCTTTTTCTGTCATAGATTATTCCTCCGATCTAATCATCTTTTTAAAAAACGCTTCCATCATAATGCCTGGGAAATTCTGCAAAGCCGTTCTTGCTGCCGTTGCCGTAGCTCCATCTCCCCTGTCAAGAGCATCTTTATATTGTGTAAATAAATTCTCAACAGCAGTAGGGAAACTCGTTATGCTATTGTAGATTCCATTTATGGCGTTCAACATTTTGCCCAACCTGTCTATATTTGCTTCACCAATTCCAATCATTCTATTTTCATAGGTAGACATCATCTTTTCACCAGACGTAACCGTTCTTTCGGCAGCAGTGGGTTCATATCTGTTTGTCGGATCGTTCCGCCTCCTAAGTGCTTGTCTGGATTCTTCCATTTTCTCAAAGAACTCTCCAAAATCAATATCCCTGCGCTCTGTTATCTTGTTGATGTCCGTATAAGAAAGATTTGTGAAAGCACCTCGCATCAAGTGACGAAGCATTTCAAGACTTCCTCCCGATATCTCCTTTAATGATTCAAGAAACCGCTTCATTATATTTTTATCTCCCTCGCCTCTTGATAAATCATCCATAGCAGCAAGAACTTCTGAAGGATTCATCGCCCCTGTAGCCTGTTGAGCAGCACGGAACAAAAGAGTTTGAGTTACATCATCTTGTGAAATCCCTTGTCCCATGAAAGCCTGCTGTACGCGCTCCAATTGCCTACCTTCCATTCCGGTCTGCAAACGAACAGCACGCATGATAGAAGCTATGCTTGCTGCATCTATTTCACCTGTACGGGAAAGAATATCGTCAGCAGAACGAATAAAGGTAGTCATACTTTCATCCATTGTAGAGGCAATCTCACTAAGAGGAATTTGAAGCTGTTTCATTGTCTGCTCAAATGAACGGATAATAGCAGATGAAGAAGCTGTTTGTCCTTCCTCTGTACGGGCAAAACGCATCGCCCCTTGCATTCCCATTACAGTACGATCACTAAGTCCATATAAACGCTGTACAGCCATCAAACTTTGTGCTTCCGGTACGGGCGCAACTGTTCCCTCTTTTCCTCCGGCGGCACGGATAAGCGCAGCACGCCTTTGAATATACTCTCCTACATTCATTCCAAGAGCACCAGCAGCATAACTACCTTCTCCAAAGGCTGTGCGCATGGCTTGTCCTGCGGAAACGCCCATTGTCTGCGCATAAGGTATGGTTCTCTTTTGCGCTTCCATAGCCTTTTCAACAGATGTAGTGAAAATTCCCGCCATGACATTGGCGACCGCAGTGGTTACACCACCCAAAAATCCCCCCACACCAGGAATCAAAGAAAGACCTTCACCCACAATCCCGCCCAAAGAAGATATAAGGCCTCCGCCCATAGCAGCAGGACTTTGAAATGTAGCTCCAACACCGGAAATCACTCTTGTGGCAATGTTAGTAGCTGTACTTCTGTCACTTCCTCTTTGTACATTTTCCCTTCTTTCTCTTGTAATAGGTGTTTCTTCTCTTGCTGGCACTGGTGATGGTGTGGGCACTGGAATAGGCTGTATTCCCGATCCACCCGCAGAAGTACCTCTTTGATTGTACAAAGTTTCATCAATAGAAAAGACACCTTCTTGTATTCCCTCTAAAGCACGTGCTCCTGCTTGTACGTTTTGGAGAATTTGCTTTGTTATATCAGACAAATCACTATTACCGGAAGAAATGGCTTCCACAATATCACGAAAGCCTTCTTGATTTACACCAAGCAAAGCCGAGAGGTCGATAGCTCTCGTGCCTCTATCTTGATAGGATTCACCTCTTTCTCCCGAAATGTCCGCTTCCGGTTGCTTTTTTCTTCTCCTTCGTGTAGGTGTTGCAGTTTCTTGATCTTCTCCTTCCGGTTGTGGTGTAGGCTGGACAACTGGACGCGTAGGTGTTGCAGTTTCTTGATCTTCTCCTTCCGGTTGTGGTGTAGGCTGGACAACTGGACGCGTAGGTGTTGCAGTCTGCCTACCCTTTTCGGAATTTTGCTGTCCCAAAAGGTTCAATTGCTCCCTAAGTTGGTTAAGTGCGTCGTTCTGCTGACGAATAATGTCGTTATTGTTTTCGACTATTCTTCGCTGCATATTCTCAACGTCTCTCCCGACCGACCTAAGTTGAGAAACATCTACCGACACCCTAAGTCTTTTTTCGTTATCCATTTTCCTTACCTTTTTCTTTTGCCTTTTGCTCCATCTCGATCATCTTAAACATCTGATCTTCATAGAAGGCAGTATCTTGTTCCAAAATTTCACCTTCCGGTGCTTTCAACCAATCCCCGATATTGGGAATATACTCTTGCACTCTTTCCTCTCTTTCTTTCTTTTCTTGATTAAGTTCATAAAATGCCTTTTCTTCTTCGAACTCCATAAGTTCAGTAAAGAAATCACACTTCTTATGTTCTTCCGAAAGAAAAGGAATATTGTGCTTGTTCCTAAACCACCTGTCAATAGGAAAAGTGTTATCCCATTTTATGACGAAATTCCTATATTCTTCCCGGTTCATCAATCCACAGAAGAAAGTATTTTTTCAGCCTCTTTCAAGAAAGGAAACACCTCGTTCATGTAAATATCGCTGATCTCCTTAAAATCTTTCAGCCCAAGTTCCGAGAAACTTTTTACCTTCAAATCCGCAACCAACTGCGGACAAAGAACGGATAATGTTGCCTCAACGTCAATCATATCCAACGCACGCTGTGCTGTAATGGTAGGATTACCGATCAACGAGTTATAGCTTCCTTTCCCTAATCTCTGCTTGTTTACTTCGATCTGATAATACTGTCCTACATTAGGAAATTGAATTTCGTACTTTCTTCCTTTTACTGTAATTTCTTTCGTATTCATACTTTGTTTTGTGATTAATTTGTTGATATATGCAAAGATAGTAATAAAGCAGAGAAAGTAAGAATTTTGACGTTATTTCTAAAATACCAACTATTTAGATGCATTCGCACTCAAATGTGGGCCGGTATTAACTATTTGTTTATGAATAAATTAGCTCCAAAAAACATATCAAAAGTAACAAAATTTGGGCCAATGTATCGCAATGTACAAATAATTGAATTTCAATATAATACATCTAAATCTAATACTATAGCAACTAAATTTATAAAATGAAATATCCAAGAAAAAACTACTAATACATCTCTATAACAATAAATTTCTTCTCTAAACTAATAAAGCGCGGATTTAAGTCTTTTAAACTTACTCCACGCTTTGCTTAATTGTTAATTATTTGTTAAAATAATCAGTATTCCGCTGTAACAATGGGATTTAGGTACCTGATATTAACGTTGAAACTCGAAACGCTTTGCTCTTGCAACTGCCAATTCTGATTTTCAATGAAACACGGAGTTAAAAGAGCAACCGTCTGCCCTGTCGGATCAACCTGCGTCACCATCTTACGGGCATCATCAAAGTTCTGAACCAATTTCTTATAGATCATGATAGAGAAACCTTGTTCTGCGAATGTAAGAGTGTCCAGTACTTCCTGTAAAGTTCCCAAGCGATGAATCATTGCTTCTACCACCGGAGCTTTGAAAGACAAAAAGAACTGGTCCACAGTTGCGGAACATCTGTAAGATACAGGCGGAATTTCCTGAATAGGCAAACTACCCAATCCCTGTACGTCCACACGATTGATTTGTTCCTGTACAGTTATATTTCTGACAAAACCGGCTGTTTCGTTGCCGATCTTGATATATGCCATAGGTGCACTAAATGTCTGCATAATATCTATGTTTTAGAATTATTATCCACGAATTAAGAAACCAGTGAAGAACAACTTGTTGATTTCATTATTCACAACGATCTTGTAGGTTACGAACCAAGCATCTTCCTGTCTTGTAACAAGAACGTCTTTGAACGAAAGCAATAGGTTGTCCTGCGCTTCTGTCGCCACTCTCGATTGCAAATAAGCAACCGTCCAATCCTTTACTGCACCGGCAGACAGTGTATTTACGTTTACACCGTTTTCCTGTCCAAGCAAATCAATAGAAGCATTTACAACCAATTCCTTGTTAATCTGTGCGACAATACGCATGAACTGAATGCTGTGGCTCTGACCATTGGAGTTGAATAACACCTTGTTATCTTGCAAAGTATTCACACCCTGCAACACAACAAAATTGTTAGTGTAGTCATTGTAAACCGTCACAAGCATACCAGCATCCAAAGCCTTCGTTTTTTCAACTTCACTCAAAGTATGCTGTAATTTGTCAATACCGATCGTCTTGTTTGTAACAGGAATATAAGGCGGTTTTCCAGCTGTTCTTCCCAAGATACAACACAAATTATACATCACACCCCACCAACGTGTTTTTACACCTGTAATACCGGAAGTCATGCCTGCGCCTCCATGTACCAACTGGACAAGCTCACTATTAAAGCCTTTTGCCAAATCAAGTGATTTAGAGAAATTAGCAGCATCAGCATATCCTCCAACAAACAAGAAATGGGTGTATTTTGCCTGGCTGTTCATGTGGGCAATATACTGTTTCTGTAACGCAGAATCCGCATTTTGTCCAAACTGATCTGTAAGAGCAAAACTATAATCCAACCCTGTGATAGCAGAAAGAGCCTGTGTCATGTAATCGGCATTATAAGTTTCCGTACCGTCTTTTGCAAGTACGAATTTCTTTCCTGCAAGTGCCGTTGTTACGTCGTTTTCCGCTACAGTTCCTTCACCTTTTTTCTTTGCATTGCTCGTCAAAACAAACAAATTAGCAAAGTTGGAGTCTAATTTAGCCCAATCAATCAAAGTCTGGATATTGTCAAATTCTGGTGACTGCAATACTAAAGTAGGTGCTGCTTGATCTTCCGGTGTTTCTCCAATAGGATAACCATCCTCTGCATAACCAGTAAAAGAACCAACGTAAAACTTCATGATCCATTTTTCAGGATCATCTTCTCCTGCCACAATAGAAACTCCATAACCAGTAATCAGATTGCCAGCTTCCGAAAGTGTACCATTTGCTCCCTTTCCTTCGTCCAAAGTTTTAACTTCAAATGTTCCGCCTGCCGTTGTTACAAAAGTGATAGTGGCAGAAGTTGTCTTTGCAGCTCTAACAAACAAAAGCTGTGAAATACCAGTAGAGGCAGGATTTGAATAGTCCGGTGTAAAAAGTGCCTCTGCAATTTTCCAATACATACCGCCTTTCATGAAAGAACGAAACTCTGCCAAAGTATCAAATCTATATACAGAATCCAATCCCTGAAAGTTTTCCCCAGCCACGCCAGAACCACCGCACCAGTTAGCACCGTAAACCCCAGTATCAACTATGATCGTCTTTGAATAGTCAAGTGTTCTCGCAGGGCTTGTTTCTGACGTTGTAATTCGACTATAAACGCCAGGAAGAGTTATTTGTTTGTTATTGAAAATAAAAGATGTACTCATAACTTATTGATTTTCAATTAATTATTCATCGAATTTATATGATTTTATTCCCTCTATTCTCTCCAAATAATTAGATGGTTGTATAAACTCCCTTCTTCAAATTTGTTTTCCAAAGGTAATCATTTTTCAATCAACGTACTACCAACTTCCTTTAATTTCCGATTCTACTCCTGGAAGTCCGTCAGTAATAGCTGGATTGCCAAGAGCAATACTATCCACTTGGTTGACCTTTCCAAAGATGATCTTTCCAAGTAAAGTTGTATCCACAAGTCCTGGAGCTATTTCTTCCGAAGATAATTCCAATCCGATAGAACGGATAAAAATAGGAGTTGGCATCAAATGGTTCTCCATCATCAGTTCTTTCATGGAAAACTCTATTTTAAGAAATTGAGAAGCCAATAAATCCCAAGAACCAAGTAAAAGTGCATACAAAATTTCTGACATCAAAATTGATTCGTTCATATTTACAGAAAAACACATAATTTCCAGTCCATACTGTCTTGTATCTCTGTACATAGGAACGCCACCCATAAAAGATTCTATCTTACCTATAGAATTAGCGATACCACTTTTCTTTCCCGGTTCACGAATCACATAAGATGGAAGTCCTGCTCTGTCCTTCGGATATTCCAGCAATACCTTTATGTTGTTAGGGTTTGTTTCTTTCCGCAAAAACAAATTCTTTGCCTGCTCATAGAAGTTGTAAGAACCATCCTGCGTGTCTCCCAACACCTTATACAAGAAAGAATCCTTTTCATTATTTTTGCTTTCAAAGTCAGTCTGAACATATTCCAAACAACTTTCTACAATCTTTTTTATTTTAACTATCTGTATCATAACTAAATAGCCTTTAAAAATTCGTTTATAACCCTATCCGCGACAACATCTATTTTAGCTTGTTCAAGAGCTTTGTCCATAAGTTTATATGGAACAATACCACCATTCCACCAACTATTAGGATCAGAATTTTCACTCACCCTTCTCCATGTAAAGTAACCGCTTCTCTTTTCTTTTTCAGTAGAAGCAATATTTACTTTAGTCAAACCCTGATAAATAGGAGCTTTGTGCATGTAAGTCGGTTTATTTACACCCAGTCTATTTATTGCTTTTCTTTGTCCTTTTTCAGAAAAACTTTCTGGTAAATTATCGCTTCCTAATCTTCCTGTCTTCTGAACTGCGTTGTAAATCCGTTGCGGCATTATAGAAGCAAATAATCCCGAATCCGCTACAGCTTCCGGCGTTGCATGTCTAAAGGGAATATCTATATACCAGCCTCCATCCTGCGCAATCTTTCTTTTTGGGGAATTTCTAAATCCTTCTTTTTCATCAAAAGGTGGCTGCCCTTCTTCTATCATTAAAGGAATAGAAGATTCTCTGTTTGTCAACCCAAATGTAACGGACAAAGGGGATTCTCTTTCTATGAAAACTCCCCTTTTATATTCATTCCTTGTTTTATGAAGATTGCTTGATATAAGATTTTGCCACCTAAGCTGATATTCCGAGACAACCGCATCAATAATGGAAGAACCTAAAAACACAGATTGATCCCCTGAAAGATTAAACTCTTCCACAAGATCACCTAAATCTATGTTTATCGGTAAAATCATTCCACCACTTTCATTTGTATGTTATCGTTCAAAATAACGCCAGAACCGTCGAAATTAGGTTTTTCAGAGACTATCAAATGCGTTCTTCTTGCTACCGCCTGGATAGGAAGCCTTGTTCTTTCCAATTGTCCTGATTCCTTATTCTTTTTCCATGAAGCACGTACTTCGTGTGGGAAATCCAATACATGAAACTCCAGTTGATGCTGATAATAAACGCTCACAACTGGGTTTAAAGCCATATCAGCAGTCAAAATTATGCAATAAGGATTCGCATCACTTACTTTGTAATCTGCCACTGAAAGTTGTCTTAAAGGCATCGTAGAACCATCAAACACATGTATGCTGTATATGGATAACGGCTTATAAGTAGTAAATATGAAAAAGTTCTCTCCGTCTGTTCTGACAGGAAGATTTTCGCTGAAATAAGAATATTCCTTTTGAATTGTGATCCTGTCAAAATACCCCATATTCGGTTTATCTGTATCCGTCACCGTTACATTGATAGTTCCTATCAGTTCTTCCGACCAACGTTTATAGTCGTTGTTTCCGTTTATTCCGGTTATGAGTGCATGTGTGCTTACAGGGTTCACATAAAAATATCCTGTGCCGAAACAATTCTGACAATCCGTCAAAGGAGAATCTGGCGCGTTACAAGGACATCTCAAAGCCTTTTCGATTACCACCTCATATCCTTTCAAATACACAGCAGAATCGAACTCTGAACGCATAAATTCAGGACTTGCATTGCTTAAAGCCGGAATAGGTGATTGTAAAATGCTTTTTGCCACGATACGTCCTCCTTATAATACCAAAAATTTAAACTGATCGTACACAAGTTTTATCCGTCCTACCGTTTCCTCTATTTCTTTCTGATACTGTTTCAGACGTGCCCCATACCCTGCATTTTCAGCAGAAGCAGTAGAGTTTATGGATTGTCTAAGTCCGTCTATCTCCAGGTGCATGGACGCAATACCCGGAAGATTGAATATCATATCTCCAGCAATATTTAACGGGCCGAATGAAGCGAGCTTACCAACCAGATTTATCAAATCAACCGGCATTTTATCCAAATCAAATCCGGTTATATACTGAATATCCCAATAGTCCGGTATGTTTGTGTACCGTTGAAATCCTATTTGAGTTGTTATACCTGTAAGAATAACATCGGCATTTCCCCTGACCGAACTTGCCCCAGTAGGTACTACACTCATTCTCCGTTTCCCTATCCCGTCCATATCCTTTTCACATGTAAGCCATGCTTGCGGATAAATAATCTGCTCCATCTTATTCAACATACCTGTTAGCGCAAGAGGAACTCTTACAGGACAGTTGGTTTGTATGATAGGGAATTGCTGAAAATAATCTGTCCTGTAATAAGAATGCGTTTCCGATTCAACCAACTGTTTTACAAATTTAAGATTGAAATAGTTCTCAACCTCTCTCTGCGCTGCACTAAGATAAGTTCTAAGAGCATCATCAGAAAAAGCCGTACCAGTTCCAGCCTGTATAGTGATACCATACAAGTAGTTGTTCCACATTTCGGCTACCGAAATGACCGATCCTGTGTTCTTTTTATATTTTATTGTAAACGTCAGTTGTCCCGGCATAACCTTTTATTTTTTAGGTAAAGAAATTATCACATTGATAAGTTCGTCCTTCTGATCTTCTTCTTTGAATCTTCCTGCCTTTTGCTTAGACATACCATTTTCAATAGCAAGAGTTTTCAAATCTTCGAAAGACATTTTGGACATATCTTCTTTCAAAGAAGCAATTTCTTCTTCATTATAAGAACTTTCTTCTTTCTCTTTCTCTTCTTCTATTTCTTTTGGCTTTCCACCATTCATCAATCTTTCACACTCTTTTCTCCAAACATCAGCAGCTTGTTTCATTTTTTCAATTTGAGCGTTCTTGTCGCTGATAATACCGTTCAAACGTTTGATTTCAAAGTCATACTCATCTTTCAGAACTTTGATAGTGGCTTCATCATCCTTTTCTCTTTCAGATTTTTCCTTTTCCAAATTCTCTGCATCTTCCAAAGAAGTGATTCCTTTAAAGCCGCCCGTTCTGATATATTCCCAAGTCTCATCCTTTACGGTTGACTTACCGTTCGTAAACTTCACAAGTTCATCTCCAAATTGGATAACAGTGTTCTTATAGATTGTTGATACGATTGTTACCATATTTCAAACTTAAATTATTAAGGGAAGGGAAGATGTTGCCAAGAGCCCTTTCCTTCCCTCTTGTTTATTTTAATTCCTATGATCTCTTATGCACCTAAGCCTTCATCACCGATATTGATGACACGACACATCTTAGCGGGCTGATACAAAACCGGAGTGCCGTAGTTCAAAATTGCAAATCTACGAGACGGAGCGGTGATTGCAAAGTCGATCTTACGAGTGTCACCGAACTGCAAGTATTCGTTGATCTGGCTATCATTGTAGTAAATCAAAGCAGACTTCGTTCCTGCAATGATACGGTTACGGTCACGAACCTTTGTAGCAGCCGCACCATCATAACCAGCAGCAAGCATAGAAGCCGGAATGGTAAAAATAGGATAGTATTCTGTCGTATCCGTCAAAGTGGTTACTTTCTTAGTACGATAAACCACATAAGCGGTAGCCTGATAAGCTCCACCTACACCGGCTGTCCATTGTAAGTCAACTGACTGATTAGCTGCAACAGCCAAAGCGGTATTTGTCAATTTAAGCGGAGCAGATTCGCCATAGCGATTCTTTGCAGTTACCAGATAGCCATAAGAACCTGCATGTAATGTAAAGTTGGTTTTATCATCTGTAATAACAGCCGGTTTTGTTCCATCTGCAACAGGAGTTGCCGGAGCTTTCGGAGAAGTAGCAGTAGCAGTTGCCTTAATAGGTTTACGAACGTCAAAGAACTTATCGCTCTTAACTGCAACGCTACCAAACTGCGTTACGATATTGTTTACAGACTGGCCCATCGTTGCACCTACAACACTGTTAGCCATACCGACAACAACACGTTTCGATTCATGGAATTTCTTCACATAGTTGTTAAATACAACCGGAGCGGAAACGATACGGTCGATATAACCGTTGTAAACATTTACAACAGCGTCAGCAGCATCTTCTACCAAAGCATCAGTCAAAATGCCACCCTGTGCATCAATAACGGCAGCAGAGCCATAATAAGCATCCAAAATCTGTTCTGTGCTCATACCTTCCGTAGAACCACGATCAGCAGAAGCGACACCCATCATGTGCTGACGGAAAATGCCATCAAATTCTTCTTCCACACAAGTAGAATCCGCACTCGTCAAGTTAGTGTCAATCAAAGTAAGTAACAGAGTTGTCTTGTTCTGTACCTCACGAGTGTACATATTCATACCACCTGCCAACTTCGCCAACATTGCTGGGTCTGTTACCTGCCCTGTCAATCCCATGAACTTAGCGATAATAGATTTGCGAATGTATTGAGTATCGGTTTCTTCCGGTGTTTCACCTTCACGGTTGAAGATACCTACATCTTCACCATATTTGTACAACTGGTTGTACTGATGAACCGTATTCTCGATTCTCTGTTTCGGCATTTCATTATAAACGACCAACTGATTCAAACGGTTGGCAAGAACCTTGATGTAAGCATCCAAAGATTCTATTTTCAAACCTCCACCATTGTTAATCTGGTCGTTGTATTGCATACCGGTCTGTAAGCCGGCTTCCATAGCTTTCAACACGTCAGCAACGTTATTGCTACCTCCAAAAGCTGCCAAATCATTATAATTGTATAATTCCATGATTATCAATATTTTATATTATATTCAATCGAATTGTTTCTTACTTGTGGAACTTGATATTATACTTTTCGTACATGAACTTCGCCAAGTTCTTGCCAATAGTTTCGGCTTGCGTATCTGCCAAGAAAGCTAAAGCATCATCGCCAATGGATTTTTCAAGTTCTTCTCCTTCGTTTTCAATAGCCTTATTGATGGCAGCAGTAACTAAAGGTCGCTGTTTAGTGACAGACAACAAAGTCTTTCCTTCTTCGTCCACTTCCGGTTTCATAGATTTTTCCAAAACGGCAGAAGTCTGAACACCTTTGAAAGATGGAGTTTGTGCGCCGAAAGTTTCCAAAGATTTTTCAATGTTACCAAAACGTTCGTTCATAACCTCTGTCATTCCTTTTACGATATTGGCAGCCAAAGAAGCACCGAAAGATTTCATATCTTCCATAGAGAAAGATTTCTCAACTTTATCTTCTTTTTCCTTGATGTCTTCTTTCAAATCCTTTACGTCTTTCTTGTCCTCTTTTTCGTCCTCTTTAAGAGCATCTTCATGCTTCTTATCGTTGCCGATATTTTTTTCTTCCTTCTTTTCGGAATCCTTCATTTCAGCAACAGTTTTAGACTTCTCAAAAGTTACATCACCTCTTTCCACCATAGAAGCAATATCTTCCGCACTAAAACCAGAGTTTTCGAGTGCCTTGTATAGCGGATCGTTTTTAAATTCATTCAAGTTTAGCATAATATACTATCTATTTAAAAATTATTGTCGAACTCTTTCTACAAGTGTATCAAGAACACTTCTATCCAATCTTCCTTTTTGAACTGATTTGTAAATTTCCCAAAAAGAACCAACATCAAAAGAATGCGACTTTTGGAAATTTACCTTAAAATTGTTATCTATCTGAACTATCCCATTTTCGGTGCAATACTCAAAAAGGATAGCGGATTTCTGCATTTCCAACAAATCGTTCCCCCTGTTCCCTTTACTTTTCTCAATATCAAGATAAGTTTTGGTATTAACAGGCGTCATAGTCAACGCTATGTTTGTAATAAGGGCTTTTGTCACTCTTTTTGGATTCCGTTTATCTCTTTCCAAAGCCTTACCTTCAACGCTCATTCCAGGCTTTCTTGTTGAACCGGATTCCTTCATCTCAATAGCCTTATCCCAAAAAGCACGAGCTTCCGGTGATTTTTCCCATAATTTACCTTTCACAAAAAACTTATTGTCTTTCACATAGGCTTCAATAGGCTCGCCTATCCAAAATCTACTTTTATTGATAGGCGATCTTGTCGGCAAATGATCGAGATTGAACAATCCTGATTTCAAAAATCTATCATATATAAACCCAGACGGCTCTAACACTTCTTCTTCATCGTCCTTTGAAGAATCAGAAGCTACGCCGGAAAAGACCATATTAGAATATGGAGATTCATTCAAAGAATCATCCTTTTTAGCCTTTTCCAAGTCCAAGTCTACATATAATTTGAAACTATCAAACATTCTATGATTGTTATATTAAATATAAGCGTAATAGCGACACTCAAAAATACTGCAAAAATAGGTATAAATTGCAATAACCCAATATTTTAACTTTTATTAATAATTATCACAATCTATACCTTTTGTATTAATGCAATTGCAATCTGTATTTCGATTGTTTGAGTGTGGCAAGGAAATCATCAATCCAACTTACCTCACCATTGTATTCGTCCCGTCCAGCAAGTTCCTTTCTAAACTCAACCGTCTTGTCGAAAATCATCTGGCAAATAGCGATAGGATCAGATTCTTCCACCTCGTCACCTTGTATTTCTCCATCCTTAAACCGTCCGAATCCTGCTTGACCGGCTTCTGCAATCTTATCTTCAAATTCAGAAACATTTTCCGAAAGATCATCAAGATAAACGTGCTTCGAGTTATCTTCCTCTCCCCAATGAATGTTTTTAAGACGGGTCTTAGCACCTTCAAGAAAGTTAAGGTAAGTGTTGAAAATACTCTTATCTTTCCTCTCGGACTTTTCAAGTTCATCTTCCTTTTCTTTCTTAGAAACAGTGTCCTCTTGTGATTTTCTAATATCTTCTGTTTTGGAAACGCCGTTTAATCTGAATTTAGTACCAAACTTCCATTCTTGTTCTCCTTTATCTTCTGTCTTGATAATTACAGAAAAAGGTTTGTCCAAATCTGCCACTTTTTGAAAGGTAGCTAAAAGGTCAGCAAACTTATTTCCATGATCTCCGTCATTATCACTAAAAAAAATTTGGAAGTTTCCATAAGTATATTTGTTTGGTTCTTCGTAAACAGTTCTCTTGAAAGTAATAGCTTTCTCAATCTTTCCTTCATGAGAACAGCCTTCTCCTACTCCATCTTCTGTACGGACGATATTTTTAGTTTCTCCATCCAAAGATTCACGTTGCAATGTATGTACATCTTCCGTATCCATTGTTTTTTCAACTTTCCAATCTTCCGGCAGTTCATCTTCCAAATTAAGCTCTTTTGCACGCTTCTTGATCCATTTCTTTACATCTTCCTTTGGCATAGAAGAACTACCGGACAAACGGATAGCATCTTTCAAATCCTGACGATTTCTAATAGGATATTTTCCATTCGGCATTGCTTCGCCTTTCTTTGTCAAATCTTTTCTTTCTTCATGTGTAAAAGAAGTCTTATTTGCCGATTTTTCCAGCTTTTCAGGGTTTTTCTCACAATAGGTAGTAAATACTTCCTTTGATATTTTCCCGTCCTTGAATGACTTCATTACAAGTTGAAATTCGTCCGGCACTTCAATACCAAGAATACGCTTGATATTATCCTTCATATCAAAAATGAAGTTGTAAAGATCAAGTTCCGTGTAAGGATTGATCCATTCCGACCCTGTTTCCTCTTCCGCATCCACAAGGATATTAACTGGTGTCTGATCGTCAATATGACACATAAAATAGTGAGTCTCTATCCCTTTTCTTTTGGGGATATACTTACCGACAGGAATCAATAAACTTTCCGACATATCAATGCCAGTTTCTTCAAACAGCTCTCTTTTGGCTGCTTGCAAGAAAGTTTCTCCTGGATCAACATGTCCCCCTGGAATGCACCAATCGTTCGATACCGCTCCCTTTTCTCCCACACGGTTCAAGATAAGAAGTTTGTCACCTCTAAAAACCAGTACATCGGCAAATTGCACCTTTCCTTGCTTTGCTTTGAACAAATCAAAATAAACCGATTTTTTAATCAACCCTTGTTTCCAAAGTTCCCGACATTCAAAAAGGTGACGAATATCTTTTGCCATTTCAGCAAAATCTTCATCGTTTTCCAGCCTCTCTATCGACTTCTGGATAGAATTTCTTCTATTGTAAACACTCATTAAATCCTTTGATTGCTGTTTCAAGAACTCACTGAAACAACTCTCTGCCTTCATAGCGGCTTCCGCATTGTCGCTACCTCTCAAAGAATCGTATTGAGACTTCTGTAAAGAGTAGTTTTCCGCAAGTGAATCTACTTCTTGCTTTATTTCCCTTTCCTTTTTAAGAAGCCCCTTGTACTCATCTATTTTTTCTTTTTGCGTCTGTAAACCAAGTAACGCTTTCAAATTCAGTTCCATATCTAAAAATTTTATTTTGAATTACTGCTACAAACTACGTCCGGGATGCAAACATTATCTGCAAAAAAGAAGTCCGGTTTATCAAGTTCAAAACTATAAAAATATTGCGAAATATTATCAAGAGGTATCTGTATAATGTTGGTTACTTTGCCCTTACAACCATTTTTCAGCATGATAACATCTCCAGGTCGTATCTTGTTAGCTCTTTTCATTTTGTTACTACACAAAACAAATGAATCTTCTGTTATTCTGTGTATCGCGTCTTCCCGATACCCCTTTTCAAGAGTTTCGTCCTCGGTAATATAGCACACATCCAAAATACGGGGAATAGATGATGGTTCAAACTGTGTCACCTTAACCACTCTCCTGTAACCGGAAACGGTTCTTATCACGTCTCCTACCTGAATATCCTTTATCCATTTGGAGCTATCCACTGTAGGGATATTGATATAACCAGAGTTGAAAATTGTCCTTGTTTTCATTACACTTCGAAATATTTTGTACCTACTGTAATTTTCACTTTTGACTTCCTTTGAACGCGATCCTTTTCTTCCACTTTTTTAGGTTCAAAAGATTGTGTTTTATCGTCCCATTCATAGCCCTCTGGAACATATCTTAACATACAACGGCAAAAAGGGTGAATATTTGTTAAAACAGGCTTCCAGTCTTTTGACTTTTTACCTATGTTAGTACCGTTGGCAATCAATTCAGACAAATCAAAAATAATAGGTTTAGAACCTGCACCAGCCGTTGTATAAGCATTAAGGCATATTCGGCAGGCGCCTGGATATGTTTCTTTATACACCTTTGCATGAATACCATGCTCTTTCATGATCGTTTGTGCTATACCTATCTGAAAGATGTTCTCCATTTCAGTAGCAACAATGCGTCCCCAATCCCGGTTCCATTCATCCAACCTATGCCCCAATGAACTAACAATGGATTGTACGGATTTCCTTTTCAAAACGCCTTCCGTCAATTCTTCTCTAATAGCTGTTTCCACTTCCCTTTCTCGTTCTGCCACTGCTATTTTCATTTCTTCTTCTGAAATAATAGAAGAAAGAGAATCTTTTATACGTGTCCCCATTCCTTTTATATAAGAATAAGAACGCATAGCCGCAGCATTATATTCTGCCTTTTCTCTTGAAGTGAGTTCCGAGTATTGTTCTTTTTCAACATATTGTTGAAGATCGTTGAAGTTAAGAGAGGATAATTGCGCAGGAGTAAGAATTGCCGCCAAACGTCCAAATATGAATGCTTGCCAATAAGGTGGTATTTTTAAAACTTCTGTCTTTAAATCGAAGTCAAATCTTTTCAACATATCTATATCTTCTTGGGAAAGATATTCCTTACCCAATACATCAGCAATTACACGAGCAATACGGTAATCGACAATGAAAAACAACTGCTGTATTTCTTCCGGTGTAAATAGCATCCTACTTCGATTTTTGTTCCACCATTTTCTTTGTCAAATCCATCAACATATTATTTATCTGTGTCGAAAAGATAACTTGTGCCATTCCTTCATATCCTTCCTGTACTTTTGGATAACGCATAGGATCAACATGATGGTGTATATTTGACACCAAAGGCATCTTTTCGACCTTGATATTTTTGACATATCTCACATTCATAAATTACTTTTCTCCCCAGTTCTTTTCAATGTAAGACATTGCAGCACTCATGATAGGGTTGGAATCGAACGATTTCTGTGTATCTTCTTTGTCTTCTGACGCAATTTGTCGATCCACTTCTTCGTTCATCGCATCACCTCCGTACATAGCTTGCTGCATCTGATATTGTTTTTGAAGCTGGTAGGATTGATTCAAGATGGTATCGGTTTCTGGATTGAATTTACGTCCAGAGTATTTTTCAAAAATATCTTCCAGACAAACCATACCGTTTTGAATTTTCTTAGCATCAATCTCAACCTGCCTTCCTTCATCTTCCGCATCCACACCCGTAAAGACAAATTCAAAATCTTCGTCCAGTTCTGATACAAGATAGTAATTAATTACTTCTTGTAAGAACACAAGAATAGGTTTCAAGCCTTTATCTTTTGAATGCTGCAAACGTTCCTTTTGTCCAGCTTGTCCAAAGATATTTGTTTGATCTTTGAATTGGAATCCAAGCTCTGACGGATCAATACGATAGACAGCACAAGTCATAACAAGTAGGAATTTCACCCACTCACTAAACTCCATATCACGGTTAGTGTTTTTGGATAAATCAACCCATTGAAGGTCTAACCCGTTTATAATAGGCGTTCTATGAGAGCCTTGAATACCAACCATCGTCTGCTGCCATGCCTGTCTAAACTCACTCAAAGAAGCCTGTGATATGTTTGGATTCTTAACATTGATAATTCCTTTAGGGTTAGACCCTTTAGAAAAATATGAACCGTTGTATTCAAACCCCCACAAAATCCATGTCATAACACTGGACAATGTTTCCAATTCAGATGTTCCGTACCCGTTTTTATAGATGTTGGTGGATTTGTTACGGATACCGATACCCAATTCCCAAGGATAGAAGATAACACTTTCGTGTGTAACAGGATGCTGCATGATCTGACCTTGCCAGCACATACAGTATTTTGGTAAATAACCTTTGAACCGGTATTGCTCAAATTCTTCATGGAACTTCGGATCGATACTGTCAAGAAAACGTACCAAAGAAGCATCTACGGCTCGATAACGAGCCAGATTCCATGATCTGTCCCTTACTATTTCAAATGCAAGCTGATCCAAAGTAAGGCTATCAAACACAACTTTTCTCCCAAAATCTTGGAATGTATCAAACGATTCCCATTTGTCGTGAAAACCACCTTCTTCCAAAAACTTTCTGATATAACTAATTTTAATCTGATCTTCCCTTGAGCGTTCTGCGCTTACCTTTTCAAAAGGATTTCTTTTCCTTCTAATAGTGTATCCTTCTTTCTGTTCATCCGTACTGAAATGGAGAAAGTTCTGAACCTGTTCGACACGGGTATTGACAACAGCCCGAACAACAAAGATGTCCCCCATTCTCCGAAGCACTTCGAACGGCATAGAACCGTAAAAGTTAGGATCTTTGTAACCCCTTCCCGTATCGCTTGCTTCGTCCGGGTTGAAGAACACAGCCTTTACATCGTCCTGTCTTTGGTTGATGTTCCCCATGTAAAGATTAGCTTTCACCAAATCCCCCAAGTTGTCAGATCGGGACATCTGTTGTAATTTAGATTGAAGTACAGTAGGAAGAGTTTTTTGCAATCCTACAATATCTTCCAAAGAAAGGCTGGTCAGACCCTTTAACAGGTCTGACTTTCCTTGATTTTTATTTTTGTCTCTTTTCCTACTCACGTCAATAAAAAATTAAGCGGAAGCGCCTGCTGCCTGTGATAGCGTAATTGTTATTTGCTTTGTTCCTTCCGATTGTTTTACAACTGCTGACCCTTCTCTTGCTGTACCAGTATTGACCGCTGCTACAACGGAATATTCGGTTGTTCCTTTCGAAAAACCTGTACCAGAAACTGTCGTAGTATAATTCACAGCCACAGGACTACCACTATTCTTTCCATTTACCGTCTTTTGTTTTGTAGAAGAAATAGAAAGAGTTTTTGTTTCACCCGTAGCAACAAATTCCACTCTTGAAGGGTTTGAAGTCAAATTATAAGTATAAGCAACGGTTGCTTTAGGCTGACTTAAATTAATCGTAATTGATTTTGCGCCCGACCCTTCTTGTGTCACAACAAGAGTTCCTGTTCTTCCGGTAGTCTCATTTGTATTTTCAGTGGCGGAAACAGTATAATTTGCTCCCGATTGAATTTTCAAAGAGAAACCCGTACCGGTTACCTTTCCTGTAGTATTTACGGTAGTTGGAGAACCACTGTTCTTACCGTTCAGCTTCTTTTGTCTGGTAGAAGTGATTGTGACCACTTGATCACCTGCCGTTGCAGCAAAAGTAAGAGTTGTCTTATTAGCCGAAATTGCATTTTCATAAGAGATAACGGATGCAGCTTGACTTAAAGAAATGGTTGCTGTTTTTCCACTCTCATTCTGAATGATTGTAGCTGTACCAGTTCTTTGCTTGTCAGTAGGATTCTCTGTAGCAGAAATTTGACTTATTCCCGCATTACCCGAAAAACCTGTACCAGAAATTTTAATCTGAATAGCAACGGCTATGGGTTTCCCGTAAGGCGCACCGTCCCGATATTCCTGCTTGCTGGAAGTAACAACAAAATTCTTGCTTTCACCCGTATTAACGAAAGAAAGAGATTTTGTCTGCAATGTAAACGTATATTCCGTTCTATCAAGAACGTTTACATAATTGATCTTTTCTTCTTCCAGTCCTTCGGGATAGCCGATAAGACCCAATCCATTAGCAAGACACCATTCTTTGAACTTACCGATATTGTAGGTAACGCCAGCATCAATCACAATACCGAGAGACTTGTAATATTCAACGTCACCTACCGTATTTTCAGTTACAAAAACATTCATCTGACTGTCAATACCATCAGTTATGACAGTCATTTGCTTACTTAAATCCTTTGTTGTAAAAAGAAGTCTTAACATAGCTTCTAAAAATTAATGAGCCACTACTTCGAACTTCTGAACGCCATCGTCAGACATAACAACAAGATTCAAATCTTCCTTTTTAGACAAACCAAGATCAGCCAAAGAAAATTCCATAGGTGTACGTCCGTTTACTTTTGAAACAAGTACTTTCTTGTCACCTCTGATTGTTCCATAACGTCCTACAGAATCCTTTAATGTTACTGTATTGGGAAAATAAATTTCCACTTCTTTCTCCGCTGGAACAGTCGTAGCAATTTCCAAAACACAAACATTGCTACTATTCCAAGAAGCCTTTACGGAAACAACCTCATTCAGTCCTTGCGGTTCGATTGTAAGAGTAAGCGCGTTGTTTTCTGCAAACGCAACCAACTCTTTATGCTGAACACTTTCTCCCACATTCCATTTCCAGCCTAAAGCAAGGAAAGCATCACTTCCTGCTTTTTCATCAGCAGAAGGATTGACAGAACCGGCAGGAACAACACCTCTTGGAGATTCAGTGATAAAAACTCTTTTTTGTTCACAAGAACCATCTGTAACGACAACTACGTCAATTTTTTTATCTGTATTAATAAAACGATAAAGTCTCATATCTCAAAAATTTTAATTGCAAGTTATCTAAATAGAAGGACGACTGTCATTCTTATCCTTCATTTTTAAAAATCCATTTTCGTCAAAGTCCCTTAAATATTTCCTGATCCATGAAGGGACAAGGTTAGGACTGATCTTTCCTGCATTCTCAACAATGGAAACAGATTCCCTGACGATAAGAGCCGTGCTCATCAAAGACCGAAACCAAGTAAAAGTAGTGGTGATTTGTCCATCTATCGTATACCCACCCAAAACATGAGCTACAATAAGCAAACAACTATACACAAAAAGTTTTGTCATAATCATTGCAAACCCTTTAGAGGAAAAATCCTTCTTCCTTAGATGAAACACCCAGCTTACAAGAGTGTCAATCGCAATAAGTACGACAAGAAACTTTAAAAACTCCCAGTCCCTAAATATATATTTTTCTATCCAGTCCACAATAGGAGATAAAGGTATAGCGACAAGTAATGGATAACAGAAGCTACCCAAGTAAGCCTTTATATAATGTATTCTCTGTTTTCTTTCCATTACTTCACAAGGCTTAGTCTTCTTTCTTGTCAGATTTTTCAGATTTATCGGAATCTTCTTTTGCTTTCTTCTTATATTCGGTGTCTTTCTTGTAGGGCATACCCACAATACCTTTTCTTCTGTTTTCAGGGGTATCTTTATAGAAGCCAATCTTGTTTTTCACAGGAAGTCCAGTCATTCCAGCTTTTTCGATTGTTTCGGTATCCGCGTCCTTCCATTCAATCTGCGGTTCACGATAATACACAACAGATTTGTTGAAGTTTTCATCAACCACAACAACACGGTTTAAGGACACGAAATCAATAGCTCCGCGTTCCTGCTCGGTAGGATCAATGCTTTTAACTACATCAGAAGCAAAGTCTCTAACTTGCTCTAATGAGTAAACCTCCCAGCAATTCTTTTCTGCAAGGTCTTTAAATTCGTTTATAGGGTATTCTCTGGTACTCATGGGCGTAATCATTTATAATTCAACACACAAATGTACCCAAAATTTCCTATAACAAAAACTTTTTAAAATAAAAACTCTCAGCAAGCACTTTCCTTGTTGGGGTGGCAACCGTACTGATACTTGCTGAGAGTGCCGTTCTCGCTCCACCCAGCGATCAAAGGTAACGGCTTAGCCTCTTAAGGTAGGAAGAAATTAAACTGAATTTTTGATTGTTCCTATGCGCGAAGAGCAATGTTACTTCAAAAGAAGCCTTTCTCACGGGAAGCTAATTATCCCACGACATCCTATAGGAAGCCTTAATGCCAGTGTTTCAGGACTTATCGTATCGGTTTATACTTCTATAGGGGAGCCGGCATTCTCAAACTCCGTTGGTCGCTCCAATCATTTCAATCTAACACTTCCAAAGTGGGGATTTTAATGTTGTTCCCCTCAACATCACATAGCCTTCAAGAAAAGAAGGGAAGTTACCGCGAATCACTTCCAATCTTCAACTTTTTAGCTATCTCATCTCGACTGCAAATATACAACTATTGTATGCAATAATTGAAATTTTTACAGTTAAAAGTTGTTAATGTCAATGCCACATGCAGCAGCAATCAATAGAGACACCTCCTGTTCCTCTTTTGGCATCTGCCGAATAGTAGCAAAATATCTTTCAGGATCATGCTGATAGCTGTCAAGAACAGCTTCTTGTTGATCCTTTGTAACTCCGTAAAAAGACAGTACGTCTTTCTTTTCTTCTTCTGTTAGGTTCTTTTTATCCTTGACAGATAATGTTTTCTTTTTCATCGTTTCCTGTGCGTTTTCTTATTCTTGTTTTTCTTTCTTCGCTTGGCGATGTTCTTTTTGTTACGTCCCTTTTTAGTGGAAGAACAGAAATATAAACTATCGCTAAATAGAAATTCATCCAGCATATCTTCGTTGGTATCATTTTCATTTAAAAAATCGTCCGCATCTTCTTCATCCATTTCTTTACAAATTCTTTTGTAAGGTGCGTTTCCACAAAATCCAGGTTTTTGCTTAGACTGCTTCTTACAAACAAAATATTCATCTATGTCAATTCCTGCCGCGCATAAATCCATCAAAAGGTTTTCTATTTCCACAACAGAACAACCCTTCATGCGGCTATCATAAAATTCTTTGGGATTGCTTAAAAATTTATTTCTAATTAAATTATCAATATAAAGTCTTTCATTCGGACTATTACCTAAAGACGATTCCATCCGTTTTAAAAAATCAGTCCTATAGTTTGCAGCTTCCTTAATGCTTTCAAAAGTATGAATAGTTCCTTCGACTTCAATTAAAATCTTTTCCATGATCAAGCTGCCTCCGATGCTTTAGATTTCTTTAGTGCCTTTTTGAATTTATCTATAACAAAAGTAGGGACAACTCTTTTCTGATTTACCATTTCCTCTCCGGTCAACAGTTTTAAAAAGAATTGAGCGGACTTGTATTTGCCTTTATCTTGCAGACTGTCTATCCTATTTATGATACCTATAGTTTCAAGATAGCAGTCAGAATTGCAGTGTTGCGTATTATACATAAATCTATATCGATTGCTATTTTTTCTTTTAATACAATTCCTTACGTGTGTCCATTCAGCTTTATCCATTTTCTTTCTAAAAGCATTTTTCTTTAGCCTGGACAAAGCTATCATTTTTCTGTTTACAATAGCTTCCATATCCTCTAAAGGAGGTAAATTCAAAGAATAGGATTGAGAATTGGGATATTTCCTTCTTTGTCTTTCCCTTTGTGTATCAGAAGTATAAGATTTCGATCCGAAAAGTCTTTTTATCTTTTTTATCTGTTGAGCTACTTTAGAAGTAGACCAGCCTAATTCTTTCGCCATTGTCTTTTGTGACATAAAAGAAATAGAAGAAAATTTTCTCCCATAACGGATTTCTCCATTTTCAACAAGAAGATTGTTCTCATGAGAGGCTAAAGAAAAATACCTTCTTTTCATCTCCGCATAAATAAGAAAAGCTATGAATACAAAATCACATCTCAAATTCTTATCTTTCAAATAGAAAGTCCTTCTCAATTGAGATAAATCTGCAAAAATGGTAGGGAACTTCTCAACAAGAGAGTAAGCATTGTGTCTATTTATAAACTTTAGTTTCCCATCTTCAAGTTTTATAAGGGTACGGTTGTCTTCTAAAATTGAAGCAAGACGAACTCTTCCTATTGGAAAATGTCTATTAACAATAGAATGCAATTGGTTAAAAGTAATGTTCCCTTTAACTTTACCTTTCTTTAATTCAGTTTCATAAGCCCATCTTATCATTTGGACTTCTATGAAGAATATTCTGCTATGTTTGTTTTTTGATTCTTTTCCCAACAACATGATGTTGTGTTTAAAAATTTACAAGAGCAAAAATACAATTTTTGCTGTTGGGTTAAATAAGATAAGAAAAATTTATCTGTATTTTTAACTCTATTTAGCATCTAAACCGTGCAAACAAAACAATTTTCACAAATTGTTTCTTGTACCACAAAGATACACAAAAATTTTGTCTCCACAAAATTTCAACAATTGTATTTTTTTACAAACCATGTCGCAACCACCCGTTCGCACGCCTCGCTTCGCTCACGCGCGCCCGTAGGGTTTCTTTCCCACCCTCCATCCCTTTGTCTTGATTTCCGTTTCTTTTACGCGTATGCGCGTTTTTCTATTCTTCTTTTTAATAGGATGTCATTCATTTTTGTTTTCACTTTCCTATCTTTTTCTTAGTAGGAGTATCTTCTTTTATTCTTTTTCTTCTTTTGTAAATATCATCATTCTTTCCTTTACTCTTATCCCTACTTAATAGGATTTGGAGATCAAATCCGTTCTCACAAACAAGCGTCAGCTTTTTGTGAAACGCAAGATTTCACAATAACCCATTTTATTATGACTAATTTTTATATCTATAAGACTTATCGTTAGATAGAAAAAGTCATAATAAAGATTTAGCTGAAAGATAAATCGTAATGGGTTTATTATGAAATTACATATAGAAACTGAAAACAACATTTTGTTGTTGTAAGGTTCTAAGGATGTGGTGGTTATGATGAAAACATTTTGACAAGGAAATGGAGGGGAAATGATGGCATTAAAAAAGGAACATGTAAATGAAAAATGGGTAGCAAATCAATTTGACCGCTACCCACCCATCGAATAGTAAAATAAGAATTTTGAAGAAAATGTCAAGGTGTTCGGTTTAGGATATTATGTTGTTGTTAGGTGAGGACGATTTCTCAACCACCCTCACCTTGCTGTTCACATGACAAACGATTCTAAAATTCCAAATCTTTATTTTCGTTTTCTACTCTTTGCTTCAAAGATACAAATTTTGGACGATATTCGGTAACTCTTATCATGCCAGGTTTTACTTTTGTTTTGCCTTTTTCTCTTATAGCTATTATCTTTTCTATTTTTACAGGGTTGTTTATCTTCTTCCAATTTTTCTGCTGGAAGAAGGTGTTTTGTTTTGTATAGTTTTTATCTCTATACATTTTCTTGACACCTTTCCATTCGTAGCTTCTTAAAATGCCATCTCCCACTCTTAGTAGGATTTTTCTTCCTGGTAAGTATTCTACCATAAGGAGGTTCTCACCAGATATGTTTTCTTCTTTAGGAATCATTTCTACAGGCATATCTTTAGGGAAGAAACCTGACTTAAAAGCATCTAAAGCCTTTCCATTCCAAGTAAATAGTAAGAACACCCTACCCTTTCTGTCTAAGTAATATGTGACCACCTTTTCCATATCCTTACTTTTTATTTTGTTTGTTCATGTCGTAATAGTTGATAAAGATAATGTCAAATCCAATTGCTCCGTTTTGTTTCATTTCAATTGAACTGAATCCACCGTCCCAAATAAGGGCAATAAGTTTGTAATCTGGTTTATCTACAACCTCGGATATCCCTTCTTTCTTTAACCTTTTCTTTTCTTTCAGATAATTCAGAATCCCATCTATAAAGGTTTTTGTATCTTCCATATCATAAATATCGAACTTTGCTTCGAGACTTGTATAAGGAACTATCCCTGATTTTTCATCAAAAACCTCGTTTACACTTAATTTATAACCTGTATTGAGGCTATATTTTATAGCTTTTCCTCCAGTCTCTATAGCAACCCTTTCGCTGTAGGCTTCTTTTGGAATGAGTTTATCAGCTTCTTCAACCAAAAAATCTTTAGAAGAAGCATCCAATATTTTAAATTGAATATCCATAATTTGATAGATGTTCAATTCTTTGGAGGTTTCTTGCTCTTTGGTAATTTCTGATTCTTTAGAGGCTTCCTGCTTGCATCCACACATCGAAATAAGTGTAAATAATACACTGATAAAAATTACTCTTTTCATGTTATTTGTTGTTTTTAATGATTTCACGTTTGATATTGTTGTTTGTATCCTTTGCCAAAGGAACCGCTATCAGGATTGAGAAAATCCAAAATCCGGTAAACCAAAGTAGGTGTTCAACACAGTTCACCAAATCGACCTTAAATAAGGTCACTACAGCGCCTAAAATGTTGTACAGGGTACAAATGGTCAGGATGGATGCGATAATAGGTTTACCAGTATAATAAAGCCCAAATCCACCCCACATACAGGTCATGATAAAAGCCCTGAATGGCTTTTTCTTCCTTGTTTCGTAAAGCAACTCTTGCCTCTCCGTCATTTTCGTTTCCATACTCCTATTAGTTTTTGATTGTGTAATTGATTATCGTGTTTTCTTCTGTGCAAGATTGTGTCCAGAGTGAAGGGATGGTTGCATCTTCCACCATCATTAAATCTACTCCAAATTCTCTATTATCATTAAAGAAGTATCCTTCTTGGTTATAACAAAGATCAATGTAATCGATATTATATGAAAATACTCTCGCTAAAATAGGATAAACACTATTCGGGTTTTCAAAAGAAATGATTTCTACTCTCTTACCATCTCTTGTACAGACGGGTTTGTCAGCTTTTGCTTCTTCTAAATTGAAAGGTTTCATAATTCTATTTGTTTTTGTTACTTGAATATGCCGCAAAAGTAACATCATTTTGTACAAAAACGAAGCCTTATAGGTTAATTTACGTGAAAATGTAATAGTATATTCTTACACTTTTGTAAATGGAAATAAAAATCCCTGCCTCTCACGAAGAAAGACAGGGACAAAACACTGTGGCTAAGATTTTAAGCAATTAATTGTTTGGACAACTTCAAGTAACAATACAAAGTTAGAAATTTCACCGGAGATTCAAGCGAATTTTCGTCAAATTCATACTCATTCAGCCATTTTTCCATTTCTTCCAGGTTCAGATATTGCCATTTTTCCTGTTTCATGCACTCTGCAAGCGCGGGAAAGGTATATTCCTTATCCTTGTTGAATTTCTTGCATACCCTTTTGAGATAACTTTTCCTCCCGGAATACCAAACATCACCGGCAGACGACATGCAGTAATAGGAATTGTCTTTTCTTTTTGCTCCGAACCGGGTAACAATAGGGAAATATACCCTATCAGCAAGAAAAATGAATGGAATATACCATAAACCGTACAAAAAAGTCAGAAAACCGTTCAATTTTGCTTCTGGAATGAATTTTTTGAGCGTTTTTCTGAATCCATAAGCAAAATACCAGTTGTTAGCACCTCTTTTTACTTTGATTGTGTATTTCAAATGAATGTTCCTATCATACACCCTATCCCATGGTTTTACTTTTTCTGTGTTCATAGAAGGAAGGTACGTCCAAAAATGTTTCAATGCACTGAAATAGGGATTGTAAATGGTATGTCCGTGATCAGAAACATAGGAAAGGATGTTTTTCAGTATTTCTTTTGCTAAAATGCCTGTTTTGTGATCTTCCATCCCCTCCGCTATTAATGCAAGAGATGGAAGTAAGTTCCAAATTTGGTCTTGTGAGACAAAAGGAGAAAAACAGGGGTCTTCATTTTCAAGTTCGATACCGTTCGAGTAACCACTTTCCACTTTGAAAGCGTCAAAAAGGTCTTTTGAATTTACCGATATGTCGTCTCTAAGGAAGAATCCAGGCTCGTATTTAAAATATACTTTTGGATTCTTCATCTTTTCATCCTCATAGACACTCAAAGAAAGTCTTTCTATTGATTTAAGACACCAGTAAATTTTATCTACACAAGATTTATCCCCCAGCGCAGCTTCTATATACAAATAATGTAGGTATTCCGCCATATTGATCGTCCCGTCTCCCCAATATAAGGTTTTCAGCCCTGTTGTGTTACTCTTTGTCACTTTACTTGCTGGGATATTAGTTCCCCGGCAATTGTAGTTCTCTGCCACTACTACAAAATCTTTAAAGAAAATGCTTTTCAGTTTTGTATATTTTTCGTCTATTGTCATAGCTGTATATATTAATGTATAATAAAGGCGGAACTTTCGCCCCGCCTGAACCAATAAAAACAAAAAGTGTGATGAAGAAGATTATTCCTTTTTCTTGGTAAACAATCCAAACAGCCATTCGATAAGTCCGGAATCAAAAACGCCGTTCGATGCTAATCCTGCTCCAAATCCCCATAAGAGTGCTTGCCACCAATCCAGACCTTCAAACATTCCAAGATTGAATCCCCAGGCAAACATTCCAAGTCCGATACCGATCACCCAAGAGATGATCCGTTGTACCCATTCGGAAGGTTCTACTTTGAAAAGTTTCTTGATAAATTCGGTTACGACTGCTGTAACACCCACTACTCCTGCAAAAGTAGCGAAATTTGCAGCGTAATCTACTGTTTCTTCTGGAAGTTCCCCTTGTGCAAAAATACAGGCGACATAGGAGAACATAAAAGCCAATGTCAATAAAATTTTGTTCATGATAAATTGTTTTTGAGCTAATTAACCGCTTCAAAGATAAAAGAAAAGGAGCACTTTCGCAAGCACCCCTTCTCAAAACTGTTTAACCGCAATGTCATTGATTAACTTAATATGACAAATAAGTTCGATTTACTATTTCTTCGCCCCAACCTTTACCCGATAGGCTTCATAAAGGTTGTTGACTACAATTTCCAAAGCATTTACGTTCATGCTTTCAATGATCTTCTCTCCTGGAATGGTTGTTTGCCAAATGGCATTCCCATTCTGATCAATAGTTTGTTCTACCGTTGCATTAGGATAGACCTTTTGTAGCTTTTTGATAGCTGCTTCTAAACGTTCTTGATATGTCATGACTTTATTTTTTCTTCAAAAATAGATGTAAGCTCTTTCAATCGCAAATACATTAACATATGTTAAACTTCTTCTTGTGGTTTGTAATAACATATTCTTACATTTACCTTTGCTGTCAGAATATAATTTTACGACATGAAAGGAAAGGAAAAGATTTTTGTAATTAAAAACAGGAGGTATGAGAGTTGTATTATCCTGGCTGATGCTGGTTTTAAGCCTTTGTACTGTTCACAGACAATGGAAAACTATGCCGACTATATAAAGATAGAAGGTGATTTGTACTACGGAATAACGAAAGATCAAGTCTTGCCAGGAGATAAGATTGTGAGTGTGGAAGATTTTCTTGAAGAATGGAACGAAAGGAAAGAAAAACAGAATCTGGTATGATACGGTCGGTCATGATATATCTTCTCATAGATGCAATGGCGAAATATTGCACTTATGAGAATGAGTTTTACATCTTGATATTGACTATTTTGATAACAAGTGTTATTCTTACACTAAAAATATTTTGAAGAAAATGTAAGAATATATTTTGACATGTAAGAATAAACTATTACATTTGCAACAGAAAAATAATCAAAAATGAAGGAGAATAAATTAAGGATACGTGAAGTCATGCTTGAAAAAGGCATTTCAGTCAATGAAATGTCCGAAAAGTTAGGAATAACTCGGCAATCGTTTTATTCTATCGTGAACGGGAATCCTACTATGGATACATTGATTAGAATAGCAAAATTTTTAGGCGTGAACATAAAACAACTATTTAAAGAAGATGATAATGGAAATATTAGTGATAACGAAAAAGAAGAAAACGATGAAAGAGACGAAATTTAAAGTAGGTGACATTGTTAAGGTCAAATCTCTTGACTGGTACAACAGTAACAAAACAGAAAATGGTTCTGTGACTGTCGAAGGCCCTATTGCATTCACAAATAACATGAAAAAATTATGTGGCAAGTTCTTTTGTATCGAAAAGATAGATGAAGTATGTATTTCTTTGAAGACACAGAAAGACTTTGTGTTCCATAGTTGGATGTTGGAAGATCAGGTGTACAAACTTGAAGAAGTAGACCTTTCAAAAGAAGAAGTGAATGTGAATGATCCCAAATTCTTCACAAGGAATCTCGTTCCTTTATGGATAGAAGGTAAACTTATCTTACCTATTTACAAAGCTGTGCCGGCAGTTACGAAATTTCAGCCATTTCAGAAAGTTCTTGTAAAAGACATGGCATCAATCAACGATTGTTTTACTGTGTGGTCAATTGATTTTTATTCTTATTTTGACATGGAATCCCATAAGCACCGCTGTTTAGGAGGACTGTGGGATCATTGTGTTCCGTACGAAGGAAACGAACACCTTCTTGGTACAAGAGAAGAAACCTGTTAATCTTTTCATATTTTAAGTTTCCTAGCGGAATGTTCCGCACAAGACTTCCGCCGGTTTTTGTTTTACTACTGTAAATTTTACCGCAATGAGCTATTTTATCTTAATGGGAAGAAGATTACCCAAACAAGCTGTAACAGGCTTCAAGTTTCAAAATGAAACAGATAACATTCGTCCTTTTCTTTCAATCAGAATAAGAGGAAAAGAAGAAATCATTCCTTTTAAAGAGAACAAAGACATGTCTCCTGTAAAACAGTATCTTTGTTCTGTATTCCCCAAATTCGTAAAAATAGGTGACTGGTATCTCAAAATGTCAGAGATCAGAGAATACAAACCGGTAACTGCCGAGGATAGAAATCCTTACATCTTATTCAAGACATCTAAGTTTGGAAATATAAAAGTTCGTTTCCCAAAAGACGAAAATATGAATGCAGAATTACTGGTATTAGATCAACTTTTCGATGTAGAATAATATAATCATCTCAAAAACAACAAAATATGGAAACGAAAGATAGAACAAAAACAGAAGTCTCTATTGAATTAAGGGAAATTCAAAGAGAAATCAGTAAAGCGAGAAGTATGCGGAACTGGGCTAAAATCACATATTTGAACCAAAAAAGATTAAAGCTCCAGGAAGAAATGGACTATATAAAATCAAAGGACAAGTTCTATTACCAGGAACAGAACATGGAAAAATCTCTTGTTTCCTGGGCTGCGAAAACACTCAATTTGTCACTTAATATGGCGGACTTGTCTGTCTATTATCTTGATCTGTACATGGTCCATTTCAAGGAAAGAGGGTTTGTTCCTACTGATGAATGGAAGGAAAAAGAAAAGGCTTTTCGCAATGCAGCCAATCAATTGTCAGACTATATGAGGTATTTCTTCAAAGGAAAATCATCTGACGATAATTCTGAAAGCATGTCCGAACTTATGGACTTGATAGAAAGAGATTACTACACTGACAGAGAGAAGGTTCATCATAAACAATATGAAGAGAAAGTGTGAACGATATACCATTCAAAAATAATAGAATATGGAAAAAGTTTTTATAACTAAATATGCCTTAACAAAAGGCATATTGGAAAAAGAAGTGAAAATACAAGATCATGGAAATGGATATATAAGGGCATACGAGAAAGGAGGGTTTCCAAGTTATTCTTTAGGTAAGGAATGCTTTAGGACAAGAGAACAAGCTATGGAAAGAGCCGAGAAGATGAGATTAAAAAAGATCGCTTCTTTGAAAAAACAGATAGAAGCATTGGAAAAGATGAAATTCAAATAGATATGAATGAAAAAGAATATTTACAGCAGGAGTTAAATGAATGGTACAATATTCAGAGCACATTGTTGAATTTCTTAAGTCGATGTAGTGATGAAACAACAGCCTTTGTACGAGGTTCTCTTTAAGAACTTGCAGAGAGTTTAGAGACAGAACAATAATTCACTTCGCGAAAGATATTAATTTAACAAAAGAAAAATGGAAAGAGAAGATATTGAAAAAGCAGCAAAGTCTTATCAAGAAAAAGATCATGATATCTGGACAGGTAAAGGCATGGCAGTAGAATTACAAAAAGCCTTCAAAGCTGGTGCAAGCTGGCGCATAGGCAGCGTGTGGCACCCCATAACAATAATTCCAGAATGCTATCGTCTTGCTATATTTATCCCTAAAAAGGTGGGGATAACGAAACGCTTTCCTGTTATGGGTGTGTTGGAAGAGAACAAAGTTTTTGTATCCAGCCGTCCAGGATGTATTTTATACAGATTTTATGAAATGGAATCATGGGCTTATTTAGATGATCTATTACCTTAAAAACAGCATAAACAATATGGAAACGAAGAAAAAGACATGTCCTAAGTGCAAACATGAAGATGGGTCGGGACAAAATAATATACACGACATGAATCCTGAACATTTTTGCAAATGTCCTATACAATCTATTATGGAACGAGATGGGGTTTGCTATTCTTGTGCGTTTTGGATCAGACTATATGAAGAGAATAAGAATAATCCCAATTGGTTGATTATAGATGGAGAATCATGGATAGTTCACCCGTTTGTTCCCAATACAAACAACAAAACACGAAGATTCATGGGTATGGGAGGAAGAATAATGGAGGCTATTTCAAATGATGGGAGAAAAATCATTTCCAATGATTGGTGGCATCAAGGGAAAATTCCAGAAGAATTTAAGGAGTTAATGCCTGATAATGCCAAATGGGTAGAATGAGTTTAAGAAAAATACATAGATACAAAACAAACAATATGAATATAGTTGAATTAATAAAAGAGTGTCCAAAGTACACTAAATTGTACACGATTACACATGGAGAAGTCTTACTTGATCATGTTGAGGACAATTGTATTGTTGTGATAACTGAAACATCAAACGGCTTTACAAAATATTTGAAATTGGATGAATTAGGCAGACTTTCAGAACACGGACAGACAGTTTTGTTTCCGTCAACATCAGGAACATGGGATGAGTTTGATATTACTAAAATAGAAATAAATTCTCCTTTTGTGCCAGGGCAAGTAGCTTACAACGAAGAATTTTGTTCATTTGGTTTTGTGGACATGAACGGCGTTTCCCTTAAAACAAATGAAGGACAAATATTGCCTATTTCCCGTTTGGCTACGGAAAGCGAAATTGATATCTGGAATCAGGAAAATCATAAAAAGCATCTGCATTATTCTCTTGCGAGAAAGAAATTTGTTTACTATTTCTGTCCTTTTGATAAGGTTCTTGTAAGACAAGACAGAAATAAAGAATGGGTGGCAGATTGGTTTTCTCATATTACCAGTACAGAGCCAGAAGAAAGGATATATGTTACCGTAGGAGGCAAATGCTGGGCATATTGCATTCCTTTCGATAAATCAACCGCTGATCTTGTAGGGTCGGCATCTGATTTCGAAGAAAACGAATAACTTTTTAAGAAAAACAAATAAGATTATGGAACAGAAAATGGCAACAATCCCGTTTGATTTAGAAACGGCGAAGAGAATAAGAGAAGGGAAAATACCAGGTCAGATTGTGACAGAGAAAAGCCGAAATATGAGTTTAAGCCGTTTGACAAAGTGCTGGTAAGAGACGAGGACGATAAAGAATGGCATATCAGCTTGTTTGCAAGGGAAATTGTGGACGATTCTGATGGATTGTCTTATAAGTATGAATGTTCCATTGGAACATTATGGGACTGTTGCATTCCTTTTGAGGACAATGAATGTCTTTTAGGAATTGCTGAAAATCCAGAAAAATGAAATATATGGGGAATAAAAGCAGGATAAGAAACGAAATAATCCCTATTCTTCTAAAAGTTATACTACGGTAAGATAATCCATTTTATGATCAAAGATTTGTTGCTATATTTGTGATGCAATCAAATAGAAATGAGTAGTCTTACTGTAGTAATGAGTATTGTTCCGATAACCAATACTTAAACTATATTTCAACGGCTTTGTATCTTCCAATACAGTAGGACTATTCTACTTTATTTGATTGCAACGGGAAGGGCAAAGCCGTTTTCTTTTGCCCGTAATCAAATATTTAAAGTTATGAACGAATTAGTTTACAGAAAAGAAAATCAAGCATTAACTAATAGTAGATTAGTAGCAATGAAGTTTAACAAAAGACATTCTAATGTTATTAGAGATATAGAAGAGCTTTTAGTCAAACTACCTGAAAATGAACGAAAACTCAATTTTGAGCAATTGGAAGAAGATGTCGAAATATCAAACGGTGGTTCTAAGAAATTAAAATTTTATGCAATGACAGAAACAGGATTTACGCTTCTTGTTATGGGATTTACTGGAGAAAAAGCAATCCAGTTTAAATTAGAATATATCGCAGCTTTCAATAAAATGAAAGAAATCATAAAAAGAGCATCCTTGCCGTCTTACCAGATAGACGATCCTATTAAAAGAGCGGAAAAGTGGATAGAGGAACAAAAAGAAAAGAAAGCACTTGAAACAAAAGTGGGAGAATTGTCTGCTGAAAATAAAGAATTGGAAAAGAGAATTGAAGAAGATACTCCAAAAGTGATTTTCGCAATGGCTGTAACCGAATCCAAACGATCCTGTCTTGTTGCAGAGCTTGCAAAGATAATCTGTCAAAACGGAATGGAGATCGGACAAAACAGATTATTCAAGTGGTTAAGAAAGAAAGGCTATCTGGGAACAAAAGGAGAATACTATAATCAGCCTATGCAACGCTATGTAGAAGCAGGATTGTTTGAAATAAAGAAAAGGGTAATCACAAAACCAAACGGAAGTACGATAACCGTATCGACACCTATGGCAACTCCGGCAGGACAACTGCATATCTTGAACAAGTTTCTAGAATACTATTCCAAGATGCAGTGATCTTCCCATAGTATAGTATTGCTGGAAATGTTAAAATCATTTTTCTTGAAAATGTAATACTATACTATGGCAAGCAAAGCCTATTTTTCATGTAAAAATTACAATAAGTCAAACTTTTTTGCATATAGGGCGTACTCAAAGAATGAAAATTTATAAATGGTTGATATTTAATATATTATCTTCAAAAATTACCAAAAACCGATTTTTAATACTCATTTAAAAAAATATACAATAAGTCCTCCTCCTCCAAAATCAGTATCATTTTACCCAAATGTTAATTACCTTTTTAAAAATGTAAGAATATACCTTTACAAATAGGCAGGAAAAATGTTACCACCTGTTAAAATAGGAGATTTGCTTCTATTGAAAGAAACAACACTTATTCTATTGCTACAAATGTGTCTATAGATACTACTCGGAAGTAGGAAGAATCCTGTGATTTGTAATAATATATTCTTACATTTTGGACTGATTTTAACAATTTACGAGTATCATTTTGAAAGAATACGTATACAAAAAGTTTACAAATAGTCAAAAATTGAAAAGATGAGAATTTGCGTCATTCTAAAATCAACCAAAATTTTCAATTATTTAAAAATCAGACATTTGCAATTTTTCAATTTTGCCTACCCCCTTATAGGGTTTGGAGTTTGAAAATCTTCATTTTTACCATATCATTTTGATAGGAATTGTTTTGTTTGGTTTTACAAATTGTCATTTTGATGTATTGAGCGCAGCGATTCCCGCTCGGAAGGGGTTAAAAAGGCGGCTTTAGCCGACCCCCTTCCGAAAAAGAATAGGTATGAACAACCCCTAAAAATCCCCTATAGGGAAGAAAAACCAAATTTTCGTATATATCCACTTTCAAAAAATCAACAAAGAAAAACTATATGTAGAAAAACAAATACCCCCACCCCTCCCATCTAATAGGAATAGAGATTTGAAAAGCCCATAGGGATGATGCTTTAGGATTTTTGTATATATGTAAATAGCTGAAAATCAATGAGATTTTTGTCTTAAAAACACCCCTATAGAAGTATGTTTTTAAATTTTATGTATATAAGGTATTGAAAATCAATAGGATAAATATGTACTTTAATTTGAGGAAGCCCTATATGGACAGTATTTTAAGTTCATTTCTTGTGAGGTATTGGGCACGCACTTTCTATATGGAGAAACCCATAAAACAATAAACCGCTATATGAAAAAGCAATATAGCCGGATATGGTCTTTATAAAGAAGCATTTTGAAAATTTTATGTATATAAGTATCTGATAATTAGGTATATAAATAAAATTATTATTTTTGAAAATGCCCATATGGGTGCTATTTGGAAGTTTTATCTTGTGAGGTATTAGAGACGCAGGCTTTATATGGAGAGTCCTCAAACAGTCCCTAAAGATACCCTGGATAAACAAAATACCCGCCTAACCTATTTCTTTTTGTTTTCCTTACACTTTCTTGTCAAAATGGTACTCCACTACCACCTACCAAAAGAAAGTGCCTTAAATCGTCTTATTTGGCTTCATATGTTTTGAGGGAATGGAAGCTACTTTAAACTATAGGAACATACCACTCTAAGGATATATCATCATCCAAGTGTATAGGATAGTTACGATACATTGAAAGTTCCTATATATAGTATATATACTATATATAGGAAATAGGCTTAAAAATGGTTTTATAGCTCCTAAAATGGTATCGTACATTCGCGCTCCAGCGAATAGATACCATTTTAAAAACAATCATTATACACCACCAACGAAGAAGATAGTATAAGTATATAGATAAAAGAAAACGAAAAAGAGGTTACCAACCACTCCAAAAACCGCATGGACAAAGGAAACAATGCAAAAATAGGGTGATTTGAGGAAAGGGAATGAGAATAGGAG